ATAGCCTTCAGCTCGTCCAAGGTCTTGGGAAGGCTGTTCAACGTGATTTCACTCATCTGGGTACCTCCTGTTCATCATGGTTTTCGGGCTATATATTTTTGCCTGTCACGCCTCGTGTGTCAGGCAAACGACTGCCTCCACATGAAACATAGGTGTAGCGTATGATAGCAGGAAGTAATTTGCAAAGCGCCCACCTCATTTACAACGACATTTTATTGTGATGTTATTATAGCACAAATACAATTAGTTGCAAAGGTTGTTATAATTTGAAAAATAACCCAAAGCGCGAGGAGAATATGCAACCGATAATAAAAACTAACGCTTGGTATACGCTGGTGACAGGCAAAAGCGAGGTCATCAACGCATCGTGGTGCAAGCAGCAGCTTGCCAGGATTCTGAAGAAAAGTACCGATGCAATCATCCTGTTCGATGTTACCGGCAGCTATGCAGCGCTTGTCTTAGACCACGACAGGCTCATCCCCGGGCAACTACCGATGGCGGTCAAGCAATATAAGTCCACTCCTGAAGGATTTGTCCTTGCACATACCGTCAAGGTCGATGTCGAGGATTCGCAGGAACCCCGGCTTCTGGTTTTCGATGTTAGCCGCGTGATGGCGGTCTCGTGGAAGAAAGGCATTGCCGCTATTACGAAAATTCTGAAAGTCTGGATGATGTGCGGCGAACCGCAAGCAGAACCAATCTGGCTGTTTCTGAATATTGACCCGTATGGTTTCGAGTTGTCGGACAGTGAGAGCTGGGAATGCTTAGAGCGCATTGTAAAGGACAAGGAATTCAAGGTAAAACCTGTCTTCCTCACTAAGGGTAAGACTGAACGAGAAATCAATGAACGCCTGCACATCAAGGCGTAACGGCGGAGAAATCCGCTAACTGTCTTTTCAAAGCGGCCTCCACGGGGCGGACAGTGGGCAACAGCTTTTGCTGGCGAACAGCTTTCGAATAGAAAATCAATATATCATAAATTACGGAGGAAATACTATGACTAACGAGCAGCTGAGAATCGCATTGGTTGCAAACGCCGTTACCCGTTCGAACCGTATCGGTTTCGACTTTCAGGACCCGGCAGGCAAGACTCTTGACGAGTACACGAAAGAAACCATGATGCAGTGTGTCCGTGTCGCGCAGAAGATGCGTCAGCCGGGCCTTGATAAGGAGTTGGCTGGACAGGTTTTCCCCATTTACACCATCGGGAACTGGGCGCGGGAGAAGGTCGTCTATGATTTCGACAAGGATTTTCAGGAACTGCTGATGGATACGGACGATATCGTCATCCACCACGAGATTCTCGAACGCCTCGCATTCAAGGACTTCTATCTGCCGCTGTATGACAGCAAGGATTACTGCGGTATGTTCGTACATATCGAGTTCGAGCCCAAGACCAAGGATACCTTTATCGGCATCGTGTTGGTCGGTGGCGTTGCGAATGAGAAGGAGAACTATGCATTCCTGTCTCTGCCCGCCTGGATTAAGGAGGGGCAGACGTTGACGGAAGCAACTCGAAGCACAAAGCAGTATATTGAGAAAGCTGCGAATCAGCGCTCTACCACCGATGTGGCAGTCCCCGATACGATGGAGGAGATTCCTCCTGTCTACAACGAGGGCACACCGTATGTTCGCCTTGCGATGCTCTGCGCCTACTACCTCGCGAGCAAGGGCTCTGATGTACACCTCAATCCTATCAAGAAAGAGGACCGTCAGCCGTTTATGTTCAAGGGCAAGGCACAGAGGGTCAATGTCAAGGTCTTTACGGTAGGAGACCATGTGGCAGAGAAGTACAAGAATGAGGGGGACGGGAAAGCACCGCGCTGGCGTCACTACTGGGGCGGGAACGGCCGCGAACGCCGTGAGTGCAAGTTTTCGTTCTGATGAATCTACGGGGTGACAGCATGGATATAGTCAATATCTGTACGGCGGGACTGATGCTGTCGTCGGCTGCGCTGTTTGCGGGAAACGCCGTGTACGATTATAAGTTCGGGAAGAAGACAATGGCGGCTATCCGCCAATTTGAGAGCGGAAAGCCGTCTTCGGTCATCGACGATGTGTTGAATCAGACACTTCTCGCAATCGCAATTTGTACTGGATTTGCGTTTGTTTTCGAGGAACTCGCCTTACATCTTCAAGGCATCGAAAATGTGCAGGCACAGTACATGGTGCAGTTCAGCCTTAATGTCTTTATACTGGTCGGCGTTCAGGCTATGATGTCCATCGCGTTCCTTCTTACTGCGTCCATCGTGGCAATGTTCGGGCTCAAGCGGAGAGGGCTGACGAAGTTCAGCATCATGACATACCTCTGCAAAATCGCAGAAAACCTCGCGGGCGTGTATGTGCTTGTCAAACTGGCTGTCAGCTACTTGCAAGCAATATAATATCACCTAACATCGAATAAATTTATAACATTGGCTGCGCAGGATAAGTCTTGCCGCTTACAGAAAAAGGAGAACACCATGAGCACTGAGTTGGTCGCCATTGAGCGCATCACGATTCGGAAAGGAGACAGCAACGCGGACGATATCCGCAGCTGCCTCGCACATTATCTGCTTCAATTTATCAATTCCGCCAGCATCGAATCCTTGTCGATGCATAAGCTGAACATCAAGGTCGATGGCAAGACGGTATTGTTTGTTCAGGATAAGACCGGCGGCGTGGGTCTGAAAGGTCTTGATACCGACTGGCAGCACACGCCGGAAATGTCCGCCATCCTTGACCGGCTGGTGACGGATGTTGATGTTGAGGTGTTCCTGTCCTATGAGATGATTCACTTTTTCAGCACAGAGAACTTCTACGGCTACAATTTCTGGAGCGAGGTGCTGCAGGAATACGGCTGCGAGGCGGTTCGGTACAAGGGCCTCGAATACTACGATGTGGAGAGCAATGTTGTCATGCTGTCCTTTGACGGCAAGGAACTCTGCGACAACCCTGACTATGTGCCGGAATCGACGGTCAAGGACATCCACAAGTGGTTCTGCTACACCTTCGAGATGTCGCTTGAACCCGATACGCCGTTCACTGCCGCACAGGTAGATAAGATGCTCGCTGCCATCGAGTCCGTGCATGGTGTCTTTGGTCGAGAAGAGGACGATGTTGCGGATGTGGGGGAGGATTACCTGTCCATCTGCACCGGCGTGACGCTGACCGACAAGGAAGTCCCGGCGTTTGCTGCGTTCCTGCAGGCAATGTCGGATGTCGCCAAAGAACTCGACACCACGCTCGACTATACCGCCGAGTTCACCCCGGCAGAGATGGAGACCTTTGCAGCCATGATGATGGATAACGACAACGGTAAAATCGTGCCGAGATATTACCGCTACTGATACGCCAAAGCCTCACCAGTCATTGGTGGGGCTCTTTTTTGTATGGGAGAGGAAAACAATGATTTCCAAGGAACTTTTTTGCAAGACGATTGCCGACATTCAAGAGCAAGACCGGAAAATCTCAGAGTTTGACCATGCGCTCGGCAAAATCTGCGACTCGGCAGTAGTGTTCGATGCTGACAATCTGTATCTTGCAGCATTGCTCCGCATCCTCAAAGAAGAACTGGACGACAAGGCGGACACCATTGAGTGGTGGCTGTATGAGGATGTCCGCAAATGCATCTGGTTCGACCTCGAAGATGGTCGCCGGATGCGCTACGATATGCCGACTGCCGAATCCCTGTATAACTATCTTACGCTGCCGTTTGAGCAGCTTCCTCTCGAGGTAGAATCATGATTTTCATTTTTTCGCTTGTCATTGCAGCGCTGCTTTGCATTGCATCGTTCATTTGCTACAAGGTGTCGGGCAAGATGCTGGATGAGAAAGACGCGGAAAAATGCGCAAAGGAAGCAGAACTCGAAGAAAAACTGATAGACCTCATGATGCAGACCAAAAGCAAGCCGCTGTCGGACGATGAATTCAGTTTCGGCGGGGCGTATGAGGCTTTGGTCATGGCGGGAGAACATCAGACACAGATGGAAGATACGGAAAATGAAATTAAAGCACTAACGGATAAAATTCGTCTGCTGAGTATGGTCGAACAAATCTCATACCTTATGCTTTCATTCGGTATTATGTTCGCCTGCATGCTTCTATTCGTGACCGGTATTATCGCTGTTGGGGTGCTGGCTGCGAACGTGTATGCTAAATGAATGCTCAGAACGGAAAGAAAGGAGACACTATGAGCAAGAACCCGAAAATTGAAGGCATCGTCTTCAGATACGGCGATGGTGACTACTCTTTCTGGATGCCAGACATCTCGAAAGATGAGAACGAGAAATTCGTGCAAACGCTGTTTGCTGTCTTTGAGGATAATGGCTGTTCGGTGCGCGGCACAAAGAAGGACATCCTCGATACCATCCAAGAAAATACCTGAAACGATAGGTACGAATCTCAGAAAAATATTATGTGCTCGACACGAGCGCTCTTCTGTCATCTCCGTACTCTAACGAAAAACAACATTGACCAGGCACATTTCTAAGCGCTGCGACATTTTTCTGGGGGTTTGCAAGGCCGTTTGCAACATTTTTCCGAAATTCACCGATATTTTTTGCAGTCATCCATCACGGATGGCTGCTTTTTTGTTTTTACGCGAAAAAGTTGCCGATTTGTGCGAATTGCAGATAATGAAAATCAAGGGCAGTCATAGCGGTATTGTCCGCACAGAAATTATCAGAAAGAGATTTTCCAGATAGTTCTGGAATTTTGGAGGAGTCACAAATGTACGGTAAACCGATGAATTTCATAGACTGGCTGATTGATATGCCGGAAGAGTTTTCATTTTGGGTAGAGGACCAGATAGCAGTAATGTCACCGGTAACGATTGCCGTGGTAATTGTTGTCGCATTGGCTGTTTTGGCCGGTATATGGCTTCTCGTCGTCTCTGCCGCCAAGAAGGATGTACGCAATACCAGCGAAATTCTGGCAGGCGTTGAGGAAGTCAATCAGGGATATGACTTCTATGATGTAGACGAAGAAATCCGCCTTGAATACCCGCTCGAATCCCTTGAAGAGTATAAGGGCACTTCCCTCGATAAGCTGTTCATGAGCACTGTTCGGAAAAAGATTCCCCAGTTTGAGGAGGTTTTCGGATGGGCGCAATCGAATGTGATTCAGTTTGCGGCATATAAGGAAGAACTTAAAAGCATCCCTAACTGGACCGAGAAGGACAATGATTGCGGGAGAAGAATCCCTTTCTGGCTGTATAAGCACTATGAGAAGAAGCTGGTCAATGCAGCGGTGTTCGGCACTCCAGTGACCGAGACGACCTTCATTGCGGTGAAGCAGTATGTCCCGCATAAGGGCAAGCCGATGGAGGAGTCTAAGACCTATTCGATGGCAGAAGCTAAGGAATTCGTAAGACTCGCTAAGGCACACGAACGGGAACGTCAGCAGCGGGAAAACGAGCGGAGGCAGGCATCCTCGCAAATCAAGTACGAAGTCTTGCAGCGGGACAAGTTCCGGTGCGTTGTCTGCGGCAGGACCCCGGAACAGGGCGCGAAACTTCACATTCAGGCGGTAAAGCCGCTTCCGAAACACGAGAGACCATCTGCGGATTGTTTTCGAACCGTGTGCGAGGATTGCCTGAGAAGGAAAGGGTGAGGGGCAGAGATGTTTTGTATATGCGTACTTATCATAGCAGCAGCTGCCGTGTATATGGTTGAGGCGTATATCCATACCTACTACGCAATTGAGTATATGCACGGAGCACCGCTGTTCTTTGTGCTTCTGGCAAAATACGCGGCACCAGTGCTGTTTTTGCTCCTGTGCGGGTACTTTGTATTCAGATACAGGGAGAAACGGCGGGAATCGGAAAAGCCTGCGCAGGATAAGCCCATGAACCGAGAAGAAGTCTATGCGGAGAAAATTAACGCGACCGTAAAAACGAAAGCCGTGTTCTCAGACCAAGCCGACCAGATGCTATATCAGGTCATGCGGTTCGGGCAGAAGATGGCGGTAGCGTACAGCATGACGCAGGACAGCAAGACTTCCGGAGAGCAGGCGAAGTGCCTGACGCTGTTGGCATCTGCAGAACGGATATTCTATGACCGGCTGGATGACGCTATTCGCTCGGCATCGATGTTCGATGAGACAGAATACAAAGCTTTCCAACAAGGCATTATCTCGTTCGGAGATACCGATACAGCTAAAAAGAAGCAGGAGATATACGCTGGTATCATCAAGACGATAAACAATGTGGTCCATGATAATGAGCGTCTTATCCTGCGCTTAGATTCTCTTGCCTATGCACTCAATCGGCGCTCAGCACAGAATCCGTGGGATACCGATGTGGCCCTAGCAATGTCAAGACTTGATGATGTCATCAGCAAAACAAATCAAGACCTTGAACAGGACGAGGAAATCAGCCGCGTGGCTTTGAAACGATATGACACTTTGAATGGAGGTAATTGAGCATGGCAAGAAAAGGTGTGTTCCCGATAGTGGCGACCTTAGCGGTCGTCGGCGTGGTATTGGCGGTGTTCTCCCAGACGGTGATGCGGGACTCGAATATCAGCACCAATACGATGACGACGGAGCAGGCGTATGCGGATTTGAGCGGGAAGATGAAACGCATCGGGGTACAGGAAGTATCTGTGAACCCGCAGCAGCTTGATGTATCGGAGTTTTTGGACGCGAAAGATGAGTTGCCGGATATCGACTCCTCCTACCCGTTTGTGGTGGAGGGGAACGGTGATGTCAACATTGAAATCTTCTCTTCCGGCGAGAAAGCAGCAGAATCCGGCTCTGATTCTTTCCTGACCAGCATGGCAAAGAAGTTCAACGCCCAGCACAACAAGACTTCCGGAGACAAGACCATGAGCGTCTCTCTGCGCTCCGTTCCGTCCGGCACAGCGGCTGAGTACGTCTCGACGGGAAAGTATCAGCCTGAGTGCTATACCCCCTCAAATACGCTCTTTGGCGAGTTGGTGAAGAACGAGGGCGTAGAGTTGACCATCGAGGCTGACCGTCTGGCCGGCAATGTGGCAGGTATTCTTGTATCTAAGAAGACAGGGGATATGCTTCGCTCCGAATACGGTGAAGCGTCTGTTTCTTCCGTTCTGAACGCAACTATCGATGGCAAACTCATGATGGGATACTCGAACCCCTATACGAGTGCAACGGGTCTCAACTTCCTGCTTGCGGCTCTTGCGAGCAGCGGCAGCGACACGATTGTCGATACGGCTGCTGTTGAGAATTTCCAGAGATTCCAGGCGAATGTTCCGCTCGTATCCTTCACGACCCAGCAGATGGTCCAGTCGGCAGACAAAGGCATCGTGGACGGTGTCGTGATGGAGTATCAGTCCTACCAGAATGACCCGACCTTACAGCGCAACTACGAGTTCATCCCGTTCGGTGTCCGGCACGATAATCCTCTGTATTCCATCGGGAATGTCTCTGCGGAGAAGAAGGAAGTTATTGCTGCCTTCGTTTCCTTCTGCGCTCAGAACCAGGCCGAGGCGACGAAGGACGGGTTCAATGGCCTCGATGACTATGTCTATACCGGCAAAGTATACGACGGCAATACCATCGCACAGGCGCAGAGTGTCTGGAAGGAAGAGAAAGATTCCGGTATTCCTATCGTGGCGGAGTTCGTTGTCGATACTTCCGGCTCGATGCGCGGCGAACCCCTGAATGCCCTGAAAACCGCGATGATAAACACCATCCAGTATATCAATGACGACAACTATATCGGCATTATTGGCTTCGATTCGGATGTCAGAGAGTACCTGCCCATTGACCAGTTCTCCCTGACCCAGAAAACCCTGTACAAGGGTGCCGTGAACTCCCTCGACGCGAACGGCAGCACCGCAATGTACAACGGTCTTTGCGTTGCTATGGACCGCATCTACCAGAAATCTCAGGAACTCGGCGGCAACTGTACGCCTATCATCTTTGTGCTCACGGACGGTGACAACAATACCGGATATGACTTCTCCGATACGAAGAACATCATTGCCGGTATGGATATCCCCATTTACACCATCAGCTACAACTACGCAGCGGATAGTCTTTCGGAGCTCGCTTCCATCAACGAGGCGGCAGCTATCGTCGGCAACAGCGAGGATATCACCTACAAGCTCCGCAACCTGTTTAACGCAGAGATGTAACTCAAAAGCGCGGTTTTGTCCGCGCAGCTGCTCCAAAAGACAGCCTCCACGCGGCGAGCAGCGGGCAACGGGAGACAGTCCCGGCAAATTGTCTTTAAGACGGAAGGAGGAAGTGCCCTATGCGAGTACAACAGGTCCCGAACTCTCCCTATTTCATCAATTACGACGATGAGGGTTTTTGCTGTATATCCAAAAGCAGAGAAAGCCAAGAACCTATCCCGGAATCTGAGATGCAAGCATTCCTCGGCGCAGTAGCCAATGGCCTGCTTTATATCGAAAAGGAACGAAAGAGCAGATACCAGCGCATCGACGAGGCCGAAAAAGCAGCTTTTGCCAAAGGCGAAGCGAAAGGCAAAGAAGATAAGCTGCTCGCCACGGTAAAAACGTTGAAGGATGAGCGGGAACAGAACCAATATCACGGGTCCGGTGGTTTTCGAGATGCGGATGAAATTCTCCATGAATTAAACGAATGGCTGATGTGTGAATGACTATGATGGGAAGTATTCCGATTCCAAATACCAGATTTTATCTGACAAGCATCGACGGTAAGAAATGGTTTATAACAGAATATTACAGGACTGCGCCGTTTAACCCAGATAAGGAAACATATGACTTGTACAAGGTGTTCGCGGAAGCTTTTCAAGAAAACGAACGAGAAGAGCGAGAGTTTTCTGAAAAACTCAAAAAAGCAGTGAAAAAAGCCTACGGAAACGGCTTAAACGCGGGACGACACAGCCATCTGCAGGCTCCGTCAAGCCTAAGCGAAGGCAGACCGGGACGTGAACAATACGATGGTTTCTATGCTTGGTATGCAGCGCACGGAAGATAAGAGAACAAATTGAAAGGAGGAAACAGCTATGCCACTTTATTCACGAGAAGATGCAGAAAAAGCCTGCATTGAAGCTATTGAACATGCTCGCGCAGTTAATAATACTGCTGACAAACAGTACAAAATCGAAGAACGGCACAGGAAAGCGGCAAAACGAATATGAGCATAGTAAAAATCGAAACTGCATCAAGCGTAACGCTGGTCCTCAATGGCAACACGGTCTTTGCCTCTGACGATACATCCTACTGGCTGCAAGGGGCAAAAGTCATTGGTGACGATGGGCATGTCTATGGGCATGCCGAGACTATTCGAGACGCCCTGTGCCTCGTCTTGGCAAAGTACGGCGGGCTAAAGGGAAACAGCACAAAACAAACAAAACCAGTAAAGGCGGTAAGAGCATGGTAGTGTATACGAAATCAGGCGTGACGGTGAATTGCTGCGGTAATCTCCTGATTGCATCGGACGGCAAGACCTACAACCTCTGCGGCAGGATGCTGACATGCAGTGGCAAGGTCATTAGCTGCAACTGTCAGTCAAAAGAAGAAGCGCTGGGTACGGTCGTGGGGCTGTACGGCGGTAAAAGGTTTTAGGGAGGTACACTATGCAAACGGTCATGACGAACAACGGCGTAGAACTGCGCGTGGAAAGCAATATCATTTATACCACTGACTCCAAGGCATTCTGGCGCAGCGGTAACATGCTGGTTGGTAATGGCACGGTCATCAGCTACCAGTGCCGCTCGATGGATGAAGCAGTCGATATGGTTGCCGCCTTGTACAACGGAAAGAAAGCAAAAGCAGCGCAAGCATAACCCCCTGCAAAAATATACGCCGTTCACCTTTTCTGGTGGACGGCTTTTTGCTTTGTGTATATAGCGATTCGGAAGCAAAGCAAGCTGATTTTACCAGCACTTTGATATTATAAGGCATGATTTCCAGCAGTTCGATATTCTACGGGCAGTTGCACAGCCGTGCGAATTGCATACAATGGGAATTGGAGAACAAAAAGAGCGATGCAAGGATGTATTTATAATAAATAGGGCTGCTTTTGTAAATCAGCACGAAATTAAACGAAACGCGAAGAGAATACAAGAAAAGACGAATGAAATCCGGCTGAGGCGAATAAAACTTGCGCCGAGTAGTTTGAAGTCCGGACAATGGGACAGCATAAGTGGTAGAATGAAACTAGGAATACCTAAAATCAGATTTAACCGAAAAAGCAAAAAAACATGAATGAATGATTAGTTGCTAAAAAAGTAACTGCTCGCTTATATACCCGACCAAAAGAAATGACACAAATCTGTTTAGGAAGGATAGACACAAAATGGCACGAAGGAAAGCAAACGACTTGGAAAATCAGATGTCGCTAATGGACATGATGGCATCGGAAAGCCCCGAATACACCGAGGAAGGCCCGGAAGAACTCTTGTACCCCGGCGAGGATACGGGGGACAGTGATGGGCAGACGGATAAGCCCTTCAAACTCGTGGCGAACAATACCACGAAGGCAAAGGCGAGCATCTCCACGCAGGCGCTGAGTGTTGTGAAGGCGATATATGCTGATACGGTCGAAACGAATTGGGAGGAGCTGTTTGACGGATTCGACAGACTCTATGCTATCACTTTTTCGTCCGGTATCGAGTTCGTGAATAAGGTCATCAACAAGTTCTCGTATGCGGAAGTCGTGTTCGGATGCGAGAAAATCATCGCCAACGACATTGCTGCCATTATGTCGGTGCAAATCGACAGCGTGCAGCGGCTCGCAAAGTCTAAGTCGGCAGGAAGCCTTGCGAACCGGCTCGATGACGGGTCTTTGCAGCTGTATGTATCGCGGGACACGAAATCGCACGAGAAAATCTTTATCTTGGAGAGCGCTGACCATAAGCGGGTCCGAGTCATCACCGGCAGTGCGAATATGTCGGCATCGGCGTTTTGCGGCATCCAGCGAGAGAATATCGTCTGCTTTGATGATGAGGCGGCATTTTCGCATTACAAGGTTCTGTTCGAGACCTTCAAGGAGACCTGTTCCGACAACGTTTCGTATAAGGCAGTCGTGAGCACTATGAATCAGGAAGATTATCTGAAAGAAAACATCAAAGAAGTGCCTGTTTTCCAATCCATCGAAAAGCAGAAGCTCATCTTTTTGGAACAAGCGCAACCTGAGGATGAAGTAGAATACGAGATAGTCGCTGATGTCAAGAAGATGCAGGAACTCGTCAAGCCAATTATACCTAAGATGCCGGTACAGGCGAATCGTATTGTGGTGGCAGCGGAACCGATGCGCGTTTTTACGAAACGGTATACCGAGGTTCGGCGTGTGGCGGCTGAGGCAGTTAAGCAGCTTCCGAAACTGCATATCGACTATGATGCCGGGACTATGACCTTCAACGATGAAGATATCGACCTCAACCCGAATCTCAGCGAGGTAGCCAAGAACATCAAGAGCATCCAGAAGTTCTTCTCAGGCATGGACTACTTTTACGGCGATGTCGAACAGGCAAAGAAGGACTACTTCAAGTATATGACATGGTATCTGGCTACCCCGTTCATGGCGTATCTGCGGTATTTTGCCTCAAGGAACAATTACGACACCAAACTGTTCCCGATGTATGGCGTTATATACGGCGACTCAAACGGCGGCAAGACGACCTTTATAAAATTTCTTGTCAAACTCATGTGCGGAGAGACCGTCAAGATGAACACAACGGAGGATTTTACAGCCACAAGAATCGATGGCCTCAAACGAGTATGTGAGGGACTGCCGCTGAACATCGACGACCTCGCCAAGACCCAGTTCCAGAACCATTCAGAACGGGTAATCAAGAACGATGAATGGGGTATCTCAGACAGGCTCGTGAACTATCCTGCTGTATCTATCACATCGAATAAAATCACCTCGCTGACAAAAGACCTCTCGAAACGCGCTATCATCTGTCGAATCGGTGCTAAAATCGACAACGAGCGCGGTGCCAAGAACTCGAAGCGAGTGAATGAGAGTATGTCGGAGTTGACCACCGCGTTCTACGGGGAGTATGTCCGACGGATGCTTGTTTGCATCGACGAGATGACGACGGAAATGCGTGAGAATGCGAATGGCAAAGAATACTTCCCGGATATCTTCCATGCCTCGTCCAGTGTGATTGCAGATATCTTCGAGGCTTGCGGAATCGATTTGCCGGACTATGTGCGTATCCTGTATTACAACGACTACATGGGCGATGAGAGCATCGGCCGTGCTGCGATTGAAAAAATCGAACTGGCGTGGCAGGCTGACCCGAGCAAGTTCCGGGTGGATAAGAAGCAGAACCGGCTCATTTACTCCTATCCACCGGATGGACCGTGGTACGAACTGAAATACATTGCAGACGAGCTGCCGAACTCCCTTGAAGCAGAGATTTCGGGCGGCAACCAGCTTATCATGAACTACGAGCAGGCACAGGAATTGTTCGGTATCAAGTTTCGGCGCTGGCTGGGAATCTTTAACCTCTAATACTCATGGCAGGTTCTTTTCGGAGCCTGCCTTCTTATTTCGCAAAAATAGTTGCCCATTTGTGCGAATTGCGTACCATGAAGTATACAGGCAAGCGGTATTGCCGCTGAGAACGACTGTCGAGCAGAGAAAGGATAACACTATGAACGAGCAAAATTTCGTTGAAGATACTCAGGATTCTACCGAGGACATTCAGTATCAGGCGTATGTGGCACTGGTCGAGGATTTCAAGGAATTCATCGATACGACAGTAAAGGCCGGCAAGGATTCCTATAAGCATGTAGACTTGTTCAACGGCAAGCCTTTAGAGGAGTCCGTGACGCATACTGTGCCGCTGGAAGATGACAAGGCACAGCTTCTGGCTGCGGCGTGCATGGACTTGGCAAACTCGACTCTGTGGCTGTACTACCATCAGAATAAGTTCAAGGATACGGAGTTCGCCGAGGTCGTCAACAACAACTATCCGAAATATCAGGTCCGAGTACAGCAGGAGATGAACCAAGAGGGAGGACAGTTTTATCTGCGCAGCTGGTATTCGCTGGCTCAGAAGATTTCCAGAGAGTGCCAGCTGAAAGCGTTCGAGGGCTACAAGCCCAAGGAGCAGATGACCTATGTAAACATCTATCTGCTCGTCTATGCTGCCATGAAGTCCCTGAAAAACGGGTCTTTGAGCCGTATCATGGCAAATGTCGAGCACGACTCCGATAAAATCGGAAACCTCGCGTTCTATTTCTTCACCTACATCCTTGAAGTGTTGGAGAGGCCTCTCGGATAAAAGAATGACCCTGCACATGCTGCTTTTGTGTGTGCAGGGCTTTTTTGTTTGTGGGGGATAGGCTCGGAACGATATGCGGAACAATATCAAAACCAAATCGACATTGTTCCGATGCATTGTTCCGACAGGCTGGTTTTGTTCAAGGTGTCTGCCGCACAATCTAAATAATCTTTTTTAAAAGGTGACATCAAATAAGCTCCGGGGGCTGTATTGCTCCCGGAGTTTGCTATTATTGGGGTTGCATCGGCTTGTTGCAATCCATACACAAGATGCGCACAAAGCGTGGCCCCCGCTATTTTCGTTCTGAACACAGATTGCCTTTGCTAGGCGGTGTTGAGGACACGAATTTTTGAAAAAGCGGTGCAGAAAATTTCTCTCAATAGGCTCATCCACAGAAAAACATGGAATACAGCCGAAAACTCGCTGGAAAAAGTGCGGATTTCAGCAAAAACTCGTTGGGAAAATGTGCAAGGACACAAAACTGGTAGGAGTTGCAACTCGTACACAATACTGAGAGTTTTCTTCGCCACGCTCAAAAAAATGGGTACGCCCGCACTATATCGGCATACCGATATACGACAACTAAATGATGCAGCGCAGCGAGCGCCATTTTCGTTCTGAGCACAGTTTCCTCTTGCCAGGCTGTGCGAATGGCATACACTTATAATTGTACGATAGATAGCAGCATAATAAACGACTTCCGTACAATTCACATTCTGACGAAGAAGAGCAGATTCACCCCAGTGGTGCGTCTGCTCTTTTTTTGTTGCCAACGAACGAAAGAGGTGCAAAACCATGGCAAAACCCTGGACAGCAGAAGAATTAGCGATTATGAAGCAGCGGTATCCGAAGGAAGGCGCGAGTGATGCGCTCGTAAAGACCTTGAACCGCACAAAGCAGGCAATTCACTTCAAGGCCCAGCAAGTTGGGCTTCGCAATGTGAAACGAAAGAGATTCACTGACGAGGACATCGAGATTCTGAGAGAGCGGTATCCGAACGAGGGTGCCAGCAAAGACCTCCAGAAACTGCTCGGCAGAAGCGCCGCGACCATTAACAGAAAGGCTCGTCTGCTCGGCATAAAAGGCTCTCGGCATTATTGGACCGAGGAGAAGTTGAAGATTCTGGCTGAACGATACCCGAAGGAGGGGGCAAGCCAGAAACTGGTGCAACTGTTTCAGCGCAGTGCCTATCTCATCAATATGAAGGCTAACGCATTGGGGCTCCGATACGAAAATAGACGCCGGTGGACTGACGAAGAGGAGGATATTCTCATTGAGAGGTATCCTTGGGAAGGTGCAAGCGAGGCTCTTTTGAAAGACCTCAACCGCAGCCGTGCTTCTGTCTTGAACCACACGAGCATCATGGGCCTTGTGTACCAGAAACGCTCGACATGGACGGCTGATGAGGAAAAGGTGCTCCGGGAACGCTTTCCCGTGGAAGGTACGAGCAAATCTCTGCAGAAAACTCTGAACCGAACAAGCACTGCCATCTACTGCAAGGCGATGCGCTTAGGATGCCAGAAACCTGCCCAAAAGAATCGCAAATGACCTCTTGCACATCCGTGCGGCTCGAGGTATACTGACAATGTAATCAAAAAGAATTATCTTTTGCGAGGACTCCGCTAATGGCGCAGTTCTCGTTTTCTTTTTGCCCGAATTTCCGCAGGGCCCACAGAGCACCGGCACTACTTGCCGCCTGCCGCCAGCAAGCAGGGTACTCACCGGAACCCCAGCAGAAAGGCCCCCGGTGCGGATGCCAGTGCGGGATAATGCATGTTCAGAACGGAAAACAAAAATGCTGCCGCCCAGCTAACGGGTAGCAGCATTATTTTTTGTCTGGGATAGTCAGAGGCTATAGGTTAAGTATTAGACGCGAACGCCCATCTCGTCAGCCTTGTCATCCTCGACAACCAGATAGTAGTATACGTCACCGAACTCTAAGCCCAACTCATCGGCATACTTTTTCAGAGTGTCAGAGAACACTTTCAGGTTAAAGCCATTACCGGGATGCTCTTTCTGCCATGCTTCGATTTTCCGCTTCGAGGCGGCAACACAGGGTCTATCTTCCTTGTCGTCATCGTCAAAGGTGAATCCGTCTACCAGACGGCGGGGAGTATCGTCCGAAGCCTCATTCTGGATGACATAGGCGACGATAGCGGCTTTACTGTTATAGTCCGAGTTCTCCGCAAAGAAGTCCTCGATGTCGCCATGCCGTACAACAACATTCTCGTAGAAATCCTTGATTTCGTTGTCGGCGTACTCGTTCGTCATGACCTTCTTATGGTTTTTAAGGAACTTGATGAAGGTCTCGTCGCTCAGGTTGTCAGCATAGAATCCGAGTGCATCCACACGAACTTTCACAAGACTGGTCAGAAACTTCTCCATTTTCGCAAAGACATGCTTTGCTGTAAATGCCTTCTTCAGGTTTATAGTATAGTAAAAAACAGGGAAGTCTTGAATATCTATACCGCTTTCCCTGAAATTCTCTCCTACTTTGTCGATAGCCTTGCGCAAGAAGGGTGCATACTTGTACAGTGCATCGACATCGGTGATGTAGTCGGTAATGTACAGCTCATTGTTTTTGCTGTAATGACCCAAGAGCCCGACGGCCACAGAAAGGCGGATGCCACGCTGAAAATTTGTCAAATCGAAAGTAACGGGGTAAATGACATTCGCAACAGTACCGTCCTCAGAATACTCGACGGGAGCCGAGCAGCGATGAATACTGAAAAGGTCATAGCCGTCCTTGTGGATGCTCATGTACTGATTTTCGAGGATGACCAGATTATACAGCGGCAACGCCATCGGAATCTGCGCTTTCAGGAATTCGAGGAAATAATTCACATTCTCGTGAATCCATGTGTAGTCGTCCACGGTTTCGATGCGTTTCTTAGACTCCACGACATCCTCACCAGGAAGCGGCTCATAGCCGCATGCCTGACGAAGCTCGTTTTCCGTCACGGCATCCGTTGCCTTGGCGATTTTCTTCAAGGTAACCTCGGTAGGCTGAGACTGTGTTTTGCCGTTCGCAAGACGGTTCACATATACGCGGCCGAGATGCGATGTCTGGGAAAACTGCTCCTGTGTCCGCGTACCGATGGCTTTCTTGACGAGCGCCGCCAGCTTATCGGGGTCATATCCCGCATTCTCCTTATCATTATACTCGGAACTGTCATCCTTGTTCAGCCAGCCGTCAAGAATCGAATAACCGATATCATGCAAGGAAGCATATACATGTCCGTCTAAGTCTTTGGAGGGGGACGGCATGTGTGCGTTGTCTTCAAGGCACTCTACCTTTTTGCACAGGTGTGCGCACTCGCTGGCAACAAGAATGTACGGCGCATTCAACTCTTTTAGCCTTGGAATGCGGTCGTTGCTGTCGCGGAGCAGTTTTGCCAGATATACAATATCTGAAAGCTGGTCAGGAGGCATCTTCTTGAAAACATCTGTACCGAGTTCGATTTCGGTGATGACAGGAACGGTAACAGAAGCATCGATATCTTTGGCGTATTGCAGGATAGCTTCGACAACAAAATAGTAGCTATCATATGCCTTATAATCGATATGGACAACGGTATCCGTTTTCTTTATAGGGACAATTGTTCCTTTGCCATCTTTAACGCCATAGAAAGCCGAAACGGATAGAAAATCGTCAAGGACCTTCTCATCAACATGCAATGCCTTAGCAATCACCGGCAGCTGCTTGCGAAGCAGGACAGGGGCGTTCAGCTTGACAGAGAACATATAGCGACTCCTTTCGCATGTATCATTTTGTAGCTTTGTGTATCATTCTGTAACTATTATACGGGAACGCTGGTGGAATTGCAATAGGAAAAACAACAAAAAGATACAAAAAAGTACATAAGGATACAAGGGCGAATGGCACAGGAAGGGGTTCGCCTTGTTTCCGTTCTGGACGAAGCAGTTTGGGATAGGCGTCGCGCCGGGAATTTAGCTACTGCCGCTCGGTAGGTTGCTAACGGGCTGCAGAAAGGAAGGCGGCAAGCCCGGTGACTGAAAATTTTCGTGTTCGTCGCTTGGCAGTTGCACATTCGTGCGAATTGGATACAATGGAGAATATAAAGTGATTTAGTATAAGCCGCAGGGATTTGTTCTCTGCGGCTTGATTTTTCTCGAAAAGAGGTACAATGATGCGGAATCGAAAGAAAGCCCAGAAGGCTGCTTCTCTTGTCATGGCAGTCATGATGACCTTGACTCTGGTGCTCGGTACGGTGGTGCCGGTCGTTTTGCAGACGGCAGCAGTTTTCTAAAAACTCATAGTTTGTTCTAGCCCCGCGTGGATGAAATGTCTGCGCGGGGCTTTTTTTGTTTTGCGGAGGAAATCATGGCGGAAAAGAAGCGACAATATTCACGAGCGCTCGCACAGAAGCGATGCTTGGAAGCGATTGAGCGAGCGATTCTCATCAATAAGAGCGAGGCGGAAAGACCTTTTGTGTTTCAGGTACAGGAATTGGTCGTGTTCGGGCCTCTGGTCGATACCGATGCACCCACAGTCCACGGGGTAGATATCCTTGCGACTACGGCACGGCATCACAGATACCAGAATCGGGACGAGGCATTTCACAGTGACAGCGAGGATTTCATCAATAAGTACGCTCCGTTCAGTATCTGTTCGTGGCGGTTCCGGGAAGAGTTCCCGGAAAAGGATATGCTGAACTACCTCAAAGGCCGGCACATGGGCATCGTGACGATGTACGGGCAGCAGGAGCGTGCTTTGCTCGACGAGGGCAGATTCTTCACCATCATCCGAGACGGCAAGGTTCAGGCTGACCAGCTGGATGCCTTGAAGGAACTGTTCCGAGGTAAAGCATGAGCACCGTTACGCTGATGCAGGGAGACTGCTGCGAGAAACTGAACGGGATTCCGGCAAATTCCGTAAATCTCGTCTTAGCGGACCCGCCCTACGGTATTACGCATCAGGCTTGGGATACGGTATTGCCGTTTGAGGATTTCATCATGAAGGACGGGAAGCGACTAAGCCTGACAGAGTTTCTTCTTTCCTGCTACAAGGCGGGAATTTCCTATGCTGATGCAATGTCCGATTGGACCCAAAACAAACAGCAGGGGATTTGGAAGCAGCTGGATAGAATCCTGACCGAAAACGGCGCAGTGATTCTTTTCTCGGCGGGAGCATACACCAAGACCCTGATGGACAGCAAAGTCATCCCGTGGCGATATAACCTCATCTGGCAGAAGACATCTCCGGTAGGATTCCTCAACGCGAACCGGATGCCGCTAAGGGCGCATGAAGACATCCTAGTGTTTTACAGGAAACTGCCCACCTACAACCCGCAGAAGACCTCAGGGCATCCGAGAAAGGTCTCAACGGCTGAGCATAAGCGGAACTCCAAGATGACTGAGGATTATGGGAAATACAAGGCAAAAAGTTACGACAGCACCGAGAGATTTCCAACGAGTGTATTGACCTTTGCCACTGATAAACAAAAATGTGCGGCGCATGGCACACAGAAACCCGTAGCTTTGTGTGAATGGCTCATCAAGAGTTACACAAATGAGGGCGATACAGTCCTTGATTTTTGTATGGGAAGCGGCTCGACCGGCGTGGCGGCAGTGAATGTGAATAGAAACTTTATCGGCATCGAAAAGGATGCCGATTTTTTTGTTGTTGCAAAAGAGCGAATTGCTGATGCGGCGCAAAACCATCAACCATAACCGAAAAGCGGCAGGAAAGCGAAAAACCATGAGTAAGACATACACCCATGTCTCTCTGTTTTCCGGTGCAGGGGGACTTGATATCGGCTTAGAGCAAGCCGGGTTTCGCACAGTATGGGCGAACGACTTCAATCATGATGCCTGCGAGACCCATAGGCTGTGGAGCAATGCCACGGTGGTAGAAGGCGATATCGGCAAAGTGGACTACGATACCATCCCAGATTGCGATATTGCTTCCTTTGGATTCCTGTGCCAGGGCTTCAGCCTGTCGGGACTGAGAAAAGTCTACGATAGCCGGAATGTGCTCTACCGACACTGCGTCAAGCTGGTCGAGAAGAAGCAGCCAAAGCTGTTTCTCGCCGAGAACGTCAAAGGCTTGCTGACGCTTGGTGGCGGAAAAATCAAGGACGCTATCATCGCAGATTTCGAGAGCAAAGGGTATGCGGTGTCCATCAACCTTGTCAATGCTGCGGACTACCATGTCCCGGAAGATAGACAACGAATCCTCCTTGTGGGTATCCGAAAAGACATTGCTGAAAAGTATGGCGCAGAGTTCAAAGTTCCTGCACCGTTTCCTGACCGTATCAGTATCCGGCAGGCGTTAGAGGGTTTAGCCCCGGCGACGGACGATGAAATCTGCAAAGAACCCTACTCCTCGCGCTACATGTCCCGGAACCGGAAACGCGGCTGGGACAGCGTATCGTTCACGATTCCCGCGATGGCAAAGCAAGTGCCTCTCTGGCCTGGGTCGCCTGACATGGTGAAGGTCGGCAAAGACCTTTGGCAGTTCGGGGAGAAAGGTAGTACCAGACGACTGTCCTATAGAGAAGCAGCGGCTATCCAGACATTCCCGAAAGATATGGTCTTTTGCGGGAATCTAACGAGCAAGTATAAGCAAATCGGGAATGCAGTGCCTTGCGAACTTGCAAGAGTCGTGGGCACGGAACTGTACCGTATCCTGAATGAAATTGAATAATTCGCCGCCGCATTCTCGCGACTTCAGTCGTGAGTTAGGCGGCGTTTGAGGAATACATCTCTCGCCAGAAAAGCCGCTAAAACATTAGAAAGGAGGCGCTCTTTATGGAAATTGTATCCAGCTATAAAGTCCAGATTCTCGATAACAGCAGCATTTTCAGCGATACGATTCGCCTGTACCGATGTGCGCTTTCCTTCCTGATTAGCGTGTTCGACGCTGAGTGGGACGCTTTGCACAGCAAAAAAGCGAAGGAACGCTTCAATGCGGCTGAGCATTTAGTTCACGGGACAAAGCACAACATCGCCAAGTATGATTTCGACGTCCGATTCCATAAGATGCCGTCGTATCTGCGCAGGGCTGTGATTCAGGAGGCGCTCGGCTGTGTCAGCAGCTACCGCTCGAATCACGCCAACTGGGAGAAGGACGGCAGACAAGGCAAGGAGCCCAAACTGCAAGCGGAGCGATTCGCAATGCCGACCTTCTACAACAAGGAAATGCACCGTGCCTCGGATGACCCGTGTGTCGCATACCTGAAACTCTTTCTCCATAACGACTGGGTTTGGGTAAAGGTCCGGCTGCGTGGGACAGACGTCCGCTACCTGAAACGCTACTGGCAGCATTGCAAGCCTCCGGCTCCGACTCTGGAAAAGCGGTACGGGAAATACTACCTGCGCTTCGCTTTCACAGAAGAAGTCGAACTTTCCGAAACACCTGTAACCGACCAGCGCATCTGCGCTGTTGACCTTGGCTTAAACTCCGATGCGGTTTGCAGTATCATGTCCGCCGATGGAACTGTTCTGGCAAGGAAGTTTATCAACTTCCCCAGTGAAAAAGACCATCTGTGGCACGTGCTTAACCGCATCAGACGTTACCAACGGGAACATGGCTCTCAAAACGTACAATCCTTCTGGAAATATGCACGCCGCCTGAACGACGAACTGGCAAAGAAAATATCCTCTGCCATTGTAGATTTTGCCGTGCTGCATTCTGTAGATTGCATCGTTTTTGAGTACCTTGATTTTCGTGGCAGAAAAGCCAAAGGCAATAAGGCACAGCGCCTGCACATGTGGCGCAAGAACGGAATCCAGCAATACGTTGAGCACAAAGCTCACCGCTGTGGAATCCACATCTCGCGCATCTGCGCATGGGGGACCAGCAAGCTGGCCTACGACGGCAGCGGTGAAGTCGTGCGCGACGAAACCAACCGTGCGCTGTGTACTTTCCAAAGCGGAAAACGCTACAACTGCGACCTGAGCGCCAGCTACAACATTGGTGCCCGGTACTTTGTACGCGAATTCCTTAAACCCTTGCCGGTGACGGTGAGGTCTGACCTCTGGACAAAAGTTCCGGATGCTCAGCGTAGAACCTCATGTACGTTAAGTACCCTTCGTGCAATGACCGCAGCCCTGCAAGAGGCAGCGTAGTGCGACTGGTAAACTGACGTATGATTGCAGCCTCTCTGGGATTGACTTTGTTGTGGGGCCGTACCCTTCGGGACGCGACATCTAAGGCAGAGCTGTATTCCCAGCAGGCGGAGTCCTTCCTAAATAAATTGGATGGAAGCCCGCGACTTTAGTCGTGGGAGGTTCACGAGCAAGAAAGTCATTGTTCGGCATGAGTGATTCGTGCCGGATTTTTTATTGGAGTCATTATGCAAGAGACAAGAAAATACACCGTCGTTGACCTGTTCGCAGGTGTCGGGGGACTGAGTTACGGGTTTTCAAGAAACGACCGCTTTGAAATCATCTTGGCGAACGAGATGCAAAAGGATATCGCGAAAGCGTATACCCTAAACCACCCTTCGGTCAATATGCTGCAAGGAGACATCAAAGATTTGTCCGAAGATGCCCTGCGTCAAGCGATAGGAAACCGTACAGTGGATGTCGTAGTCGGTGGTCCGCCGTGTCAGTCGTACTCTACGCTCGGTAAACGCCAAATGGATGCGCGGGCAAATCTCTTCATGGAATACAAGCGTGTTCTCCGCATCCTACATCCGAGAGCCTTCCTGTTCGAGAATGTCAAAGGCATTCTGAGTATGGATGGAGGAGCTCTGTTTGAGCATGTCCGCAAGGAATTCGAGGATATTGGGTACAGCCTCCAATACAAAATTCTCAACGCCGTGGACTACGGTGTACCGCAGCTGCGGGAACGAGTCATTCTTGTCGGGTTCTTGGGCGACAATTCTTTTCAGTACCCGGAACCTACACACGGAAAAGGGCTACTACCGTATGTGACGCTGCAAGATGCACTTAAAGACCTGCCTGCACTCTCATGCGGAGAGAAAAACACCGTGTATGCCGCTCCTCCAGATAACGAGTTTCTTTCATGGGTCCGGCAGAGTAGTTCAGATACGCTCACGGAGCATAAAGCCCCGAACAACAGTGCCCATCTTCGCAAAATCATGGCGGCGCTCAAAGACGGGCAGGGTAAGGATGATTTGCCGGAAGAACTCAGACCCAAGAGCGGGTTCAAGAACACCTACGCGAAACTCTGGTGGGAGAAACCCGCCACTACCATCACACGGAACTTTGCCTGTCCGTCCTCATCGAGATGCATCCATCCGAAAGATCCAAGGGCACTCACGATACGAGAAGGAGCACGGTTGCAAAGTTTTCCTGACAACTATAAGTTCTACGGCTCGGATTGCCTGAAACGATTAGAAATCGGCAACGCCGTCCCGCCGCTGCTTTCGGAGGCATTAGCTGAACAGATGCTGAAAGCACTTGATACAGAAAAATAACATACCTACAGATTCTCGGCACTAAGTAGCCGGGAGCGAGGATATTACATGAATAATAATAGCGCCGAATGGCAACACGAATTCTACTTGACGCATGACAAGTACCGGATGCAGGGGCAGGGAACAGATTGCTATAAGGTCGTCAAGAGCCTTACTCGTATACTGCAACTGCCGACTATTGCGAAACTCACGACCGACAACGAATCGGTCATCAGTGATTTCCGACTGAACAGCGGCGAGTATGGGCTTGAACCCTACGATGAGTACGCTATCAAGGTAGATGACACCTACGGTGCATCATTCTATATCCTTGTCCATAGAAGGGCTGATACGACTTTCCTGTGCCCGATTCTCGTGGGCTTTGAGGGTGAGAACACTTGCGCCATGGTCATGCCTACCGATAACTGGCGGATGCGGGAGATGGCGACATTTGTTGAGCTGAGAAGGGCTGGGAAGGAATTCGGTGTGGACGGACTGATGATGGCGGTGAGCACCCGGAATGGGGTATACGGCTGCCTTTCCGTTCTGAACGAGTCTGGCAACCTGCTGGAACGGTGGCTGCGAACCGAGCGCGATTCCCTACATGAACGGAACACCGTGACGGCTCCGAGCTCAGCGGCGCTGATACTGCAAATCTGGCTGCATACGATATGTCTCTGGAAAAGGCGGTGTCTGAGTCGGAAAGTTGAGCAGCGTATCGTACACGCAAACGGTGAGCAGGAATCGGTCAAGGATGTAAGAGAATGCCTGAACATCTCCAAGCAGACTATCGTGGACCTCAAAAAGGGCATCGTGGTCTATGTCAACGACGGTAGAGGAAAACGTGCTTTTGCTGGGTTTTGTGTGCTTCAATCTGAGCGCTGTGGACATTTTCGGCACCTGCAAAGCGGTAAGGTCGTCTATGTCCGACCTACGACCGTTCACTACAAGAAGCTGAACCCCAACAAAGCTATCAGTCAGACTGCCAAGCCGGTAATCTACCGAAATACGGAAGATTTCCTGCGCGAGAAGTCCTACCTCGAAAACGATGTGCTCATGATGCTCAAATGCAACGGCATCGAGTATCAGCGGGAAAAGATGTTCCCGTGGATGGGGAAGAAGCGCTTGGATTTCTTCCTGCCGGGCAAGAACATCGCCATCGAGTGTCAGGGTGTGCAGCACTTTTACCCCTACGGCAGCGATGACAGAGATTTCCAGGCACGAAAACAGCGTGACACTGATAAGTACAACGAATGCACCAGCAACGGCGTGCAGGTTCTTTATTACATGAGCGAGTTGATTCCGGTGCCTGACGAGATGGCAAGGAAATACCGGTATGTGACCAGCCTTGATGAGTTGCTGGGGATTCTGAACGATAAATAATTGATTTTGACTCCTCCGATGTTACGGCATCGGGGGTTTTGCTTTTGGGAGGATACTATGAGTAAGGGAATGCGTACAGAGGATGAGGTTCGTGACAGCGCCAAGCTGGTTCTTGGCTTTGATAAGACCGAAGACGGAGTGCAGCAGGGGACTGGGCAAATCACCACCTTCAATCAGCTTGGATTCCGTGACTGTAATGATAAGCCGGATGGCTGGTATCTGCCGGATGATGCCAGCAAACCCGCCATCATTCTGGAGACGAAATCTGAAACAGAAGGCGTTTCCAAGGAAAAGCATGTCAAGGAACTGTTCAAGAATATCGATGTAGTTGCCAAAAAATACTCCAAGACCATCGGTATTCTTTATAGCGGCAGTGCTATCCGCGTATTCAGGAACAAAATCGAGCTGTCGGATGCGTCCAAGCGCTTGGAAAACAAGGACTACTACATTCGCCTGTGTACGAGCCAGAAACTTGATAGCAACTACATCTTCGAAATCACGCAGAAAATCAACAACAGCCTGCATTTCAAGTTCGGTATGACGGACTTGCAGGACCGGATGATTTTCACTGCTTGCGCCCTTGTCGCCCAGCGTTACAACCCTCAGAACGGTCTTCAAAAGCTGAAAGACATGGATTACAGCACCTTCCATAACTGGATTTACAGTGCCCTGTCTAAGGCTCTGGAAGAGGATAAGAAGCAGAATAATAAGCTGGATGTGCTCTTGGAGGAGTACGCCTCTGTTCGTATGTCTATTACGGAGAATCAGGAAGCCATCAACGATTTCATTGACAATGTCTGCCAGATTGCCGACCTCGTCAATTCCGATAACTGGAATGGCGAAGATGTCATGGCCATCTTCTTCAATGAGTTCAACCGCTACCGTGGTAAGGCTCAGGCGGGACAGGTGTTTACGCCTGACCATATTGCATCCTTTATGTACCGACTCATTGATGTGAATATGAATGACCGGGTTCTGGATGCCACCTGTGGTTCCGGCACCTTCCTCGTAAAGAGCATGTGCAATATGATTCGAGAGGCAGGTGGCAGCAATACCAGCAAGGCAAAGCAAATCAAGTCTGAGCAGTTGTTTGGTATCGAGATGTACCGGAAAGTCTACGCTCTGGCCTGTGCCAACATGATGATTCACAAGGACGGTAAGACCAACCTTGTGCAGATGGATGCCACTTCGGCTGAGGCGACTGAGTGGATTCGGAAACAGAAAATCACCAAGGTCCTGATGAACCCGCCATACGAGAGACGGTATGGTTGTGCAACAATCGTTGGCAATGTGTTGGACAGCGTCCCTGCAGGTACAAAGTGTACCTTCATTCTCCCGGATAAGAAGATGGAGAAGGAATCCAAGCTGAAAGCCTTGCTGGAACGCCATACTCTGACCACCATCATCAAGCTGCCTGAAAATCTTTTCTTCGGTCTGGGCGTTACTACTTCCATCTTCATTTTTGAAACCGGCAAGCCGCAGAATGGACGCAACATCAAGGGCTACTATGTGGCTGATGACGGTCTGGAGACGGTCAAGAACAAGGGTCGGCAGGATGTACACGACAAGTGGCCTGCGCTGGAAGATTACTGGGTCAAGGCAATACAGGATGACAACGATGACCGCTACAACACCCGCCAGCTTATCAATCCGGCTGAACATCTGTCCTATCAGATGCCGGAGAAACCCTTTGAGTTGTACGAGGAAGACTTCATTAAGACCGTGATGGACTACGAGATGTACAAGCGTGGCATCAACGCCAAGGAGTTTGGGGACAAACTGCTGCAGAAGGTGCTCTACGGTTCGACTGTGACCGGAACTGAGGAAGGCACGAACATTCTGGTGGAGAAGGGAGAGGACAACAATAATGGGGAAGATTGATACTTCCGGGTGGAAGGAGTTTCGGGTAGGGGACTTGTTCGCGGCAGAAAGAGGAAAGGTAAAAAACATCCAGCCTTTGTGCCCCGGAGAGACTCCCATTATCGCTGCGGGTGCTTATAATCAAGGCATTGCTGGTATGTACGAGATTGATAGTGCATACGAAAACAGGATTACAATTTCCTGTAATGGCGCGGGTTGCGGTAGTACATTTTATCATCCTTACAAATTCAATGTAAATGGTGATGCTGTCACGCTTATTGAAAAAAGCTCTATGTCCGATAAAGCTAAAAGCTTTATTGCGTGTATTTTGAATGGAGCTTTTACTCGCAAATATAGTTATGAGGAAAAGTGTTCACCTCAAAAGGCGCTGGACGAAATCGTAAGACTCCCCGCTACCCATGACGGTGCCCCCGATTGGTCTTATATGGAATCCTACATGGCAAACCTTGAAAGCAAAGTCGCCGAGTCTCTGACCCTGCTGCAGGCTGCGAAGGATGCGGAGAAGAAAAAGGTAGATACGAGGGAGTGGAGAGAGTTCAGGGTGGGGGAGTTGTTTGACATTCATCCAACCAAGGCTTATAAATGCACAAATGCAGAATTGCTTGATAACGGAGAAACACATGTCGTTGTTAATTCAGCATACAACAACGGAGTCGGTGGGCTAAGCACACTTAGACCTACTGAGCAAGGCAACATGATTACCTTTAGTGACACGGTGGATGCTAATACCATTTTTTATCAAGATAAGCCTTTTATTGGTTATCCTCATGTGCAAGGGCTTTATCCCATTGGAATCTTTTGCAAGAACTGGACCGAATTGAGTTTGAAGTATTTTGCTACCGTGTTTCGTCAGAAGGCTTTATCAATCGGATTTGATTACGGCAATAAATTTCGACGGGACATCGCAGTCAAATTGTACATCTTTCTTCCTGTGGACAAGACCGGTCAGCCTGATTGGGCGTATATGGAGGAGTATATGAGGAAGGTGGATGAGAAAGCTAAGAATGTACTAAACCATTTTGAAAAGGACAGAAATGGTGTATAATAACTATGGATTATCTAAAATCGGAAGAATATCTGTCGCGAGAAAACACTTGTGAGCAAATCTGGAGAGAAAAGAAAAGAGATATGTGAAAGGAGGTCTTGTAATGTATCCTACCGACTTATGCTGGGAAACCGGTGAGTTTACAGATGATTGCTGTTGCGATTTTTGCGAACATCGTGAAGAGTGCAGTGGCTATGATAAGAATGATGATGACGACGATTGATATGCCACAGTAACGAACAAAACCGTAACAAGCGCTCACCATGACATCGTTACCACCATCATCCAAAAAACCATCGCAGTCCTTATCAGCACTCGACGCTGAGGCAGATGTTCTGAACCAACCACAATACATCCGTCCAGAACGTCTTCGTCCTCACAAAGGATTTTGGCAACTTAGACATTGACTGAGTTATTGAGATTGGTATTGAGTAATTTGTAAAGCGTGGTATAATAAAGCTATCACAAAAGGTTTTGAACCTCCCATCGTAATCAGTAGCATGCTGACTGCGGTAGGAGGCTTTCGTTTTTAATAAGACATGAAGGTGATAATCGTGATTGAATCTGAAAAGCAGTTGATTCGCAGATTCCAAACAGAACCATCAAAAGTGATTTGCTTACTTTGTGGTACAAGTAACGAAATAGAGTTGTGCAATATTATCCAGAGCGGAGATTTTTGGAACGAATGGGTAGATGCTTCCGCACACGACGCACCGCCACCAGACTTTTACTCAAACAAATACGGCTTAATGATGGATGTCATGAAAGTTGATGACAACACCAGGAAGACCAAAAAGGGAAAATTACGAAACCCAAGAGCAGAGTTGGAAAACAAACTGTTCAAGGAATTAAAGGAAAGCGGTGTTGTTACTAATGAAACGCCCGATGTCCTGATAAATGCTGTAACAGATTTGCCAACAATGGAAGACCATCAATTCAAATGGTACTTTGATTCGTTCAAAAGAGTTATTTTGGGACACAACGCTAAAATACCTCTATACCAAAGCAATCACAAAAACTTTAAAACGGTGTTTTTTGTATATGACGAATCCACTGCGTACGCTCAACTTTTTGCAGGTCAAACCTACTGCGTGCCAGAAGAAGGGCGAAACTTTGTGCTCAGCTCGGGTCAATTACATTTCTATGCTCATGATGAGGAGTTTCAGGACATTTTAAAAGAGTGTAACGCAGATTATGTTGTTTGGTATGCTCCGTATAAATACTATGATAAATTGTCCATTAATCACAAAATGTTACAGCCTATCTATAGGGCGGCAATTATTGATGTAGAAGGGCTGAGAAATGGCAATGGCATTTCAAAAAAATATTTGCACGGTCTGATGGTAAGCGCAGAAGAATAGCCATAAATATCCCCTCATTATCGGTTCAAGATTGTAATTTATAACATGAGATGATATAATAAATCAAAACTGTGTCATAACATTTGATTATATTTAATGGCGAACTTCCAATACCCTAAAATAACAATGCCCCAAACAAATCCCATCACGAAAGGAGCCATACCATGTCCACCCTCAAAAACGGCGAGTTCGGCATCGACTTGGACAAGGAGAAAATTCTCTGGACCGACCGCAAACGCCACACCATCTTTTCTCTGCCGCTGTCCTTCACGAAATATACCCTGACCGAGACCAAACTCATCATCCAGCGTGGCTGCTTTAACCTGCGCGAAGACGAGATTCAGCTGTACCGCGTCCGGGACATCGCGTTTAAGCAGAACTTCTATGAGCGCCTTTGCCGTGTCGGCAGCATCCATCTCTGCTCCACGGATGCCATGACGCCGGAAATCGATATCCGTCGTATCAAGAACCCGCGTGATGTCAAGGAAGTGCTTTCTAAGACCATCGAGGCATGTCGGAAAGCGAACGGTATCCGTACTTCGGAAATCATCGGGGACCACGGCCACTTCCCAGAGCCTGACCCGCATGGTATGCCGCCTGAACCCTGCCACGAACATTCCCATGACTAATAATAGCCCGTACAGATTCAGTTCTGTGCGGACTTTTTTTGTTTCAAAAAGAAATTTTCGGAAAATCCGGCCTAGTCGGATTTCAGGGTAGTGTGGTGGTTGACCGCCTATGCGAACGGCCTAGAATTGAAAGTGTAGCAAGCACACACATCAATACAAAGGAGAACATATTATGGAAACTAACATCCTGAAATTTGAGCTCACCGCTACCCGTTACTTAAACGATAGCACTCCCGACACCATTACCGCCTCCATCGGCATCCCTGTCGAGGCCGATGACGATGCGGTCAACGAAGCGATGAACAGCGATGAACTGATTGCCTACGCTGTCGGCGTATTGTATGACCTTGCGGCCTATATGCGCCCGCAGTGGCTGGATGGCGAGGACACCGGCATGACCCTAGAAACCTATTTCGGTGACAGCAAATGTCAGACCTGCAACGGCTTCGTGACAATGGATAAGAAAGGGTACAGCTTCGACCTCGAAGATTAAGCTGAGCCAATTAGGAGTCTTGCCTGCATCAGCGGGTGAGACTCCTTTTTTGCTGTGTAGCTGCAAAACATAGTTGACGGCCCGTGCGACCCGCATACAATAGAATATGCCAAACAGCGTTTGTGACGCTGCTTCGGTAAAGACGAATAGGGTCCAGAGCCGACTTTAAATGCTCACTGCGAAGAAAGACCTGCCTGCGGCTAACAGGCGGGTCTTTTCTTTTTGCGGGCGTTTTTTTGCTTTGCCAAAAATGTATCTAATCCGTGAACATATAGCGTTCATCGTTGTATTCAATACAACTTCATGGTATAATGCAAGTATCGGAAAAGGCAAAACATTCCGTATCATCGAAGATATTTCAGAGGCGTACCTATGAAGCGATTTCTCTCGTTCATCCACAAAACGCTCTTCATTCTTGCTGTCGCAACCATTTCTGTAGCGTTCGAGGGATGCAGTGAGGTGGCGGATAAGACGATTGACGGCATCAAGGAACTGCCTGCGCAAATCATTCAGGTGGCAACTCCTGAGACTGCTGAGACGGCGGGGTCAGATAAAAACATGACGCCTGAGACCGCAACCACGGAATACAACTACATATATTTCCGGTACAATAATCAGTGGGTCACGAATAAACTCATCAGCTACGAGGTAGTCGATGACGGGCAGAATATAAAGTTCACCGTAGAAGGTAACAGTGTAGCCAGCTACTATACCAGCATGGCAAATGTCGTGCTCATGCACAAAGACGAAAACAACACACGCACACAGAATATATACGAAAAACTGGCTGAGGGGACAACCTATGGCTGATGTACAGCGAGGACAATTTGTAATTGATTGCAAAAGCGGAGAACAGACCGACATTATTTATGGTTTGGTGTATCAGGCTCAGTAAAAGGCAAGGAGGGTAAAAGCATGCTGGCGAATATCGCAGTTTTACGAACTGTTAAAGCAAATGTAAACGAAGCAATTATGGTGGCGTTACCCTCGATTTTGTTCGAGAGTTCGCACGACAAAAAAGATACACAGAAATACTATCTGCAGGGTCCGGCGGCTGAATATATTCCTGTTGAGATACCGGATGAAACCGCAAAAAAGATTTCCAAGTGCGCCACGGCATTGGCGATGCAGTTAGTCCTTCTCAGCAACAAGACGAAAGGCTTCTTTGGTCCTGAAATCTGCAATGTGGAGGGCAAAGATATCGCGACTGCCCGGAGCATCATAAACTCTATCATGGGCGAGAAACCGACAAAGTTTTATAGCGCAAAACTGAACGATGAAGTGTATAATACGCAATATACGGTCAGCGAGTATGCGGTTGAGAATTGGGCAGACGACATTGTGCCGCCCGTTGTCATTAACAGCTGCATCTGGGCTATCGTGGCAAATACCGCTGCAGAGATGCAGAAGGACAACCGTTTCCTGCGCAGAAAAGAAATCTGCGATACTGAGTTTTTGGAAATCGCAACCAGAATCTACAATGAGTTGCTGGGGTTCGCAGCGAGAAAATACGAAATCTTAGACATTGGTGAATGACTATGAGTGTCAACCTTATTGAGGGCAATATTTTAACACCGCCGACTCGTAACGAGAATACTATCATCTGCCATCAGGTGAACTGTCGTGCCGCGATGGGGGCGGGTCTTGCCAGACAGATTCGAGATAAGTGGCCCGTCGTGTTCGACGAATATGTGAAAGTTTGCAATCCAAAGAAACTCGGTGACTTTCAGGTGGTTCGGGTCGCCACGCAGCTGTATGTCGCCAACCTGTTCGGGCAATCAAGCTTTGGCAGAGATAAGCGTCAGACGAACTACGCGGCGCTGGGAACGGCTCTTTTCAGGGTAATGAAAGAACACCCTGACGCAACTTTCCGCGTTCCTTACGGTCTCGGCTGCGGGTTAGCAGGTGGAAACTGGGTGACAGTGCTGAACCTTATTGAAGAAGCCGCCAATGCTTGGAATGTGAACGTTGAGATTTGGGTGCTGCCCAAAAAGTAAAGGATTAGCATGTACAATACCAACTACAAATGCGTCAAGCCGTTCGATGTATGGCTTGATGCCATTGGTCCAGATGGCAAGAAAATTCCATATCGCGTCGAACGTGGGACCATCTGGCGCTTGGAATGGTGCGGCGGCGAGCAGAACTTCAAGGAACTTTCAGGTCCGGATAAGATGCACATTACGCTGCCGGATGAATATATTGAACAACATTTCAAAAAGGTGTAAGTATGGGTAACTATTGCCCATATACGAACGGAAATGTCGTTTACTTGAAATGTCTGGAGTGCGAAGACAAAATCTGTGAAAAGGGTTGGTTCTTCTGCGGGCTAGGCGGAACACACATGTCAATGACAAAATCCCGCAAGCAGATGTCGGAATACCTCGACAGAATGCTGGCAAAACGGAAAAAGGTCGTCATTGTAGCAGAATCCGGTAAGAAGATGGCTGCTTTGGCAGCTATGTACGCCAGCGAGCGGGGATACTCTTTCATACCTGTTGCAAATGATGATTTGCCCACATACCTCGCCAAACAGCAGCAAAAAGGATGTGTAGTGTTTGATGGAGCCGAAAACGAACGAGAAATCGAAAACACCTGTCGTGAGCTGCGCATACCGCTGCGGCACTGTAAATTGGAAGGAGCATAAAGCCATGATGTATCAGAAACTGGTTCGGGATAATATCCCGGCAATTATCGAGAAAAACGGGGAGACCTGTGTTACGCGCACGCTGTCCGACAAAGAGTACGAGGACGCTCTGACAAACAAACTGCAGGAAGAGGTCGCCGAACTGCTGGAAGCCTATACCGCTAAGGAACGGAGCGTTCTGGATTGCGCGGAGGAAATGGCGGATGTGATGGAGGTCCTGTACGCTATGGGCAAGACTTGCGCTGTTTCCAAACGAGAAATTGAACAGGTACGGAGCCAGAAAGCAGCAGAGAAGGGGACTTTCTCTAAGAAAATCTTCTTGGTTTCGACAGAAAAGTGAAAGGAGCGGTTTGTGACGCAGCAAGACGCAGTGCGGTTAATCAGAAAACTGATTTTTGCCAAAAACAGTCAAGACCTCACGCATTTTAACCGGTGTGTAGACGAAATTGCTGAAGTCTTAGACAAACAAGGCGCTCGCGCTATTCGCAATACTTCCCGTGACGGCTATGTGAAATCATACTACGAGGCAAGTCGGCAAGCACAGCCGCTCGGTAGCCCCTTTGTCAGCTACAAGCCTGCGTTCGTCATCGACAACAAGGATATCGCGTTGTGGCATGCAAAAAACGACAATCCGCCAATGCGAGTTCGACACATTTTAGAGTATATCGAAAACGGGGAAATGGTCGGAAAAGATGTGCTGGAATACGATGTAAGCACCGATAAATGGCACCGTGTTGAGGAGGAATGTATCGAGTTGGTATAGGGACACTGCATACCCATGCTCATCTAACCCCTTTCTGCTGACGGTCAGAAGATGAAATAAAATATACAAACAGCGATTTTTATCAACAGCCCCTTGCACATTTGTGCGAACTGCATACAATCTAAATTATAGACTAAAAACTGTACCCTGATGGCTGTTTAATGGCTGTCAGGGGCTTTTTATTGCCTGCCAATCTACTATTCGGAGGGATTACAATGACGCTCAAAGACTTGTCCAGCGAACAGCAGGACCTTGTACGGCTGGCGCTTGACGGGAAAAATGTGCTGTGCGATGCCTGTATCGGAAGCGGTAAGACATCCACTATCAATGTCTTGTGCAACGAGTTTGATTCCTCTAAGGAAATTCTGTACCTGACCTATAACCGGCTTTTGAAACTCGATGCGCAGGAAAAGATTCTGAACGATAATGTCACGGTTCAGAACTATCATGGATTTGCCTCGAAAATTCTGTACCGGCGCGGCATCAAGAATGTCGGACAGGGCGAGCAGATTGGGATGGTCTTGAGGAAGCGCGTTCCTGTCGGGCACTTTGATGTGCTTATCATCGACGAGTATCAGGACATCAACGAGGAAATCTCGAAGATGCTCGAATACATCAAGGAATCGAACCCCGGTCTTCAAATCATCGCAGTCGGGGACATGAAACAGAAAATCTATGACCAAACCTCGCTGGATATCTGGTCGTTCATCCATAAATTCTTAGGCAAGCACACGCAGGTCAATTTCACGCAATGTTTTCGCCTGTCCCATGACCTTGCACAGCGGCTCGGAAACGTCTGGGGCAAGGATATCAACGGCGTGAACAAGAACTGTAAGGTATCGACCATGTCCCGCGAGCAGGTGGTAGACTATCTGGATACCAAGAACCCGAAGGATGTCCTGTGTCTCGGTGCCAGAACGGGGTCTATGGTAAAGGTTCTGAATGAACTGGAAGCAAGACCCGGCAACCTCTATGACAAGAACCATGTATATGCCTCAATCAAGGAACCGGACGGCGAAAAGCATGTAGCACCCGGCGCAGATGTCGGTATCTTTACGACCTTTGACGGCAGTAAAGGCATGGAACGCCCTATCTGTGTGGTCTTTGATTTCACGGAATCCTACTGGTGCTCCCGTATATTTCAGCCTATGGCGCGGTATGAGATTCTGAGAAACCTTTTCTGCGTTGCGGCGAGTCGCGGTAAGGATGAGGTCATCTTTGTAGAGCCTCCGAAAAAAGAGGACAGATTTGGGCTGGTCAGCGATAAGACCCTGATGACTCCCGTCAAGATGAATCAGGAGTTCAATACAAAGTTCGATATCTCTGAAATGTTCGATTTCAAGTTCGATGAGGATGTAGAGCACTGCTACCAGCTTATCAATACAACGCCGGTCTTCCATAAAGATGTACATGAAATCGAAATCAAGCATTCGGATGCGATGATTGACTTGGCTCCCTGCATTGGCATCTACCAGCAGGCAAACTTCTTCGACTACTACGATATCGACAGCGCGATTGCCTTCTACATGTACTTGCATAACGACAAGAAGGTAGCGCTGCCTGCCAGCTGGAAATCCGTGGAGGAGAAGGTGCTGTTCCTGACGATGCTGATGACGAGTCAGGACCGGTATGTAAAACAGGTCGAACTTCCCTTTATTACGAGAGCGCAGGAAACAGACCTGAACAAGCGCCTGTCTATGGTATTCACTCCCGACGAGTCCGTACAGGAACGCTGTGAGTTGACTGCCATGGTAGATACCAAGGCAAAGAAGAAACTTGTTATCAGCGGAATGGCGGATGTCGTGAAGGACAACAAGGTCTATCTGCTGAAATTCGTATCTTCGCTCGCGCACAAGCATTTCCTGCAATGTGCCTGCTATATGCTGGCTACCGGGTTAAAGCAGGGTGTTGTCTGGAATATCCGCGATAACATGATGTATGAAATCGAAATTCCGGACCCTGACAAGTTCCTGGACGCGGTAATCACCTGTATCACGAAACAGGTCTTTGCCAAGGCCGAAAGCTATACGATTTCCAAGGACTATACGCAGGACCTCGATACCATCATCGAGCAAATCATGACCGATGATTCGCTGCCGGAATTCGATGTCGGCGGCAATGTCAAGGAAGAGAAGAAAACGGCTGATGAAGGTATCTCTATCATCCGCCGTGGTGAGCAGTATATCATTGTGGATGCTGCGAACCGTCAAATCATCGATAACAGTGCCATGAACGGCTACGATTCGATTCTCGCTGCCTGTGAGGATTATGTCCGGAAAAACAAGCAGCTGGTAGAGGAATCCATGTCCAAGAAGGAACTGCTCAGCGTTATTGAGGATTGGCTCGACAATCACAGGGATTTCGAAGCAGCTATGTCCAAGACCGAGGTGGATATCAAGCACCATATCGGTGAATATGCGAACTACGCTTCGCTTTCCACCTATGTTGTTCGTAAGATGCTCAAAGACCGTGGTCTTATCATCAATTTCAGCGAACGTCAACTGTTGAAGGTCTGGAAGGAGCGGAAAAAGAAGGATACGAATACCGTGGAGAATACGCGGTATGAGACCCTTGCCTCTACGCTTGAATCCCTCGTTAAGGCAGGGGTCGATGTCCAGCTTGAAATGCCGGAAGAGGATAAGGTCGCAAAGCCCGAACCTGACCCGGAAGAAGGAAAGCCTCAATTCGATAAGCGCATCCCCTATACCGTTATTCGTTCGTCCCGGCTCTCTAAGCCCAATGATGTGCGGTATATTGTCGTCAATCTGAACGACAAGGACCAGGTGCTGGACGATGCAAGCGGATACGGATACAAGTCGATTTCTGCCGCACAGAAGGGCTACGGATATAAATGCCGGAATCTCGCCAAGTACGGGGAAGTTAAGCACTCGTCAAAGCCAAAAACCAATATCCCGGTCTCGCAGAGCCGTCAGCTCTCGTTCGGGGACTTTTGAGAAGGAGGGACTATATGACCTACAGCAAAGCATTTTCTCTCTGGGTAGCGGAGGTGTACCACAACCATGGCTATGAGCCGGATAAGTGGTACGGGTCAGAGGTTGCGGAAACGCTGTACAACGAGGCGATGGCGACTTACAACGGTCCTCCTGCCACGATGCGGGATTATATAGAAGCTATCCCGTCTGCGGAAGAATTCGCGTATTTAGACTATGCGATTGAACGGCTGCGCCGCGATAACATCAACCTAAACGCACTTTCCGATAAAGAGCGTTGGGCTTTGATGGATAAAATCGTCGCAGAGTATCCGCAGTACAAGGACGCTCGTACATCCCATGCCAAGCGGGTACAGCAGACCTCGATGCAGACGGCACTCGATGCCGAGCGTGATGTTCTCTTGCAGGCTGCAAGGCGCAATGCGAGCCGGTACAGTGAGGCAGAGGATGCTACAAAGAATTTTGTAATCAAGTAAGGGGGCAGTAGCAGAATGGTCAAGATTTACGGCTATAGCGATGATATCGTTTGTATCGAAAATTCTCGATACTTCGAGGATGAAATCGGGTGTTTCGATGTTGCCGGTGTCAGGCTATTTCTGGACGACAACACGATTCTCTTTGTCTGCTTCTCCTCCGGCATCTGGCGCATTTTCATCGAGCAGGAAGGCTCCGCGCCGCACCGGCACAAGGTTTGTCAGAAAACGAGCGATGATGACTACAGCGATGAGTTTTACACCGAAGCTGAGGTTGTTCGACATGAAATTGCATCGGCGAGAAACTGAAGGAAGGTGATATTAGTGAATTTCTCTAAAATTCGTATGATGTTCTTTGATTTCGATGATACCCTTCTCATCCATTATCGGGAACAGAAACTCGACGCGACTGCCGACGCACACCGCGCACGGCTGCTGCGGTATGAGGCGGAGAACCGGGGCGGGTACAGGGTATTCGATGAGATTGGAAAAGCCAATACGCTTGTTCAGCATTTTATCGAAAGCTGCGACGGTATCCCAAAATACTGCATTACCCGCGTGCAGGACAGTATGACCCTGCCGTATAAAAAGCAGTGGCTTGAAATGCACTATCCGAGACAGTTCCTCGATGTCATCGGGACTGCCACCCCCGAACGGAAGACCTCCGTCATGAAACTTCTGACCCAAGCTGCCGGTCTGAATGCTGCACAGGCTCTGTATGTGGATGACTACTACGAAGCCCTCAATGAGGCGGCAAAGGAAGGCTTCACGGTGATGACCGTGCAGGAACTCATGCTGCGGCAATATACTGCGGAGCAATGACAAAACACTAAACCATGAACTGACTAAGGAGAACTACCATGAAAAAGATTCTGAAATTTCTTGCCGCTGCGGCATTTGCCGTCGTTGTGTACCAGCTTGTTTCGCTGCACCGCAAACGCCGTAAGATGGTCGAGATTGGTCAGCAGATTTTCCGGTGATGTCAGATGGCGAAAACTCAGCTGACCCGCGATATCGAGGCTGCGCTCCATGCGTGGCATCCAACCAGCTACGGCGGGTATCGAGCAGATTCGTTTCGGCAAGGGTTCGATGCCTTAGAAGTGCCGGTCGAATGCGGGTCTGTCAAATCCGGATTGGTCGATTTTGTCCGGGTGCAGGAATGCTTTACCGCTGAAACCAAATACGGAACCTGTAAACTAGCCTCGCTCATCGAAACGGATACGGATGTTTCGCCTGCTGTGATACAGGAAAAGGCGAAAGCAGCAACCTGCGTCAAGAATATTTCATCGCCGGATTTTTGCAGGGAGCACTGTTCCGAGCGATGGTGCCACTTCTACAAGACGAATCATCTGTATACGCTCGATGCCGTCATCACTTGTGTGGAAATCAAGATTTCCGTGAGCGATTTTCACTCGGCACACGGGCACAATTTCGTCGGGCACTGCAACTACTATGCGATGCCTACAGAGCTATATAAGAAGGTCAAAGGAGAGATACCCGAAGATATTGGCGTCCTACTCTATTATGACGGCGAGAGTACCTGCGGAATCCGAAAGGCGAAGGAGTGTAAGCCACAAATTCTTTCGGAAAGCACACAAAAATGGCTGATTCTGTCCGTTGCTAAAAGGCTGCCCCGGTTCGACAAGAACTGAGGGCAGCTTTTTTATATATTTTTTGCTTTAGAAAGGACAAACTCAAATGCGGCGAACCAAAGCACTGATACTCGTTGCAACATTGGCTGTGCTGACCAGTGTTGCAGCCTGTTCATGGCAAGCGGAACCTCTGCCTGCCGAGTCAGCACAATCTGAATCCTCTCTCAGCACCTCTGAATCTGCGACGCAAGAAACAGCAGAAAAAGCGCAGAAAATCCCGGACTTTTCCGGCGTACCGGAACCGAGCCCGGAACCGTCTGCGCCTTTTGAACCGTCTCCTACACCGCAACCAGAACCTTCCCCGGGTCCGACTCCCGAACCAACGCCTGCGCCGACTTCCGAACCTGCGGCAGCGACCTCTGTCTGGGGTGATGTTGCCCCTGCAGCCTGGGGTCAAGCCTACGGCACGATTACCTGTGACGCGATTGGTCTTAACGCTTCTCTTATCTGGGGCGATGACCAGAGTCTTTTGAATCAACGCGGCGGGGTGTATCAGTATCCCGGTTCTTACCAAGTCGGTGTGACCGGAGGACATCTGCTTTGCTCTCATAATGACAGCGTGTTTTCTCTGCTGCAATATGTCAGCATAGGGGATTACTTTGTTGTGGATACCGATTACGGCGAGTATGTGTATTCCGTCACCCTGGCAAAACCCGGCTATGTGTCCTCGGACGCGAGCACCGTGATTGCGGATGACGGCACTGTCCTCGTTAATTTCACAGACGGAATCGATAAACTTATCATGTATACCTGCTATCCGTTTGACTGCTATAGCCCGACGAATCAGCGATATGTGGTTCAGGCTGTTTTACAAGCATAATTGGGAGATGTAGTTTTAGGATGCAAAAAAGAAAACTCCGAAAATTCCTGCATTACACAGTAACTGTCTTTATTCCGCTCATCATTACTATGATGGGCGTTTTGTTTTGGGTGAAAGTAATGAACGACATCGAATGGCTCCTTCTTTCCCCGAAGCATGTCGCGTTCGGCTGCGTTGCGAGCCTTGGCTTGGTTCTCTGCTGTATTTATGCGGACAGGATGCTGTGTCATGAAGGTTCGGATACGGTTTAAGTATTGCAGATTTTTGCGATACCGGTAGAATTGAATTGTACGATAGATACCAGATATCTTACAATTCACAATTTCGTTTTTAGCGGACTTGTCCCTTTCTGGGGACGGGTCCGCTTTTTTTGTTTGAAAGGAGAAATAAATATATGCAGACCAAACACGAATTTCTTCGGAGAATTTCGGCGATAATCGCTGTATTCTTCACACTGGCTTTCACAGGCTGCGGTCAGACACCGGAATCTCCGGGAAGCCTTCCTGTATCCGGGGTCGTCTCAGAAACTACCGCACAAAGCGGTCAGGAGACGGCTGGCGTATCGGAAAGCGGCAGCTTTACCATCCACTTTATCGATGTCGGGCAGGCAGATTCCACCCTCGTTACCTGTGATGGGCACTCGATGCTCATTGACGGCGGCAATGCTGATGACTCGAACCTTGTATACTCAGTATTACAGCGCGAAACGGATGGACACTTAGACTATGTCGTAGGAACACACGCCCACGAAGACCACATCGGAGGTCTTTCAGGTGCCTTCGAGGCTGACACAGCCGATGTCACATTCTGTCCTGTGACAGAGTATGACAGCAAGGCATTCCGGAACTTTAAGGCTCGTGCGGACGAGAGAGGCGGCGGTATTACCGTTCCGGCAGTGGGGGATACATTCACCCTAGGTGAAGCCTCCGTCACCGTTGTGGCTGTCAATTCCGTGCCTGAGGACACGAATAATACTTCCATCGTGATTCGCATTGTCTACGGAGATACATCCTTTCTGTTCACCGGTGATGCCGAGCAGGAAACGGAAGAGAAAATACTCGAAACCGGACAAGACATCGAATCCACAGTCTTAAAGGTCGGGCATCACGGGTCCAGCACCTCCACCTCTCAGGCATTTCTGGATGCCGTGAGCCCTACTTATGCGGTCATATCCTGCGGCAAGGACAACAGCTACGGTCATCCGCACAGCGAGACACTTGCAAAGCTGTCCAGCGCGGGAGTTGAGGTGCTCAGAACGGACGAACTCGGTGATATCTACTGCACCTCTGACGGTACGGAAGTCACCTTCTCGTATGGGGAATACCACAAGGATTCTGATACCTCTGCTGCCGAGATAGAGGAGCCGCAGCAGCCTGACACAATTTCCGAGACCTACATCCTGAACACGAACTCTCGCAAGTTCCACCGCCCTGATTGCTCTTCTACATCTCAGATAAGCGATGCAAACAGGGAGGAGTATACCGGCACAAGAGAGGAACTTATCGAGCAAGGATATACGCCTTGCGGATACTGCAAACCATAAATATCCAATCAGCATCCAATCCATATAAGCCTATTTGAGTAGTACACGGAATGTCCCGCTCTGGACGAACCGGGTTCAGGAACGCGCCTTGGCTGATTCGGAAACGGAAAACCCCAATAAGGTACTAAAACGATAGCAAGTAAATCAGTCGCCGCATATGCAAGTAGGTGGTGATTTTTTCTTGCCAAAATGTGCGAACTGAATAGAATGGGTATTGTACGATAGATAACATTCCATATCGAAAGGGTTTTATGCCTTTCGTACATTCACAATTTCGCTTGAAGGGCGGACTTCTCGATTCTGAGAGGTCCGCTCTTTTTGCGTCCAACACAAAAAGGAGCGTAATGACATGTTTGAAATTTGCAATGACAAGACCTATTTTCTGGCCGAAACGACCGCCAAGAACAAAACAATCGAAATCACCCTCGTGAAAGACAGCCACGGTAATCTTCTGAATGAGCACGAGATTAAGCTTGACCTCTGCCGTGCAGTTCTCGAATTGCAGCGCGGCGGCTATATCGTCACGAAGGTCCGTGCCCTTGACTACGACATCGAGAATGTCGTGGATGTGTTCCATCTGCCGGAGTTTGAGGAGGCTCGCGAGAACCCGATGCCCGATATTGTATCCGGCGTTATCTCCTCGAACTTTGATTCCGGTGCATCGTTCTATCTGCCGTGCAAGGTGAACAAGAAAACGCGCGAGGTGTTTGCTGTGGAAGTTCCTGCACAGCCCTGCGACGATGACTCGTTCAGCAACGCAACCGTGAATGTCGATGGCGTTGACCGCCGTCTGCTCAATCTCAACACCATCGTGAGCGAGTATGACAGCGATGACTACGACGGCGTTCTCGATGCCCTGTATCATGTTCAGGCAAAGAACGACTACTGGGAGAACGAAGGCGAATCTCTGACGGACCTCATCCACAAATATCGCTGGTATATCCTGAAAGATGCCCTGATGCAGCGTGGCCGCGATGCCGTCACGGATTTCATCGGCACCGACATCAGCAGCAGCGAGTTCAGCCGTGTCCTCGATGAGACGGAAATGGTGATGCCGGACGAAACCTTCGAGAAATTCTGGGAAAAGTACATCTGACCAATACCAATGCGGTGGGGCAAGACACTCCACCGCATTTTTTGGCTAAAGTACACAAACAGAAACAACCATCTAAATCATATCTGAAGGAGAACCATATGAGCATTTCACCGAAAAACGAAGCATCTCAGAACAACACCGCCAAACGCCGCGACTATATCTCGTGGGACGAGTATTTCATGGGCATTGCGATGCTGTCAGCGATGCGCAGCAAGGACCCGAACAGTCAGGTAGGCGCATGCATCGTGCGAGACAACAAAATCCTGTCGCTGGGATACAACGGTATGCCGATTGGCTGCGACGACGATATCATGCCTTGGGGCAGGGAAGGAAATGAACTCGAAACCAAGTATATGTATGTCTGTCACTCGGAGTTGAACGCTATCCTCAACGCCGGGAAAGACCTGCACGGGTCCACGATGTATGTCACGCTCTTTCCGTGCAATGAGTGTGCGAAAGCAATCATTCAGAGCGGGATAAAGCATATCGTGTACCTTGACGACAAGTACCGGAATGCGAACAACAATGTTGCTGCACGGCACATGTTCAAGATTGCCGGGGTAGAGACTAAGAAATACGAGCCCAGTGCCCGCAATATTTCGCTGAATCTGTAACCATCATAACCTATAACCGGTCTAAAGACCGCCACAAAAATAAGGAGTAGAACAATGAAAATCCATCATACTGTGCTTGGCGTATGCAGTATCTACGAGGTCGTATCGACACGGCCTTTCGGCTACGAAATCTGGAACATCGGCAAAAACAATGCCCCCGAAGGATATCTGCCGTTCTGCCGCTTGAGCGCCAGACAGCCATTTCCGGGAGGTCGAACCATTGAAACGGATACTTTGCGGGCCCTCAAGTGCGACGGCTGGGACATCATCCTGGATGCCATCGGCTTCGGTCCTGGAAATTCCGCCGAGATGAAGAAGTTCATCAAGAAGCACGAACGCAACCCCCGCAAGAGTTGGGAGTGCGAAAGAATGCGTGCCGCTATCCCGTATCTTGAGAAAATAGGAATGTGATACCATCGAGCCGTCTCCGCATTGGAGGCGGCTTTTTTGTTTATCGTCAGATTCCTGTGTCCGGTAATTTCTCTCTCAATGTTGCATAATCGTGCGAACCGGATACAATAGAAAACAACGAGAGAACGCAAAGAGGTGAGAAGATTTTGGAACAGCTAGAAATAATCATTCCGGGCGGTCAGAAACTCTCCGTCCGTGATTTTGTTGAATGGGAATATAACGGCGGTAAGGCGGATTTTCAGCCGGATGAACATTACCCTCTGTGGGGGACTGTTCCGATTGAAGACAAGCTGCGATATATTGCAATCAGTGTGTTTGGCGATTTGGCGAGTTATGGAAAATACGACAACCGAATCGGCGTTACGGACGGTGAATCGGAGCATTACTTCTTCTTCACGGTTCAGGGCAAAGATGAAGATATTCTTCTTGCCTTGAATGTCATGCTGAATGTGATATATACGAGCGCAGAGGGGAAATGCCGCAAGGAAACCGGCACATCTTTCGCGGAACTGCCCCTGATGCAGAGGTTTGATGCCGTCACCCGATACATCGAAGACGAGTTTGAGACCTGCCTTATGATGCTTTCCGATATCCCGTACATGCAGTGGACCTAAATTCGCAAAAAGTTGTTGCACATTCGTGCGAATTGGGTAAAATGGAAAATGTAAGGTGAATCAGTGGGTGAGTTTTTTGCCCGCATCACGCGAAAAAAAGTGAACACAGATTATAAGAAGCAAGTTCTTTCGGGAGCTTGCTTCTTTTATTTTGGGAGGTTTCTATGACGCATAAGAAGTTGCTGGAACGCAATCGAAAAATTACCGATGCACTGCAAAATGGCGCAAAGGTCACGGACCTCGCGCAGGAGCACGGACTCAGCCCACAAACCGTCTACCATATCGCACAGGCGGAGATGGAGAAGCGGCGGAAAGTGACTTTTACGGAGTGGAAGGACAACCGCAACGACGAGATTCGCAACCAGTATCAGGAAGGCGTTTCCGCCGAGGAACTGGCAAAAGCTTTTAATCTTAACCGCGCCACGGTTTTTCGTATTCTGAAAGAAGGCGGGGACTCCTACCACCGGCACCTCGACACGAAAATCGAGACCTCTACTTTGCGCCGCATTAAAGATTTCAAGCAGGGGTTTGTGGACTACGCGAAGAAGAACCCCAACACGCCGGTCGAGAACCTTGCTCGGGAATACGGTATCAGTCCCTCTTCCGGATTCAAGTATCTTCATGAGGCCGGTATCTATCGCGGCAAGGGACGCAAAAAGAAGGCAGCAAAGCCTAAGGGGTGAACCAGTATGAGGAAAAGGAAAGCAACCCGCAGCGAAATCATCGAACGAAACGAGAAGATTGTAAAGGACTACGAGAACGGTCTATCGTTCGAGGAACTGTCCGAGAAATACGGGCTTTGCATCAGGACTTGCTACCGCGCTCTCGATGAGGAGCGGCAGGCGCAGCGCATTGCGGAAGAACAGGACCATACCAATCTGGTCGATAAAATCGTGGCGGAGTATCAGAAAAATACGCGTGTCCGCGACATTGCCGAAAAGTACGGCGTTTCCGTAGGGTATTGCAGTGCCATCGCGGTTCAGGCCGGAATCAGCAACAAAGAACTCAGTCATCGTCGCATCACCCGCCGTCAGCAAAAACGCAACGATGAAATCTTCGAGAAATACCAAAACGGCATCGAGGCCAAAGACCTCGCTAAGGCATACCATTATTCCTTGCCGGGTATTTACAGTATCATCCGGCGTGTCCGTAAACAGAAATGTAAAAGAGACTGAGTCCCTTGAATGATGCTGCGGGGGGCTTTTTTCTTTTTATGAGGGAGGAAAATCTAGTGAACGATAATGAACGGGCATTGCTTCGGTATGTGGTGGAAGGGGATATTCGGAAATCTCAGCAGCAGGCGAAAATCGTGTTGGAGGGGCTTACTACTGTCAAGGACAAAGCGTTCAAGGAAACCTGTCTGCGAACACTTGCAAGTAAAAGTCCTACACTCATCGAACTGCCGTATAACCTGCAGGGGCTTTTGGTCACGGAGGATTCGAGCGCTTTCCGAGAAGACCGGTTCCTCATCCGAGACAGCGAGAAGGCGGTCATTGATAAAATGTGCAAGACGCGCCGTGCTGCGCTGCGGTTACAGGAGATGGGGATTCACTATACGAGTTCTCTTTTACTCATGGGCGAGCCGGGAACCGGAAAGACTGAGTTGGCGCGGTATATAGCTTATACGACGAACCTTCCTTTCGTGTACACAAATTTCTCCGGTATGGTGAATTCCGCTCTGGGCAAAACACAGAAGAATATCGGTATGGTATTCGACTATGCAAGAAAAAGTCCGTGTGTGCTCTGCCTCGATGAGATTGACGCTATCGGGACACGGCGCGGCGGCAAGGACGATGTTGCGGAGATGAACCGTGTGACGATTGCCCTGATGCAGGAACTTGACCGACTCGGCAACGACATCATCCTTATCGGGACCACGAACCGTCCCGATACTCTGGACGATGCTCTGTTCCGGCGTTTCACCTTTGGGCATACGGTAAGACCTCTGTGCCGGGACGATGCGCGTACCCTCGCAAGGCTGTTCTTTGCATCAGTAGGGTATTCGGCATCCGAAACGGAAATTGAATCGCTGCTCAATGACACTTCACAGTATTATACCGCAAGCAAAATCACGAATCTTTGCATCGACCATATCATCGACTGGGTTGCAAGTCAGGAGGTTACATCATGCATCGGAAAAGTTTGACCGGAGAAGCCAAGCTGAACCGCGATAAGGCAATGCTGAACGATTATATCGCCGGTATGCACATCGCGGAATTGGCTGAGAAATACGGTATCGGCTGCACGAATGTTAAGAAATCCCTTGAAGTGTTAGAGGGTTTTGATGCTGTGCGCCGCAATGACCGCAAAAGCCCGAATCGGAAACCCAACAATCAGAAACGATTGTCGAAAGCCGACATGGAGCAACGGAATATTGAGATTGCGCAAGACTACAAAAACGGGGCCTGGACCTTTGAAATCGCTGAGAAATACAATCTCTCTGGACAACAGGTCTATCATATCCTGCGCAGAAGCCCTGATTATACCCCGCACAAAGAGAATATCGGGTCAGCTGTACAGTTCAAGAAACGCAAACGCAATGCTGAAATCGTTGCGGATGTCAGGGCAAATCCGTACATGACTGTCGGAGAAATCATGGACAAGTATGGGTTATCGGAATCCACCACCTATCAGGTATTTCGGGAAGCTGGGCATCCGATTTCGGGTGGTCTTGTCCGTTTCGGTCCTGAACCGCCCATGAACATCCCGGAATTCAAGCACAGCCCGAAAGTATTGGGGCTACGGCGTGAAGCCTTGGAAGACACCAAGACTCCGGAGGAAATCGAAGCGCGGAACAACGATATCCTGAAAGACTACAAAGCGGGTATCAAGGTAGAGAATATCGCAGTACGGTACAATGTCACACCGCGATTCATTGCGGGGCTTATCCAGAAATACCGGGCACATCATCCCCTCTACCGCAAGAACCTGCGCGGCAACGCTAAAATGAAGAAGAAGCTGCCGGAAGAAGTCTGCGAGGGGATTGCGGTAGAATACCAGAACGGGAAAAGCGTCTCCGACATTGCTAAAGACCATAAGATTGCCGTGGGTCAGACCTATAAGATTCTGCATGACTACGGAAAGCTTTCTGAATCACTGGCAGAAGCCGAAACCCGTAAAGCCGCGCAAAGCCGTTCTCCTATCACGGATAATGTAAAAGCCCGAAACCGGGAATTTGCGGAATTTGCACGGATGAATACCGGCAAAAATCTGCGTGACCTTGCGGATATATACGGTATCTCCTACAGCACAGCTGTAAATATCGCAAAGTCCGAAAACATCCATAAACGGGCGGGGGTAGTTGTACCGTGAAGGATTTCGAGTGGCGGTATCGCAGGCATCGTGGCACGGTAGCAGAGGAATGTCCCCGCGTTGCTGCTATGTGGCATCCAACAGCCAATTCTGTATCACCGGAGGAAGTCACCTGCGGCAGCAATCGCAGAATCGCTCTTATCTGCCCGAAATGCGGATACGGAAAGAACGGCGAATGGCGTCCCTCTATCGCCGGTGCCTGTCGAACAGGCGGCGGATGCCCGGCGTGTTCCGGAAAAGTCCTTGTCGAAGGCGTCAATGATGTAGCTACCGTACATCCCGAAATCGCTGCACAGTGGCATCCGACACTTAATGAGTTCCCGCCCACGCGAGTGACTTCCGGAAGCGCAAAGCATGTATACCTTGTCTGCAAAGATTGCGGGTACGGCGCAAACGGAGAATGGCATCCGATGATTGCTTTTGCCTGCGGGTCCGGTGAAGTACATACCGGATGTCCAGAATGCGCCAGAAACTCACTGAGAAAGGTCATGAGAGCCCACTACGCCAAAACAGCAAGGAAACCTGTAGTATCAGTTGCATGCCCTCAAATCGCCGCTTTGTGGCACCCTGACAATTAATTCGGCCCCGACATGTATACGACCGGCAGCTGCAAAAATATCCCGCTCGTATGCCCCGTATGCGGGTACGGCAAAGACAAAGACTGGACGCCTTCGATTGCTGATGTTTGTCGGAAAGGCGCAAAGTGCCCGTTTTGCGGTAACATCGTGAGGTAATACCCTTGTACAGACAGAAAAACAAGACTCCGTATAACATGGCGGGTCAGATGAAGGTAGGTCTGATTGGCGAATCTGTCACCATGCACTATCTTGACTACTACTGTGAAAAACACAAAGACAAGATTGCGGGATTTTCGGATGTACGGGATGACAAAAAATATCAGGAAGACGACATCGATTTCATTGTATACAGAAAAGACGGTTCTTCATTCACGGTTGAAGCCAAGGCTGACACCTACAAAACCGGGAACGTCTTCCTCGAAACAGCGGTGAATAGTTTCGCTATCGGAGAAGATGACAAGCTGCTGCGGTTTGGAAAATACCAGAAAGCGATAGCCAAGCACTCAAATGGATAGCTGTACAAGGAAGCCGACTATATCTTTTATTATTTCATCGAGACCAGGCAGATATATGTCTTTGAACGCATGGCGGCAATGCACTACCTCGATTTCGCTCTATGCTCGGATACGGTGTTCGTCCACGATGAACGGAGACCTTTCGGAAGGGCTGCGGAAAACAAAGAGCAGCGAAGTAACTACATGCAATACTACGGTACAGGCTTTTGCGTGAACGCGGAACAGATGCGCCGTTCTGATATCATCGACCACCGAATGCATCGCGTCGGCAACAGGAGTCTGCGATTTCCGGAACACATCGAGTCCGGGAAAGTGTTTGAACATTTTGTAAATCATACTTGTATTTGATACACTTTCACGCCAAAATATGGTATAATGCAAGTACAGAAACAGAAAGTACTATATGTTGTGCTTATGCACAACATTTTCCGTTCTGGACACTGTATGTGGCACTTTTGTGTTGACAAAATATGCGAATTGCAGATAATTGGTAATAGGGTAATTTACCTATTTTTCGGGAGAGTTACTTCTTCCGAATATGCTTCTGTAGCTCAGATGGCAGAGCAGCTGTTTTGTAAGCAGGTTGCAGGTTCGAATCCTGTCGGAAGCTGATGCCGGGAAGATGACCTCCACGCGGTCGGCATCGGGCAACAGGCTTAACCTCCCTTAGCTTGGCGAACATCTTCGCAGATAACATAAAACTCTTAAAAGATACCAGATACGCTCCGAAACAACATCATAGTTTTACACACACTTACATACACATCCGCTTGCGGCTGGTTGTAGAGCAGCGGCAAGCATCGTATCTGGTATCCCATAAGAGTTGTCGCTCATAAAGACAGCCTCCTCGCGGCGAGCGGCGGTAACACGGGTATTGAGCTCCCCGTGGCGAATGTCTTTTCTCTTGGGTCGTTAGCTCAGTCGGTAGAGCATCGGACTGTTAATCCGAGCGTCGCTGGTTCGAACCCAGTACGACCCGCCACGCGGAGTATAGCAAAGGTAGCTTACCAGCCCCATATGCTGGTGGTTACAGGTTCAAGTCCTGTCTCCGCACCCATCGTCCATGCCATGACGTTAAACCGGCTATTCATGTCAATCGGTCGGACATAAAATGACCGAAATATTCTGGTATCGAATATGAAGGTTGCAATGCACCATGGTTAATTCGCCCGCAGCGCACGGGAAAAGGTGGTTCAACTCCACCTGCCAGAGCCATGACCTGTTGGAAGCGATTCTAGCAGGTCAAATAAAACAGGGAGGGCACTCCGATGCAGTAATTACCGCGTCCGAATGTCAAAATCAAGGAAAGGGTCACACCGATGTACTGATTTGCCTGATGGCGGGCAGCTCCCGCCTTAAAACACCATAATAGGTAGCGCCTATCTGAGTGCGTCCATACCTCGGCGCACTCAGCCACCCGATGGGACAGCCTCCACGCGGCGGGTGGTGGACAGCGACTATGATTGTCACTGACGAATGTCCTTTCAGAAACCGCATTGCATTCCCTGTGCAAGCGGTATCCTAAACGGTCAGGAAGCTGTGTGGGCGAGTGCTTTCTCTTGTGCTTCGGCACAGAAACAACAAATCTCGTCCCGCTAAGCATGCATCGTACGAGCATCCCCGTTAAGCCGGGGCGCAGCCAGACGCGACATAGCCGAAAAAGGCGAGACTGCTGCGCGGCATCTGGTAAGTTTGCCGCAGTCTTACACAGCCCATAGAATTCCGTTGACCCGAATTGACAGGGAAGTAACGGCAGGGCTTGAATTGAAGTTGACCAGTGTCCAAATGCTTTTCCGGATTCTTTCGTATCGTCCACGCAGAGATTCGCGGAATCGCTAAGAGACACAAAGATGATGTTTCGGGGATGACGACCTACTAAACGGACATCATGGCGGGGCTAAGAGAGGGTTCACCCGCTTTTTCTCATGCAGGTATCGTATAGGGGTTAATACACCAGCCTTCCAAGCTGGTCACGCGGGTTCGAATCCCGCTGCCCGCTCCATCGTCGCCGTCACCGTACGCCACGACATTAAAATTGGCGAGCATGGTCCACTTGTGGTCCGCTGTCCGAATGCCAATGGACAGCCTCTAAAAGAATAGGCAAACAGGTGCTGCACCTGAAGGTATCCGAAAGTCTCGGCATCAGTCGCGAATGGTGCTGAAAAACATCGGAGAGGATACAGCGCAGAATCCTCCCGGGTTGCTACCGGATGGTGCTGGACGCGAGGTTGGCTTCCTCGCTGAGGGGTGATAACCAGCATAAAACACCCTACCGTGCTTGGTTAGCTCAGTTGGTAGAGCAGCGCATTCGTAACGCGCAGGTCGGCAGTTCGAGTCTGCCATCAAGCTCCACGGTCCGATTGGGTGACGCGCTCTTTGAGAATCCGCCCAAGAAGCTGTCAGCGGGGGCATGCACTTGCTGACGGTTGGCTAAGTCCTTACGGAAGTCGTCGTAGCCGGAACCGAACACGAATGGGCAACGTAAAGCCCTGCACGGCAGAGCGTTATCTGCTATAGCGCATGACAACTCTAAGTGGGAAGGAGATGATTCAGATGGAGCAGGCAATTATCAACGTCGAAGGCACAGCAACGATTGAAACCGCAGCGGCGGCTAAGAAGCTGATTGAGACCTTCGGAAGTCAGAACATCCGTGCTCTCTCGGTTAAGCGCGTGGACGAGAACAGTAACGAAGTCGTTGTTGAACTCGATTTTGTACCGGGTCTGGCACCGCATCTGCACGGCTTCGCTTTGCAGGTCAATGGCTTAACTGCGGGTTACGACGGCACCGGCCCCTCGAACCTGTACGAAGTTCTGCAGGCAGCTGGCGTCGATGAGCGCCTTTTGACACGTGAGGATATCACGCAAAAGAGCGCCAAGACCATTCCGCTGCATCTGGAGCGCGAGGTCAAACAGTACGGCGAACTTCACTACGCGTAATTACTGGCGGGTCCTTCCCGCCATCATGGGGGCATAGCTCAGCTGGGAGAGCACCTGCTTTGCAAGCAGGGGGTCGAGGGTTCGAATCCCTTTGCTTCCACCACCAGACACATCTCCATCTTGGAAATCGTCTCTGGGCGTGCATTGTACTGTTACACAAGCGCAGTACGGTCATTTATTTGGTGCGGTACTCCTTAACTACACCACGAAGACGATAATCCTGCCCGCACCGCCCCTACCTGAGGGTCATTTACACAGGGTTACGTCAAGCCGAAAACATCATGCCGAGTGGCGAAAACGGCTGCGGCATGGGCGAGACAAATTCGTCTCGTCAGCCATCTTTTGAGAGCGACCTCCACGCGGTAGATGGCGGGCAACGCAGATTTCTGCGGCTAACACTCTCTGATTCTTGGATAGGTGTCCGAGTGGTTTATGGAACTGGTCTTGAAAACCAGAGATGCATCCGCGTCCGTGGGTTCGAATCCTACCCTATCCGCCATCAGCAGTCGGATACACTCTGTACCCGGCTGCTTTTTACATATTTGCGCTTCTTTTCATCGTACCAGAATCGTTTTTTCCCCGATAGGAGCCTCTCGGATTCTGTTGCGATTTGTGAACATTACGTTAATCATGGTTGTACTCAGTACACTTTCAAGGAAAAATGTGGTATAATGCATATAGAGCGACAGGGAAAACGAAATATCAGAAGTCCTCCGCTCTTCACATCGTTTCGTTGATGTGGGGACTCACCCCACACAGTAAAAAGGAGAAGTAAAATCATGCGCAAAAAGTCTATGATGAAGAATGTGCTTGCAGTTGCCATGGCTGCTACAGTCGCAATCTCTGTTACCGGATGTAAGGGCAAGAAGAATCAGGATGCTGCCTCTTCTGCTCCTGCGACCAGCCAGAGCGATTCCGCAAGCACCGTACAGTCCGAAACCCCCGACACTGCCGAGAAGGAAGATACCAGCGCGGCGGCGTCCGAGAGCAAGCCCGATTCCGATGCTGCCAGCACCGAGAACAAGACCACTGAGTCTGGGGCTGCTTCCGACAAGGCTGAAAAGCCCGCTGCCAGCCAGAACGCGAACCCCGACAATGTTTCTACCAAGGACGGTCCCGCCAAGGCTCCCGTCTACAACACCCATAAAACCACCACCGGCACCAAGACTCCTGCCCAGAAGCCTGCTGCCGTGACTCCCGCTGCCGCTCCTTCCGAGAAGAAGTCTCAGCCCGTCTACACCTTCACCGTACGCCATCATGACGCCACCTGCACCACGCAGGGCTATGATGAGCATATCTGCAACGAGTGGGGCGGTATGAACTACAACGACAACTATGTTGCCGCCAAGGGTCATAGCTGGGATAACGGCACCGTGACGAAAGCTGCCACCTACACCGAGACCGGCATCAAGACCTTCAAGTGCAAAGATTGCGGTGAGACCCGTACCGAGGAGATTCCTTCTCTGGACAAAACCTACCACATCCTGCAGGTCGTTGCTCCTACCTGCACTTCCGAGGGCTATACCATCTATGAGTGCAATGAGGTTCCGGGTCTTACTTACAAGGGCGATTTCACCGACAAGACCACGCACACCTATGATGAGGGTGTTGTGACCAAGGAAGCGACCATCTACGAGAAGGGCGTCAAGACCTTTACCTGCTCTGCTTGCGGTGATACCTATACCGAGGATATCCCGATGGTGGAGAAGACCTGGCACAAGGGTGATACGGTTGCTCCCACCTGCACTGAGCAGGGCTACACCGTCTACATCTGCGACCAGGACGCCACGCTGACCGAGAACCGCGATTTCGTGGACGCTCTGGACCATGATTGGGGCGAGGGTGTCGTCACCAAGGCTGCTACCTGCACTGAGGATGGCGAGAAGACCTTTACCTGCTCTCGTGACGGCGCGACCAAGACTGAGGTCATCCCGGCTGTGGGTCACAAGTGGGATGATGGTACTGTCACCACGCCTGCTACCTGTGAGGCTTCCGGCGTGAAGACCTACAAGTGCCTGAACGATGGCTGCACCGAGACTAAGACCGAGGAGATTGCCGCGCTGGGTCATAACTACGATGACGGCGTTGTCACCAAGGCTGCTACCTGCACCGAGGATGGCGTCAAGACCTTCACTTGCCAGAACGACAAGAGCCATACCTACACCGAGGTCATCCCCGCAACCGGTCACGATTACGACGACGGCGTTGTGACCACCAAGCCCACCTACACCGAGAACGGTGTCAAGACCTTCACCTGCCACAACTGTGGTGATACCTACACCGAGAGCATTCCGGCTCTGGGTTACACCTACAACGAGACCGTGGTCGCTCCTACCTGCACTGAGGACGGCTATACCATGCACGAGTGCGTGGAAGATGCCACCAAGTCCTTCAAGGACAACATCGTCCCTGCGCTGGGTCATGAGTACAAGGAAGTCACTACTCCCGCCACCTGCAAGGACGCTGGCAGCGTAGATAAGGTCTGTGAGCGCTGCAACGATAAGCAGCATGTCCGCGATATCCCCGTCAATGAGGAGCACCAGTGGGACGAGGGCGTTATCACCAAGGAGCCTACTGCCACCGAGCCGGGCATCAAGACCTATACCTGCACCGTCTGCAACAAGACCAAGACCGAGAGCATTGCCAAGGTCCATGTCCACGAGTACACAGGTCTCGGTGAAATCGTCAAAGAGCCCTCTTGCGAGACTGAGGGCGAGCGTTGGATGTACTGCACCAATGATGGCTGCGACAGCAAAATTCTCGCTCCTATGCCCGCTATCGGCAGCCACGACTGGGACTTCGAGCACACCGAATGCCTGAAAAAGGCTACCTGCACCGAGCCGGGCACTATGCTGATGCACTGCAAGCGCGATGCTTCCCATACCATGACCTACTCCTATGGTGGTACTGGTCATATCTGGGATGAGGGTGTCATCACTACGCAGCCCACTCATGACGAGTACGGCGTCAAGACCCTGCATTGCAAGAACTGCGATGCGACCATGACCGAAAAGGTCCTGCCCACTAAGTACACCTTCACCGTTACCGTTGTCCCGCCGACTTGCACCGAGGACGGCTACACGATGCACAAGTGCAACGAAGATGACAGCTTCTCCTACAAGGACAACATTGTACACTCCACCGGTCACCATGCCGAGATGCGTGTCATTGAGCCTACCTGCAAGGAAGAGGGTCGCACCGAAATCTACTGCACCGTCTGCGGTGAAGTGAGCACCGTTCTCTCTACCACGCCCAAGAAAGACCATACTTGGGATAACGGTGTCGTTACCACCGAGCCTACCACTGAGCATGAGGGTGTCAAGACCTACACTTGCACTGGCTGCGGCGAGACCAAGACTGAGTCCATCGCTCGTCTGCCCGCAAGTGCCAAGGTGGCTGCAAACCCTATCGTAGCCGGGGCTGAGCCTGTTGTCGAGGTTCCGGCGCAGGAAATGAGCGCCGAGAGCATCAACGCCGAGACCTATGTCGCAGAGACTCCGGTTGAGTCTGCTGTACCTGCTGAAACTTCTTCCGAGCCCGTTGCTCCTGTTAAGCCCACTGTACCTGCTGAGACTCCTGCAGAGCCTGCCGCTCCTGTTGAGTCTGCTGAGACCGAGAAGTCTGCCGAGACTTCCGAGGACAGCACCGACACCAAGCAGGAAGATGCCGACATGCCTAAGGAGACCGAGGCTGAGGTCGTAATCGTTGAGGGCGCTGCGGAGTAAATCTCCCGTTTCCAACACTACAACATAGGTCCGCAAAGACCTGAATCCATCGAGGCTTGCCGGGAAACTGGCAAGCCTTTTTTATTGCCCGGCAGACCCGTATGGTGCCGCTTACAAACCAAAGAAAGGTGATACGAATGATTGATTACATTGAGAAAGCAAAGGCGTTCGCCATGATGGCGCACAAGGGCCAGACCGACAAGGCAGGGAAAGACTACTTCACGGCGCATGTGGCCGTTGTCGCAGACGGCGTTGAGCCTGACCCGCTGGTGAAAGCTGCCGCCTACCTGCACGACACGGTGGAGGATACCGGCACCACGATAGATACCATCAGAGCGGAATTTCCTCAGGAAGTGGCTGAGGCGGTCTCTGTACTGACTCGGAAAAAAGATATGACCTACGCAGAGTATATCTGGCGTGTTAAGCAAAACGACATTGCCGTCAAGGTAAAACGCGCAGACCTCGTCAGCAACATGGACCTTAACCGAATCCCGTATCCTCTCACAAGCAAAGACCTTGCACGAGAAGCCAAGTATCTCCGTGCCTACAAGATGCTTGATGGCAGAAAGACAGTCTCTGCTGTAAACCCCTATGCTCTGTATGACTATCTCGTTACCTGCGGCTGGGAGAGTGACCCTTCTGAGAACCAGACATCCGAATCTCCCGTTCTGAAAGCGCCTTTCGGCTCCTACAAGGTGCTGGCTCCCCTTGATATGCAGCGCACAGACTACGAGCAGCGCCTCAGAGACGCTCTGGAAACACTTTGCTTCTTCGAGGCGGCACCGATGTGCGATATTCTCGGAACGCTCTTATACTGGACGCCAGCACCCGCAGAGAGCAAGTCCTGAGCCGAGGAAACGCCATTTTAGAAACTTGCAAAGACTCGCGTTTGTGTTGCTGTTGTTTTTGGCTGCTTTCTGAAAGTGCAGTTTCAGCACTGATTCGCACAAGACGAATACGACAAGCAAGCGAGCAAAATGCGACTCGCCCAGATGTTAATTGTTTGTGAATCATACTTGTACTCGCTACAAATTTGCATCAAAATATGGTATAATACAATCATAAAAGCAGCGATAAAATGTGATATTCGCTGCAAAATCAAGCCATGTAACTGTCGTCTGCTTTTGCGGACGACATACTATGCTCCAGTGGCGGAATTGGCATACGCAGCGGCTTCAAACCCCGTTTTTCTCCGGGTTCGACTCCCGGCTGGAGTACCAAAAATTTTAGAATCGATTTTATAGGAGTGTGTCCATGAACATCATAAACGCAGTGACCATCGGAAAACTCATCGCCGCGCATCGTGAAGGTGACGAGGAAAAATTCAGGGCTTATGTCGAGTTCATTGCCGAAGCCTATGAGCAGCAGGGAAATGACCGTGCCGCTAACATCATCCGCAGCAACTATACCGGTGACTATGGTGAGCAGGGGAAGGTCGTTCTGGATGAAGCAACAGAACAGACTACATACTACGAGACGGGCTGGTATGAACCTGACATTTTGGGGTCCGGTGGCTCCTATCGCGGAGTTACAAAAACAAGCTCAGAGGAAGAAGCGTTGCAACGGCTGCTGAAACACTCTGCCGACTATGCACATCGTATCACTGTATATAAGAAAGACGGCAAAACCATAAAGCGGGAAATCGCCGAGTATGACCAGTGGGAAAAGAAGTGGAGGACATAATGAAGTGGAATGTATTTTCTCTTGAAACCGTTAAAACAGCATTGGAACCCAAGTTTGTGTTGGAGAAAGTCCGCTATGTGACGGACGACGAAGAGTACGGCGAGGGCGAGTCTACGCGCCTTGTTTTCCGCAATGTAGAAGAGATGCCGGAAATCGACTATATTAAGCGGACCGTCTGCACATTCATTCAGGACACCTATGTTCATTTTAAGGACAAAAGCCTCAAGCCGATGTGTATTTGGCAGGATAACCTCAATGAAAGCGAGGACCATATCCGTTATTCCACAAACAACCTTGTGTCGCCGCCGCTGGGACTCATTGGCGAAACATACATTTCTGACGAAAGCCACACACACAAGTGGCTGGTAGCCCAAGGAGGAACTGAACTTCTTGAGAAAGCGTCCGTCAGCATTGATGTTGATGTGATTTACGCCTATGACAATGTCGATAAGGTTGAGAAAAGTTCCGAAAACGGCGAGGTACATGGTGTTCTCATCAACAGTACAATGTATCTGCGCGAATCGGAAATCAAACAGGTTGCTCAGCTTATCAAAGATGAAAAGCTTCGTAACCGCGTATTGACGCTGATGCGCTCTCATCGCCGCATTGTGTCGGCTCCCGAAAAAGAGAATCGCAATATTCGGGAAGTCGCTTCTGCGCAGATGCTGGGTCAGGGGTGAAATTGTGAAACACAAAATCTCAGAAATCGGCGCTCAGATGCTCCGATACCAAGAGCAGCTTGCCAACGAACACAAATACAAACCCATCCCGCGTACCTTCTTCTGCGATGTGAGAGCCGAGTTTCAAAAGGCATTGCCGGAATGGTGCAATATGTCCGGTGACACGATTTCGCTCGAAACCGTTGATGGCACAGTCATTACCAACGGGTACAACCGTATCGTGATTGGTGACTATGGTGCATTTGTTGAGTTTTCCCGCGTCCAAGCCTGTATGCGCCGCCTCAAAATCAAAGAAGGGCAAATGTATCGCGCAAAAGAGCCTCGCTATGCTGAGCATGTCAAATATCTCTGGCTTACGGCAGATGATGGTTCGAATGTGAAGGTTTATGAACAAAAGCGTCCGGTAGAATATGCTGACTACATGCCGGGGATGCTGTATGTTAGTGTGTATGAGGTTTTCCCGACCAAAGCCACCAAATAAGAGAGGCTCTTATGAAAAGCATGCAGCCGAAAATTGGCGACACTCTCTGGGGCGTCTGGGAACATCGGTACTACAACGAAAAGCGGCTCGTTGAACTGGAATATGTTGTATACCCTGTCAAGATTACCAGATTCTTTAAGGGAAAATATGTCGATGCGCATTGCGTCGGTGTGGATGTGGATGGTCACACCACTGTCCACTGGATTGCGGTCAAAAACATCGGTAAAACGGCGCTTTATAATCCGACTGATGCCGCCAAGCATGCCGAGGCGATGTCGGATTACTATGACAAGCACTACGCTTTCGGAGGTACACCAATTAGGCGAACACAGTGGGAACATTTTCTTGAGAAGGACTAGGCATGGGTAAGCACAAGAATAAAAAGCGCACACCGATAGGTTCACTTCCTCGAATCCTCGCGTCTTGGGCGAAGATAAAAACAAGAAATTCCAACCATAGGTTGCGGAATGAAGAGGCAAAAGAGGAGCAGATATGAGTTTGCACGGAGAACCCTTGTTTGAGGGGCTGAATTTCAAGAAATTGTTTGGAAAAGAACTTGTTGTCGATAAAGTATTCTGGAGCTATGACGGCATTTCGTTGCTCTGCGTATGCAAGGATGAGGACGAAAAATTGTATTTCTGTAACTGCACAGAAGTGCGAAGCGAAGAACGCTGGGTCCTGTATCCGGCGTCGAAGCAGCAAATCGAACAAATCGTCAGCAAAAGCAAGACCCCGGCCGAAGTATTCCGGGATAGCCGTGTAGTGTATATGTATACCATCGGCTTGGATACAGACCAAGGAACATTGAGGGAACTGGCGGTCAACGAATTGCCGGATGCGGACAGGCTCCCGGAAGGAGCGTATGTGTGATGAGCAAGCACAAACTCGGTGCCGACCGCGTTCTTCACGAAGGCGATGCCTACTGCGAATAAACATCAACCACAAGTTGATTGACCAGAACCACAAAAGTGGTATAATGTAAACAGAACGAAACGAAAGGAGACAACCGAAGATGCTGTGCAAGACTGTTAATGCTATGTCGTTTGCTGAGTATAGTTACGAATCTGAATTCGAGTCCTACGAATCCAGCTTTGTTTCCTATACCCATCGACAGGCAAAAACAGACCTCGAACGGCTGCGGTGCGTCTTCTGACGGCATTTGCATTTCGAACGCTGCTTGTCGATTCATTTCGGCAGGCAGCGCTTTTTTGTTGCCTGCAATATAGAAAGGCAGCAAGAAAATGAACGTTCCAACCATCGATATCCAGCAAACAGGTGCCAATATCAAGGCACTGCGAAAAGCAGCAGGCATCAAGGTCAAGGATGTGGCAGACACGCTCGGTGTATCCACACAGGCAGTCGCCAAATGGCAGGCAGGCACTGCACTTCCTACCATCGACAACCTTGTGATTCTCGCCGCGATGCTCAATACGAAAATTGATGACATCCTTGTCATCGCATAAACCCTCGCCGCAGGATTGCGGCTATATGGCCGAATAGACGAATTGGTTAAGTCGCAAGCCTTTCACGCTTGAGAGTATGGGTTCAAGCCCCATTTCGGTCACCATCTGCTTCTGTAGCTCAGTTGGTAGAGCAGTAGGTTGAAGCCCTATGTGTCGCTGGTTCGATTCCAGCCGGGAGCACCATATGTGTCGGTATGCAAGTGGTTAAAGCAAACGGTCTGTAAAACCGCTCCGTTACGGTTCGTAGGTTCGAATCCTACCCGGCACACCATAAGGCCCCTTCGACAAGTTGGTCCAAGTCGCCAGCCTCTCAAGCTGGAGTCGGCAGTTCGAGTCTGCCAGGGGTCATACAAGCACTCATATACGAGTTAGTAAAGTTTGTTAATTCAGAAAAATGGGTGCAAATCTGCAGAGGTCGCCTAACGGTAGGGCAACGGATTGCTAATCCGTCGTCGGGTCAATTTCCGGCTTGCGAGTTCGAATCTCGCTCTCTGCGCCATATGCTCATGTGGTCGAGTGGTCGATGGCAGCGGTCCAGAAAACCGCCGGTGAGAAATTGCTCGAAGGTTCGAATCCTTCCATGAGCGCCACTGCCTCTAAAATCTCCGATTCCAGTCGAGGATTTTAGGGGCACTTTTTTGTTTGTGTCTTATTTGTTACGATTCGCTGTTCATGGTTGTACCGAATACACATTTGTGGTATAATGCTAATAAAGTAACGGAGGTGCGCCATGATTTTTGAAATGACTAAAAAGCAGTATCAGCTGTTTTTGCATGTCATGCAGGTAATGCAGACATTCTACGGCAATGATTTTTCTTCCATCTGCAAAGAGGTGGGTGACGCCTACGGTGTGCATGATGCCGATATTGAAAAGGCGTATACGATGTTCACGGATTTCAAGGTCACCGCTCCCGTACCTTCCATGCAAAACGCAGCGAAGGAGATTTATCATACTGCGCTCTCGGCAACGAATATCGAGGCAGAGAACAAGGAGAACCCGTATACTAAGCGCATCGACATGAACGAAAGTGCTTGGGTAAAAGCTGCTGCCATCCTCGATGCTTATTCAAGAATCTTTATGGGACAGTTCAGCATCATCTATGAAGTTCTCGATATAGCTGATACCGATAATAAACCGCAGTTGCAGGCGTATCATGACGCTCGTTGGGGCGGCGTTGGTATAGCAGAAGCCCGTGACCTTCTGATTCCGCAGCTGAGAAAACTCCGGGTTGGCTGGAATGGCAATTTCGGCATCTCCAACGCAGGGCTTGTCTACAACAGCAAACTTGCCTATGAGATGCTCAAAGCAATCCTGTATGCGTGCAGGCAAGGGGACGGCACCGTTCTGAAAGTAACGGACGAACCGCTGATGTATGCGCCCGGCAAATCAAATATTCATGCGTTGTAAAGCATCTTTTTAAGAAGGAGATTTCATGAAAGCCAACTATAAAGTCGTAAACAACCGTCAGGCGCAGCTGAAAAAGGTCATTCAGAATTTTGAGCCTACGGGTGTGTGCGCGTTCCTCATGTTTCGCTACTATGTTATGCAACTGATGACCGAATCGGAAGCTGCAGGTGGGCTGAATGTACCGCTTAGCGATTCCGCTGAACTGCGAGTGAGTGACAATGTCGATGGGTTCTTCTCCAGTGCGAAGGATGAGGCTGTTTCGAATTATCTTGACCCTGACGACGAATCTAAGGATGTCATCATCCATTTCGATGGCACTCCGGAAGAATTCTCCAAGGAACTTGAATCGTACATTCTCGTGGCTATGGTTAGCAACTTTGAGCACGCATTCCTCGATTTTTCGGATGTCACTGGTATCAGCCGTGGGCACTTCGAGTTGGCTGTCGCAAAATTTATGTCCGAATACGAACAGACAGAAGGAAAGGTCAACAGCTTTTGTGACTACGAATATGAGGAGTGATGAGTTGTGACGGTTCTCGAAAATGCACTTGCGGTAAATGACGGCAAAGCGGTCGTCATTTCGATTAAGCGTGAATGGCTCTCTAAAATCATGGCAGGTGAAAAGACTCTCGAAGTCCGCAAATCCCGCCCTTGGGAAATCTCGTTTCCGTTCGCAGTATTCTGCTATGAGACGAAGGCGAACGGCGGTGCAGGGGAAATCATCGGGGCCTTTACCTGCGAGGACATCGACCAGCTGAACTGCCTGACAGGATTGTCTCCTTACTATGCAGACGGCGAAAAGCTGTCCAGTATGGCGGATAAGTTTATTCGGGAAAGCTGTATCGATATAGCCGCGCTGTTCGAGTATGGCAACAAAACCGGCATGCTGTATGGCTGGAATATCTCAAATGTCCGCAAACTTTCTCTGCCCATGCATCAGCTGCACCTGAAACGCGCCCCGCAATCGTGGCAATACGTGAACCTGAACGCAGACGACATCGAAAGCGTAGCTGCCGCCATTGAATGAGCAGGAAGCGTAGCTGCGGGGAACCCGGCGAAAGCGTAGCTGCATCTCAAAATCCCCCTTGCACAGTTGTGCGAATCGAATAGAATAGTAAGTGCATGATAGATACCATCTTCTGATTCCCCATACCGGTAGATTCACAATCTGTTATGTGCTTAGAGCAGACTCTCGAAATGAGGGTCTGCTTTTTTGTTTCCATTTTAGAAAAGGAGGTAAACCTTGAATACCAAAACATTTACGAAATTTGCAAAAGCAGCCGAAAACTGCCGCTACAAGAACGATTTTCAGTTTGATTTGGTGCAGTGCGAGAAAGCGTATCAAATGGGCGGCGAGATGCGGATTGAAGCCGAATGCTGGCTGAATCTCTTTGAGAGCCTTGAAGAAGACGACATCAAATCTTATGTCAAGTCGGTCTATAGGCCAGGAGACCTTGACCCGTTTCGCAAGAAACTGCCGAAGGAGTAAGTCCAATAATGCAGATACTATTTCATCTCATGGCAGATACCGGATGTTTGCCGGACAAGGTCGTTCCGCAAATCCCTACGAATCGGATGAAGGGGGAGGACCAGGAAACACCGAGAATCTGTACCGGACACACACTCGATGACTGCCTGACCGGCATCGGTATCCCGCATTTCATATCGAGTTTCTTGCTATCGGAAATTCGGCAGGGGAGAAGCGCGAAACACGCCGCCGAGACGATGCTCCTGCCGTTCGTCGGAAGAGTGTATTGTGTCGAGGATAACAACCCAGCACTGATACTGGACGATAAGACAAAGTATTTCGTTGAAGATTCCGTTGCCACGCACGAATGCTGGCTGACGGAGTACATCGAACCCATCAGAACGGAAAAGCTATGGCTCGTGGACGGAGAAGTTCAGTTCATACCGTTTTCGCATAACGGCAAACAGTACGAATACCCTGTCGTTCTCGATTCTCAGTGGTCTTCGATTCCGATGCAGCCCGCTCCTGAATTCCGAAAATGCCTTCTCGATGTTACTAAGAAATGGCTTGAGGAAGAATAAGATGCGAGAAATGTGCCGTGAATAACAACACTGAAATGCAAAAATCGCACACAAAACCATGGCGGAGTCTTTTTCGGAAGACTTCGCCTTTTTTTGTTTTTCTCTTGCGTATCCTTGCGAACGGCATAGAATTGGTATTGTACGATAGATAACATTCTACACAGCCGAATCTTTCGGGCGTACATCATTCACAATTCTGTTTTCAAATTAGGCAGACTTACCATTCGTGGTAGGTCTGCTTTTTTTGTTTTCAGAAATCCGTATCCATCTTTTTGAACGCGACTGCAAGGAGGTCCGCTATGTTTAATCGCAATTCGAAGAAAAACACACGCTTCGCCATCTATGCCGGTAACCCAGGTTTTTCCGGCATGGTTATCTGCTCCGATTTTATCGGGTATGTCAAAGCCCCAACGCTCGGCGACGCCTATGATGCAGCGTATCGGTATCTTGCCAACAGCGGATATACCGCCATCGTAGTCCGTGAAGCATGAAGTTTTTCCGACAACCGAACATCAATCACATCCCGCCAGACAGCTTTTGTCGGCGGGAACTTTTATTCAAAGGAGTAATCACAAATGAAAATAAACGACAAACAGAAATTCTATGCCGGGACCACCGCTTTTATGCTCAGCATCATCACCATCATAGGCTGCTTAGCCTGCTTTTTCTCGACGCCTGCGTATGCTGCGCCGGTAAAGTCATCTGATGATGATTCCGATATCGAGTATGTCACGCCGTTGGAGGTTCATCTTCGTGAACTCAACGCTCAGCCGCCTTTCACGCCGGTACTGCCTATACCTGAGCAGGAGGTGACCGAGACAGAGCCAGAATCTGAGCCTTCTGTCGAGACGGCAGAGACTGCGGCGGAACCGGCAGAAGAACCTGTGACGGACACGATGCCTCAGAACCTTTCTGACAATGAATACGCCATCTATACAGCGTTGCGGGATGCAGGTCTTTCTAAGGCCGGCACTGCAGCTGTGATGGGGTGCATGGCAATGGAGAGCGGGCTTCGTGTTACTGCCGAGAATCCGAACGACGGAGGCTATGGGCTTCTGCAATGGACACACGGCCGTAAGACGAATCTCTTGAACTGGTGCTATGCATCGGGTTTGGATGCAAGTTCCGTGTCCGGTCAGGTCCAATTCTTTGTCCATGAGCTCAATGCCACCTACAGTCAGGCAGCTGGGTACTCGTATCCGGTATACGAGACACTCACCACGAGCGACAGTGTAGAAGATTGTCTTGCGATGTTCTTCTCGCACATGGAAGCCGGGGTGAATGTCCCTATCTCGTCCAGCAAGGTCTATTGCGGGAACCTGACCACCTTACAACTCTACAACAAGCGGCTGAACGCTGCTTACAAGTATTTCTAAAAAATGAGGCGATTTACTATGACAAACACTGCGTATAAGACTCGAAAACTACTGTCTATGCTCTCCTGTGCCGAGAAGGAGAACGACGGTCTGATGCTGACGCATAACCTGCAAAACATGCAGCGCAACGGCAAGCAGACGGGCTGCTACGGACACATCATGAATATCCTGAACGGAAAATGCGTGTATGTGACCACAGAACGGTCTTGCTATCAGCCGATTGCCGACAAGAATATGGTTCGCTATGCCGCCGATATGAAGGATTACTCCTCTGTATCGCTCGGTGCCAGGGGCCGCAACCAGTTTGTGACCAATGACGAGTTGGTCGGAAAAATCGTTGACATGCTTCGATAACCGGAGCAAAAAAGGAGCATTACCATGAACAGAATCATCTATACCTTCTTCAAAACCTTAGCTGTCCTGTTTGTTCTCTTCATCTTCCTGAGCATCAGTGCTTTGGCACAGTCCTTCACGCTGCACAATATCGCGCTGCTCGTGGTCAGTGTCATTTGCCTGAACAAATGCTGCGGGATGATGCTTGCGGCAAAAGCTGAAAGAAAGTGAGGAAAAATCATGAATACCAATATTCGCTGGCTCGCCGCTTATACTGCGGACATCTTTGACGATTATCTCGCCGAGATAAAACTTCCTATCGTTTGCAGTGATGCAAGCGAGGAAGAAGACCGGCATAGCAACGAAAACAGTGCGATGCTGTATGGCATGGAATACTGGAATCTCGTGGAAGATATCGAAGCCTATCTTCGTGCCTCTGCCGAGAAGCCGGTCAATCCGAATGAAATTCTTGCCATGTTCGACACGCTTCTCACGGATAAGGGTCACAGTGACTCGATTCCGAGCGGAGAGAAGCGCGATGAAATCATTGCAAGAATCGATAAACTCCTGAAACCAGCGGAGGTAACGAGATGACACTTACACGAAAAGGCTGGAATAGCCTGAAACCCATCACAGCACCCGAGCAGATGCCCGCACCCATCCACTGGAATCCGATGAGCGATGACTGGAAGCGGTGGATTGACAGCCATCAGGTATATAACGGCGAATCGAGATTCTCCAAGGAGATGCTCGATGCCATGAAAGCACTGCATGACAAGATTCTCAGCTTCGGAGGAGATGAGGTCTGCATGACTGCCTACGACGAAGACGCCGTAAAAACACTCAGTCGGGGGCAGTTCTTCTATGGCAGCAGCTATATGCGCAAGGGTCAGCCCAGTCAATGTCACGCGAATTCCGCTTATCTTTGGGATGCAAACCGTGGTCACTGCTCTATTGCGACCGGGTATGCTCTTTCTGAGGACGGGCTTTGGCGTTGTCATTCCTGGGTCGTACAGCCCAGGAGTCGCACGATGCGCGTCTGGGAGACGACCGTTAAGCGTGTGGCGTATTTCGGGTTCGTGATGAACGATACCGAATGCCAGGAGTTTTTGGACAATAACACCTGACTACAAAGGGGTCATTTGTGTGAACGAATCTAACAATATCCAGAAGTTATCTGAATACGGCATGATTGCTCCGGACGGAACATGGTATCCTTGCGAGTTTGGAGAACATGCGGCTCTTGCGGGGCGCATCATCATGCAAAACAGAATACGCCTGAACCTCTCTGATAAGGAAGTCTTGGACATGGCCTATGATTGGAGCGGGAAGGGTCTCGATTACCTGTACCGGCGCGGTTGGATTGCGGTTCGTAATCCGTCTTTGGGAAAAACATTTCTCGATATGGACGCCACTAAAACCGCAACTCAGGCACAGATGAACACCGTTTTCGATTACATCCACAAATATGAACGCTATGACATGGATATTTCCAAGCTCACAGCGTTCTAAAAGGGGAATTGAAATGAATAATACTATGATTCCGATTTTACCGGAACTGAAATCTGCGATGAAGCAGGTCACAAAACAATATCAGTCGGACTTTGACCTCGACACAAAGGTCATTCAGAAAGCCGCAAAGGAAGCGAAAGCCGACGGTAAACCTCAGACATTTCTGTGGTTTTGCAGGGAAAGCGGGACCTACATTGCGCGGGAATCTAACGCGTATTTGAAGGAATCGCCGATGTACATCTCCTACCACTACTATGCGGACCAGCAGAGACGGGAAGCGAAAGGCATCAAGGCGTATGTCGTCACCGTTACGGGACTTGATGGCAGAAAACCCTTGGGGTTCGCAACGCCCATCGACTATTTCAAGGAATGCGAGCGGCAGAAACGGTATGCCGTTCCTGCAAATCGGATTGCTCTGCATTTCGAGAAGGAGACGGTCGTTACGGAAAGACCCAAGACCATCCCGCGCCATCACAGCGAGTACGGAGAACTCAAATCCGTCACCTATCTGCCGGATGATGCTGCTGCGCTCGACTATGCGCTTTCCATGGTGCATCAGAGCCGCGAGAAGTCCAGCCGAAAGGTAGGTGCCTGAATATGGGTAAGATTATCGAGTTGACCCATGACGATGTTCAGAACGAACTTGCCTATGCTCTTATCTGCGAGACTATGGAGGGTGCATACTGGAATTCCGGGCGCAGACGCCGTATGTTCAGCAAAGCCTTTACGCGCAGTGAACAGCAGCGCATCTCGAACATCAAGGCTAAGGCACACAAGTGGTATCTCGTTACAGGTGTACCCGAAAAGGTACGCATGAGCTACGACAACTACTTGCTTTGGCAGCGCCTTGCGAACTTCTGTGCAGCTATCTGAGTATCAGCAATACCATACAGTGGGCTTTCCTTTTGGGAAGGCCCATTTTCACTTGCATGTTTGTGCGAACCGAATAGAATGGAAGTGTACGATAGATAACATTCCACTTAGCAGCATTTGCCACCGTACAATTCACAATCTGTAAACAACAAGCAGACCCACCATTTTGGCGGGCCTGCTTTTTTTACTTGGAAAGGAGAAATTGCCTACGACAAACACATTAACTGTAGATTTTAGCTATGTTGCCGAATTGGACAACGGTTCCAACCCGAGCATGGTATACGGCGAAGATATCGCTGAGAAAGTTTGAGGTGAAAAAATATGATGTATCTGAAACAGTTCCCGGATATCTGCCGGGAAATGGGGTTTGATGTCGAAGAAAAAGCAAAAACCATAACCTTGCGCATTACCGACATCAATTACTCCATCGACATCAACAAGAAACTCTTTTTGGAGGACCTTGAGTTGATACTTGATTCGTACAGTGAAGTGCGTGAAGCAATCGCCATTTTTGAGGCTAAAACGAAGTCCGGGAAATACGACAACTTGGATGCAACCGAGCTCCAGAAACTCAAGTGCGTCTTTGACAAAGCTTGGGAAACCGGGCGGCTCAAAGATGACACCGGTATGTTCCAGACAGAAGTGGATACCTGCCATCAGCACGCCGAATATCTCAAGGCTGTTCTTGAAAAGCTGCTGGAAAAGCTGAAAAAGGAAGTCGATAAAGCACGTCTCTATTCCACGTCTTCCCATGACTTTCCGATTGTCATGAAACAGATTGATGCATCCTGTTACAAAGCATATGTGCCCACGAAATCTAATAATGGGTTCATTGTTCAGGAATACATCTTTGACCTGAATGACATTGGGAAAAACGATGAGAAGAAAATTCGCACTCAGTTCGATGAACTTTTCCAGAGGACGAACACTGCTGATAGCTACCGTCTTTTGGCAGAGCTTTCCATCGAGGTTGGATACTTTGTCCCGGTCTGCGGAATTTTTTTCAAAAAGATGAGCGACGCCGTGTCGTACATCAAGACGAAAACCGACGTTGACATGACAATCGTGCAGTCTGATAAGACAAATCTCGAAATGATTCGGACATTGGATAAGTTTCACTTGGCAATGCTGCTGAATCATATCTGCGCGGACAGCAAAAATTGCCCCTCCTCCACCACAGGCTGGTGTGAATGGTTGGGCAATAACTGGAATTCTATGACTTGAACCATTTTTTAGAAAATCGAAAAACAGGAGATAAAACTATGGCACGGAAAGAAATCAAAATTTTCATGGATTCCAAGGAAGTATCCAACTTCCTGAAAGTCATTGACTGGTCTTGGTTGTTCACCTTCCTCAGTGAACGCTACAACGTCTCGCTGAGTCCCCACAAAGAACTGAAAGAACTGCGCGATGGTGCAGCAATCATCAAAGTCGAATGGCCTGATGAATTGATTGAAAAGTGCGGGATGATGGCTGATGTGTTTTCGTCGGTCAAGCTTGTTACGTTTGATTCGTGTTTCAAGCAAGTCGTGGAATACGATGAAGATAAATTCAATGAAGAACGGGAAGCATGGTTTTCCCATCCGACAAAGATATTCAGCTATCTTGATTGTGATGGCACAGTCAAGGAACGCACTCTTGCGCTGAACATTTCCCTTCGTTACACGCTGTATGACGGAGGCTATAATTTTGCAACACTGCTCTATGCGGTTTATTCCGACGTGAACGGCTGGACTGTTCAGATGGAAAAGGAGTGATATGAAGAATGTGCTCTGGAAAAATCCGAAATTCGAGGGCTTAACGAAGTAAGTATTTAGGAGGAAAAATATCATGGCAAACAATATCAACCGCGAGGGATTCAAAAGGTTCCTCGAGCTCGGCGCTCCTTCGTTCGAAGGCAATATCATTCTTGATTCCGGTGAGCTGTCCGAGTATTACTACCGTTTTATGCGCATACCGCTCGCCTATGGTGAGCACAAGGTAGATGTTCTGTACGGGCAGCGGTTTTATGGAACCTTGGAAAAGAAACCCGTAACATTCAACCAGAAGATACGCTTCCTTTGCCTCGTTGTCGATAATGCCAAAACCGTCAATGAAACATGTGACTTCAAAACGATTTTCTGCCGTTCTTCTTTTACCTCGGATTCTGTCATAGAGGAAATGGCACAGAAGCTGTTCGATATGTTCCGAGAGAATGTGACGGAAGAAGACAAGAAGAAAATTCTCAAGGGCGGTTATTACGACCAGACAGCACGACAGAACGCTTTCTGTCGCATAATAAAGGGGTATAAGAATTATCGCAGCCCTATTGACAGCATTATCGATGAGATTGGAAAAGGGTCTTGCTTTGGCCTGACATCCACAAATGCCGATGAACTGGTAGTGGATTATCTTGCTAATCCCACCGGCTGGGCTGAACGGACGATGGAGAGAATCAAGAAAGCGAGCCTTGAGTATTCCGGGCTCCAGTTCTGGATTACATTGGCCATGACGGAGGAGTTAATGGAAGAGTACGTGAAAAAGTACAGCAATCCCGATACTCCTGAAGGAAAATTCAAATCCTTGACAGACAGCATCAAGAACTATAAGAACGTCCACCTTGGCTTGGATGTCAACGGAGAAATTGACTCTGTCAAGTACCCCGTTGACGGAATTTTCAATATGGATGCCATGTATGATGGATATCTCGATACATGGAACATTACTCCGCGTAGTGAAGAGGAACGCATTGAGGAATTTTTAGAGGAAAACGATGCTCTTCTTAAAAACCAGGATAAGATTCCGTTCAAATACATTTCGGATATCCATTACGGAAAGAAAACGGTCTGGAAGAATCCAGATTTCGAAAACTAACAAATAATAAAGCCGCCCACAACATAATTTGGTGGGCGGCTTTTTTTAGAAATCTACGCTACAATAATAATCCTGTCAAGAATTATTCCGCACAGAATTATTATACCGGTTACAACGACTTATTTTATAAAGGAAATGCACTACACAAATGTATAAGCAACTACTAATCACGGGATAAGGAGTGAGTGGACTGTTCTCCACATCTAAAATAGCACTCTTCTCCACTCGTCTTCGAATGAGCAACATTTTTTACTTGCCAAAATATGCGAACTAAGTAGAATGGGTATTGTACGATAGATACCATTCCAAATCAAAAAGGCTTTCTGCCTTTCGTACATTCACAATTTCGCTTAAAGGGCGGACTTCTCGATTCTGAGAGGTCCGCTCTTTTCGCATCCAAAACACTTAAAGGAGTTTGTATCATGAACAAAACTGTACCAACTATCGAAATGAACCCCATCGATGACATCCAGCATCTGCTCGAGGAATCCGGCTGCTACGAATCGGAAGTCGAAATGATGAAAACCGCTGGCACCTACGATGCGTTTGTCCGCAAGGTCCACGATGCCATCGACTGGGGTTACCTTTGCACACAGATGACTGAACTGGAGAACAACACGATTGCTGCCGCCATCGAAAAAGTCCATGGCATGACTACCAAGACGGAGGATGATGCGTGATGTTTAAGAATCTGGTGCGTTCGGAAAAATACCTCATTACAGCTGTGCTTTACCTGCCTAAAAACATGGACACCAAGATGGTTTCATTCCTGTCTTCGGGCGCTGGTACCGCAATGCTCGATGACTTGGATAAGCGCGGATACCGTGTTTTCTGTGTTTCGCTCAATTTTGAGCTAAACGCCGAATTGACCAATACTTACAGCTGCAAGCCCGCCAATTCACTGCTCGAATTGATGAAGCGTGACCTGCGCCTTATCTCCGAGCCGCACATCTACATTGCTGGGTACTGTGACCGGAACGCATCCGAGTGGCAGATGGTCAAGAACTCAACCACAGGTCTTCCTCTCGTATCGCTGGTAGACCATCCTACCGATGCACGGACAAAGGAAGCATTCCTCTATCGGCTCAATGAGAACGGAGAAGCCTGCATGGTGTTCGATTCCGCTTACTTTGGCTCCGAGCACACGCCGATTGGCAGCTACCAACTCACCGAAAAGGAAATCCGCGCCGTTCAGGCAGCGCTTCGCAGCGAGAACTATATTTACTAATCACAGGAAGGAGTATGCAATCATGAACCTTATCATTAACACGGTCGGCGGTCAGCTTCTGACTCTCACCCCGGAAATGCTTCAGGAAAAGTTCGGCCTCAAATCAGACATTCTTTCGCTCAGTATTGAGGTATCTGACGGCAATACCGCAATTACCGCTCAATCCTATACCAAGTGGGAGTGTGCAGGCGATACGATTTGCCCTCTCGTTGATGTGAATGTGAAGAATGACGGCAAGGAAATGCAGGCAGCAATGTTCCAGCTTCCGACGCCCGAAATCCCTGCTCCGTTCTGCCGTCTGTATGACGAGCAGGGCAGCGATGAGGAAGACTGGTTCGCGGCCGCAAGCTTCTCGCCCCGTTCTGACAATGATGACAGCAAGCATCCTGTGTTTGTGGACGACAGTTTCGGAAAGCCTGTTCTGGCATCTGATGTCATCCAAAACCGTGACGGAGAGTTTTCTTCCCGGTGCTCGACCAGCAAGGAACTGTTTGACTTCAATGTCGAGGTCGCACAGAATCGCTGAGTTCGCTTTTGCTACAGCAAATTTATGTATGACAGGGAGTTGCCTTCGGGCAGCTCCTTTTTTTGTGCCTTTTTCGTTGCACATTCTTGCGAACCGCATAGACTGGTATTTAGGGAGGTGTTTTCATCCTTGAAAATCAAAAGAGAAATGCCTGTTTCAGTATCACCTACACTCAAATCCGCGTTTTCACTCGGAACCATCGTAAAAGTTCGGCAGGACGCCGACCAGAAATATATGATTATCGGCTATGCAACCGATATCGGTTCCTACGCCTACTATGCTGCGCCATGGCCGCAAGGATTCATTGACGGTGACAGCGTTTTCCTCGTCGAGCCGAACGAGATTTTCGGTATCGTTGCGGCAGGTACGCAGAACACCGAATCCGTCCTGTTCCTGCAGGCACTGGATGAGGTCATGCAAAAGGAGACAATCTATGACAGTTAAAGAACTGAAAATGATGCTCAATGACATGCCGGACGACGCTATTCTGTTGACTCGGAGCGCTTTGGACGCATCGGAATTCGAACAAGCCACGGCGCGGGAGATGACTGTCGTTAGCGTTCGCGGCCGTATTATGCTTCCGCGTTGGGCTTATGCGTGCAACCTCACGCCGGACGGGCCAGCAAAGAAGGCAGTATTGTTCGACTGAAAGGAGATGACAAAATGCGTCCCATCAACCAAACACCTCAAAGCGCCGATGGTGCCTACGAACGCGAGACCATCATCAATTTCTGCGATGCAGAGAAACCTGCTCGTATTATACGCGAAATTATTCGCGGATGAACGAGTTGCGAAAACTTGCAACAGAGCATCCCGATGAGGTAAAGCTGACCATCGATAAGGAAGATTGTGTGGAGGCGGAATTTCCGAAAAAGTGGGTAAAAATTCGTCCTCCTATGTTCATCTCGGAGGAACGCCGAGCAATCCTGGTCGAAAGCGGCAAGAAACTCGCAGCACTATCGAAAGAAAAAGCGGCACGCAAAGCCGTGCAGGAAAAGGAATAAGGCCGATTGGCTTTATAATATAATTTTTTTAGGAGGAATCATTATGTCCTACGGTTCAGAGGCGGCGGCCCTCAACGCACTTCTCAGCATCTTTGCTGGATTTTGGCTCGTCATCCTGGCATTCTTCGTTCTCAACATTGTGGCCGGCTGGAAAATCTTCGAGAAGGCCGGTCAACCCGGATGGGCGTCCATCGTCCCGTTTTACAACAGCTACATCCGGTACAAAATCTTCTGGGGCAACGGCTGGCTGTTCTTCGTCCCCATCGTCTGCACTGTGCTCGGCGGCATCCCGCTGCTCGGCACGCTGCTGGTCATCATCGGCGTCATCATCAACATCGTGACCCTGTACAAGCAGAGTGTCGCGTTTGGGCAGGGGATTGGCTTCACCATTGGCCTGTTCTTCCTGAACCCCATCTTCAACATGATTCTGGCGTTCGGTCAGTATCGGTACTTCGGTATCCCGCAGGATGGTTACTCTTACGACCAGATGAAGCAGAAGTATGATACCTACAAGGCTGCTCATCCTGCTCAGGCTCAGACTCAGTACCAGCAGCCGCCTCAGGAGCAGACCCAGAACCCCAACATGACTTATCAGGCTCCTGCACAGTCTCAGCAGCCTGCCGCGCCGGTACAGCCTCAGCAGCCCGCTGCACCGCAGCAGCCGACTGAAAACCAGGGTCAGTAAAATCAGATAATTGCGGCTATAGCGGACTTTCCGAAGCGGGAGGTCCGCTTTTTTGCGGTCGTTTTCCGCAGATATCCTTTCTTCGTCTTGCCAAGCTGTGCGAACGGCATAAAATAGTAGTTGTACGATAGATACCATCTACTAAGGCGCTATTTGCGTTCGTACAATTCACAATTTCGCTTTAAGGCGGACTTCCTGATTCTGGGAGGTCCGTCTTTTTGCGTTCAAAGAAGGAGAATGAAAATGAAAGTAGCTTTTCTTAACTGTACCGACGAACTCAATCCGGAAGCCGGTTCCGAACTTACCTGTGTGTTTCTTGACAAGATACCGGGAACCCTCGAGTTTTGCAAAAGACTCAAATTGAAGGACCCCAACCTGTATTTCGATGCGTATGTCCACAATGGGCAGCATGTGAATGCGTCTTACGGGTATCTGAAAGCAGGAGTTCCTGCAACGGTCGAGGAATATACGCCGCTGCTCAAAGAACTGTACGCTGTCGGCTACGACAAGGATAGCATCGAAGTGTGCCAGAATTTCAAATTCTGATATAAAAAACACATAGAAAGGAAATAAAATATGGATAGTAGCTGGAAAAGTCTTCAAATTCGCATGGAGGCTGCTTGGAATATGCGCACGACCCCCAAAACCAAGCGTCCTAAAACCGGCGATATCATCAGCAGCGCACATTCTCTCGATTGGAACAAAAAGAAGGTGCGGCAGCTTCAGCAAGCGTGGAACGACGAGGTAGCAAAACTGGTAGCTGACCGCAACGAAGCTATCTCGGATGTCATGGTTGACATTCTTGCCCTTATTCAGATGGATGTAAAAAGCGCTTCCTCTGTTCTTATCAGTCAAGAGACGGCAGAAATGGTCTGGGAAAAGGCGTATGAACGCGGTCACGCGAATGGATTTTCTGAAATCTATTACGCCATTGAGGACTATGAAGAAATCGTCGTCGAAACTCTGAAAGGGAAAGAAAAGTAACACAGGGGTATTTGCGAAAATGGGTGGTTTACGTAAAACATCCAATTTTGCAAGTATCACAGGCAGATGGACGATTTGCCCATCAGGATAGTACAAAGCAGCGGCGGTCTTGCCGGATAAACTTATCCGCAAATGGTACGCCGAAATGCAAAATAAAAGTACCAACAAAGCCAAAGCTTTGCCAACCGAATTTGTAAAGGAATGAGAAAAATTTATGGATTTATACGAAGTTGAAAGTAAAATCAAAGAGTTGGAAGCATCCTACAATAAAGAGGCAGACAATCTTATGCAGGAGCTCAATGCCTACAAAAAGAAGAACCCGATTCTTCCTCTTTATGGAGATGACCCGAATGTCGACAAGATGATTGCGAATAAAAATCGAATCATCCGCAGCCAGTACACTCGCCGCGAAAACAAAGTCCACAAGCTGTGGGAAAAGTTCTACGATGATGTCACGGACATTGTCACAGCAGAATATAATCTTCCCACAGATGTAGCCAAACTCGTTGTACAACAAGTGCGTGACCGGGATATAGGGCGCAGCGAACTCGCTTCTTATCTGGACCATTATGCAGTTTTTGCCGAAACGGTTCTGGACGCTGTGTTTTGAGTTCCATGATACATTTGCAAAATGTTCTGTAAAAAAGGTGACGATTACAGAAACTGTTTCTGTAACTTAAAAAGCAGTGCTTTCATAGTTGCGATGGTCTTGTTACCATACAAAATATCTTTTCAAAGAAAGGAATTGCCCTGATGGAACTCGAAGAATATCTACAAGATAACAATGTAACCCTTTGGCGAAATAACCGTGCATTAGGACCTCAGCAGACGAAATCTCTTGCGGATTTTGATTACGCGGAAGGGCTGGAAAACATTACGGGAAAGATGGTTTGGATTTGCGACTATCGAGCAAACGCAGACCCGACCAAAAAGCCAATTCGTGGAATTGAGCCCACTCCGGTGGTGGTAACGGATGCCAAGGAGACGAATAAGATTATTTATTATTCTCCTATTTATTTCCGACCTGTAAAGAACGGTCATGTCATATCCAAGGTGATTGCTCCAATGGATAATACAGGCTATCGGGGATATACGGGTGAATCTGTAAACATCTTCTACACGGTTGAAGACTGCGTAAAATGCTACCGTGAACAGGTGCGACAAGCGAAGGTAATCTACCAAAAGGAACTCGCTCGTATAACCAATCTCTTCAATGCGAGAATTGGGGAACTGAGTGAGTCTTTAATCCCATTTAAAGACTACAACGTTTCGGAAAGCACAGTAACGGTAAAGGTTCGTGCATGGACTACAACGTACCAAACTGCAGAATTCACCTTCAGCCAAGAGATGTACCCCACAGAAGAAAAAATCGACAAACTCAAAAAGCAGGCACTTCGTCTTTTGCCAGAAAAGATTCGCAAAGAAACCGACTGGCAAGCGAAAGGACTTGTTTTAAGGAACGTAGATATTTACGTTCTCGTCGATGGGATAAACGATAAGAGCGCAGAAGAAAAAGTTGCGCTCGAACTGAAAATTTGAGATTGTCATCGAAGCTTTGAAGGGTACGAATAAACAATAAACATTAACACTGAAAGGAAGATTCGAAATGCTTTCTGCTAAAACAGGCGATTATCTCTGGATGGTCGAGTTTCGCTTTGGGGTTCCATATCCCGAAACAATTCGCAAGATGGTAGTCACCCATACGGATGCTGACACAAACCATTTTGAATGCATCCCGACTTCCGGAACTGCAAACCGCTTATATGAGTTCGATGCCGACGGTGTCGAGTATCGAGAAGATACCACAGTCGGCTATGAGCAATATTTGCTGATTTTCGAGAACAAAGATACCATCTACGATATTTGCGACGCCGTCAGATGCACAAAAGCACTGTACATGGCAGCACAAAATGACTTTAACAATGTTTCTCTCGAAACCCTTAACGCAGCCGCTGAGATTCTCGGCGTGAAATACGACAGGGTCAAGAGGAATTAAATGCAAAGCAAGTCTCATCTCGTTTTGGGACCCGCTTTTCTAATGTTCGATATTGCTAATGCCGCTGAGAGTATTGTATGATAGATACTATGGCGGCTACACTGAAAGGAACTGAACTACAATGACTGATTATATCAATACCTACAATGAACTCTGCGAGAAGGTCAAGCGCTGGAGCGCAGCGTATTATGAGCAGGATGCTCCTGCCGTAACGGATGAAGAGTACGACCGTGCAATGCACGAGATTCGTGACCTCGAAGCTGCGCATCCGGAACTCGTCACCTCCGACAGTCCCACACAGGTAGTCGGCGGCAAGCGCGTTATCGGCATTCCGGTTGAGCACCGTGTCCCGATGCTCTCGCTCCTGGATGTCTTCTCAGACGACGAGGTGCGCGATTTCACGGCTTCTGTGGAGAAGGAATACCCTGATGCCACCTTCTCTATTGAGCGCAAAATTGACGGCCTGAGCCTGTCTCTGGTGTACGCTAAGCCTGTCGGTTCTGACAGAAAGCTGCGGCTCGTACAGGCATCTACGCGCGGTGACGGACATGTCGGTGAAGATGTTACCGACAATGTCAAGGTTCTTGGTATCCCTGTCAATATCCAGATGCCGGACGGTATCTGGAAAATCGAATTGCGCGGCGAGTGCTATATGAGCGAAGAGGACTTTGAAGCGACCAACGCCAAGCAGGAAGCAGCAGGGAAGAAGCTGTTCGCCAATCCCCGCAACTGCGCTGCTGGTACGCTGCGCCAGTCTGACCCGGCTATCGCAAAGGAACGGAACCTGAAAGTGTTCATCTTCAATGTGCAGAGTGTCAATGACGGGGAGGATTCCTCTGAGTTTGCTGACTCTCACTGCGACCAGCTTAACTATCTGCGCGATGTTTGTGATTTCAAGACCACCTACTACGCGCATTGCAATGATACCGACAGTATCCTCGCCGCTATCCGCGATATCGGAGAGCATCGTTATGATATCGATTATCCCATTGATGGCGCTGTCATCAAGGTGGATGAAATCGACATCCGCAAGAAGATGGGTGCGCGAACCAAAACTCCGAAATGGGCTATTGCTTTCAAGTATCCCGCTGAGGAGAAGGCTACGGTTCTTCGCCGCATCGTATTGCAGACGGGTCGTACCGGCCGCGTCACTCCTGTGGCGGAATTCGACCCGGTACAGCTCGCCGGAACCCGTGTTGAACGTGCTACGCTGAACAACGCAGATTTCATCAAAAATCTGGACATCCGTATCGGCGATACCATTGTGCTGCACAAGTCCGGTGATATCATCCCGAAAATCACGATGGTCGAGAAGGAGAAGCGTCCGGCAGATGCCGTGCCATATGACATGTCCAGTCAGGTTTGCCCTGTCTGTGGCGAGCCTATCGCTTCCGTGAACGGGTCTGTGGACCTGTATTGCACGAACGATTCCTGTCTCGCTAAAACGGTCAACCGCATCATCCATTTCGCGTCAAAGGCGTGCATGGACATTAAGGGTCTTGGTCCTCAAATCATTCAGGACCTGGTCGATAGTCGGTTCATCTCCAACCCCGTAGACCTGTACTGGCTTTATGAGGAAGAATCCGAACTCATCGACATGTACGGTAAAAAGACGGCTAAGAAGCTGCTCGCAGCCATCGAGAATTCCAAGACCCAGAATGCAGACCGTGTTCTTAAAGGTCTCGGCTATCGTCTTATTGGCGGTCATGTTGCTCGTGCTCTGTTTACCCAGTGCAAGGCAACGGACGGAAACCTGCTCGGTTTGTCTGCCTTGTATGTGGATAACATCAAGGATTACAACATCCCCGGTTTCTCTGATGCCATCTATGCCGCTCTGGATGCAATGCTCTCTGACCCTATGTTCAAGCAGGAGGTCACAGCCCTGTACAAGGCTGGCGTCAACCTCGATTACCATGCACCGAATGCATCCGCAAACGGTTCCGCTGAGGATGCTGTATCGCTTTCCGGTAAGACCTTTGTAATTACCGGAACCCTGCCCACGATGAGCCGCGAAGAGGCTAAAACCTTTATCGAAGCACACGGCGGCAAGGTGACCGGCAGCGTATCCAAGAAGACCAGCTATCTGGTCGCCGGTGAAGCCGCAGGCTCTAAGCTTGATAAGGCCAACACTCTGGGGATTCCCGTTCTGGACGAAGCAGGGCTCAAAGCTATGGTAAACGGGTGAGGTGGCACTATGTACGACACCAATCGGTTTATCCATGCCGCTGAGCCTTGCGCGTACCATGAGGCATTTGCCGAAGATATGAGGCGCTGCGACAACGCGCTTGGTATGGGCGGACTCATGGGCATCAACGCTGAATGCTGGCTTGATGTGCTGAACGGTATGACGGATGCTCAGATTGCTGAGTATGTCAGCACCAAGTATAAGCCCGGCATCCTGAATCCGTTCAGGGACACCTCGCTTTACATCAAGCACTAATCTCATCAGCCGTTCCACCTCTCGGGGTGGGGCGGCTTTTTCTTTTGAAATATTGTCTTGACGGCGTTTGCGAACAGCATAGAATGAGTATTGTACAATAGATACCAAACCACGACCAAACATTTATAATCTGACAAAATTCAGACAGGCACCAATCAGGTGACCTGTCTTTTTTTGTTGCAAGACCGCGCAAATGCGGAGAAAGAGGGTTTGAAATGAAAACCATTAAATCCATCATCGTTTTACTCGTTATGATTCCCGCAATGGCTGTCTATGCACTTTTCGAAGCCATCAACGCATTGGCAATCGAGATTGACTTGGTTCGTATCCGCACCATGATGCGTTGCTGCCGTAAGTTTAAGACGTTGTGACTACAAGTCGCTCATTTTTTATCACAAGCCTCGAAAATACGAGGAGAAAGAGAGTCTACCATGAATACCAACACTATCAATTCCAAGAACGTCATTTCCGGTGTCAACGATTTAGCTACCAAGTGTCCTAAGATTTCCGCTATGTGGAGTGCCAAGAACACATACACCCCCAGCGAAGTATCTGTAGGCAGCAACAAGAAAGCGTGGTTCGTATGCCCCGATTGTAAGCAGGAGTTTGAAGCCCGTGTTTTCCATGTTGCAAGGTCCTTGATGCGTGGTAATACCGGTTGCCCTGTTTGCGCAGGTATCAAGGTTGTCCCTGGCATCAATGATTTGGCCACCATATGCCCCAAGGCTTCCGCCATGTGGAGCAGCAAGAATGTCTGCACGCCCAGCGAAGTATCCGCAGGCAACCACAAAAAGGTTGTCTTTGTATGTCCGGATTGCAAGCAGGAGTTTGAAGCTTCTATCTGCAATGTAGGTCATGCCGCAAAAAATGGCAGCACAGGTTGCCCTGTTTGCGCAGGTCGCAAGGTTGTTTCTGGTATCAATGATTTGGCTACCAAGTGCCCTATGGCCGCTTCCATGTGGAGTGACAAGAACGATTGCTCTCCCAGTGAAGTATCTGCAGGTAACAACAAGAAGGCATGGTTCGTATGCCCCGACTGCAAGCAGGAATTTAAGGCTTCTATTTGCAATGTCGTTAAATCCTTGATGTACTACCATACCGGTTGCCCTGTTTGCGCAGGTCGCAAGGTTGTTCCCGGAATCAATGATTTGGCTACCCAGTGTCCTAAGGTTGTTCCTATGTGGAGCGACAAGAACGATTATACTCCCAGCGAAATTTCCGCTCGTTCGGAAAGACGCGCTATCTTCGTATGCCCGGATTGTAAGAAAGAATTCGTGACAAGCGTTCGCGCCATGACGCGGGCTATTGCATCCGGTGCTACCTGCTGTCCCGACTGCAAAATGCGGATGCGTACTATCAGTGCAGCTCGCAAGGATGAGCACGATTATGCGAAATCCGTCGGCACTACGATGACGATGAAGGATGGCAGCAAGGCTACCTGCACCGCTTATCACGGCGTTAATAACATTACCGTTGAGTTCGAAGATGGTTTTGTTTTGTATCATGCTCGCTGGAACCAGTTTGTCCGTGGTGCCCTTCATCACGTGCAGAAAACCGTCAACAAATAACCGGGTGGGCGGCTTTTTTGTTTGTAAAAATCAGAAATTAGTGTTGACAGCACTTGCGAACGGCATAGAATAATAATCGTACCAAAGATACCAGTATCATTACCTGTATAGGTAGTGCAACAATAGCCATATTCACAATCCTCTTTTCTTGAAAAGGACAGACACTCGTCATGGGTGTCTGTCCTTTTTCTTTTGGAGGTTTTTGCAGACTATCTGTTTTTGGTCATGTAGGAGTATTCCTGCATCGTAGTACACCACGATACGGTGATAATAATAGATTTCCTGCCTAAAAAGCGGGACGTACACGCTGCGTTAATGCGAAAATCGTTGTTTTGCTGCAAATACAGCAAGGCATCCTATATACATATCCCAGCCGCGAACGCCGCGTTAGAGCATCTTTTATACATGTTCCAGCCGTGGGTACAACGATAAAGTGCGTAAATATAAAACGAATAACAATCAAAAAAGGAGAATCCTGTATGTTTAGTTTTGACAAGATAGTTTAGCGAGTGGACGCCTTTCTTAGCAGCCATAAGATGTTACGCCATCTTTTCTGGCTGCTGATAGACCGCGTGATACTCGCGCTTATCGCCCAAATTCCAATTCCCGCAATTATCGTGACCGTGATTGCTATAGCAGCGGTCACGATTTTTATCGCCTGTCTGCTTCCTAAAACAACAGACAAACACACAAACAAATAACAATAAACCCCTATCTTGGGGCTCTACCTGCTGTGGAGATGATTTCAAGAGCAGCACGTTGGCCCCACGGTACGGGGTATACTATGAAGGCACATATTCTCAATGTTGGTATCACCAAGAACTACTTCAATGCCGTTTCCAACCAGTTCCTTCCGATGCACAGCGCCGCTTGCGAGCCTATGGACAACATCCTATCGAACAGCACCGGCCCTGTAAACGCTCTGGTTGCGTTCGTACCAGGCTCCGAGAAGGACCTAATCGGCATGGTTACTGCCGACTGGGGCAACGGCATGGACATCGACGAGGTGAGCGAAAGCCTGCAGTTTGGCTCTCGTCACACCGATGAGGGTCCTCTGTGCATCCACGGTGTAGGTCTCAACAACTTCCTGCTGGTCGCTACCCGGAACAAGTATCCGTGGTTCATCGCCACCAAGAAGCCGGAAGAGGGTTCCTACCACCTCGTTGACGGCCCCTTCGACACCAAGATGAAGATTGTTGAGCAGCAGGATATCCCTCTTGCCGACATCGTCATGCGTGATGCCTACAAGCCTCTCGGCGCTCCCTCCACCATCATCTATGTGGAGATGGACAAGAGCACCGCGAGCACTATGCTGACCCAGAATGGCAGCTGCGCTCCGAGCAGGGTTTCCAGCCTCAATGTGCTGCGCCGTTCTATCGCGGAGCATTTCGGCGTCAAGTATCGCAACTACCTCAAGCCCGATGATTCCGGTGCCGCTCCCGCCCGTATCCTGATTCCCGACTATCAGATGGCGAACGGCAAGACTTGCGATGTTTTCGTCAAGCCTATCTTCCAGCGCTACAAGGCTGTGACCGGGACGCATCATCTGAGCGTGAACTACAATGGTCACGATATCCCTGTTTCCGTTGAGGTCGGTCTGCTCAACGTAGCCGCTACTCAGACTCGTGCAGTGACCGGTGGTTATGCCCTGAAGCACTATTATCAGGGGAATATGAGCACCCAGGGTGTGGATATCCAGCTCGGCGACCGCGTTATCGCTACCGCACAGTTGGATACCATCTGGGACCGTGCTCGTCATCCTTCCTTCAACCTGTTCACCGGCACCATCGCCATCGATATCTCTGACCTGCCGCGTGGGTTCCTGAACACCCTCGCAAACAAGTCCAACATCGATTTGAGCGATGAAGGCTGGCGTGCCATCTTCGATGCTGTGAAGGATGCTGTTCCTGTCGTGGAAGACAAGACCTGCCCCCTCGAGGAGTACGCCAAGCAGTTTGCTGAGCGTATCATGAACAACACCGGCAACAAGGTCGAGCTCCAGTTCCCTGTATATGCGAACCGCACTCGCATCGATGTTCTTGAATACATCGACGAGAACCACTGCAACATCTATGATTTCATGAGCACTGCTGCTAACATGAAGTCTGTTGCTGAACTGCGCACGCATTGGGACGGTATGGTCTCTCAAGGTTGCCAGCCGGTTTCCGCTACGATGTTCACCACCAGTCGCGGTCCGATGCTCAGCCACACCTGTGAGGAACTGAACAGCCTTATCCAGTCCATGCCCGATGACAAGATGAAGGCGGCTCTCAAGGTTGCGAAGGGTGATGTTGCGAAACTGCCTCACTACAACCTCGAAATCGTGGTAGACAAGAACCTGCCTCGCTAATCACACCAATACACTTAGCCGTTGCCCTTTGGGGTGACGGCTTTTTTGTTGTCACCTGACAAATAAAATGGTTCCTGTTCCCCTAAAATATAATGCGAGGTATAGCATTTTGTGTAAATACATGCTATAATTGGCATAAAAAGGGAGGGACCGGTATGGCTGAAAACAATAATAACAATGGCAAAAAGAGAAATGACATCTTCACCAAAATCAACGATACTATATCCACTTTTCTAGATGGTTACCCGCCTGCCGTTCAGACCGCTGCAAAAGTCATCGTCTTTGGCGGTATGTTCCTGCTCGTCATTGGTATTTTCCATCTCATTTCGCCTATCATTATAACGGTTGTTGGCAATCTCATGAGCCTCATCTTTACCTACGGCATTTTGGCGCTTATCGTCATTTATATCGTGTACCGCGCAAAACTCGTAATGACCCGCGATGAGAACTCCTTCCTGCTGAACGAACGCTTGAAGTATCAAAAGAAGGAATACGAAGAACGCGAGCGCAGAAGAGCAGAGCAAAACAAAAAACAATAAAATCCAATAGAAATCACGCTGTCCAGCTTCGGTTGGGCAGCTTTTTGTTTTTGTAGCGATAATTTCCTGTTGCCAATACTTGCGAATCGCATAAAATTAAACTCGTAGGAAGGATGTGATTGCTTTGAAGCTTTTAGAATCCGTATTAGGGAAGGTAGCTACAATCGGAATGGCTGGCTATCTCTTTGGCTGGCTTTGCTTTATTGCCTGCGTCATCTGCACGCTCGCAAAAGCCGCACAGTGGCGCGATGTGGTCGGCTATTGCGTGTTTCTTCTCGGAGGCAGTTCGATGCTCATTGCCGTTGGCTTTTTGGGGCTTGCGGTCATTGGTCATATTCAGCACAAACAATACAAAAAAGGAGGCAAAGCACTGCCTAAATAATAAGACAGTGCAAAAACAGTATGCAAAACAAGAAAATTCTATTCGCCGCAGCTGTCATGATGGCATCCGTAGTGATGTTTACCGGCTGTGCATCTCAGGAGATTCAGGACCGGAAAGCGGCTTCTGAGGCAGCGGCTATCGCCGCCGCACAGCCCACTGCCACACCGGCACCGACTCCTGCACCTACGCCAGAGCCCATCAATGCATGGTCATTGCTTGACAATCTTCCGGAGTTCGCTGTAGGGACTCTGGATAAGCCCGATATGACATGGACGGATGGGTTGCCTTTGGGTGTAAATCCTCTGACCTATGAGGATGGCGCATTCGTTTCAGGACTCTATTCCTCTGCATCCGGCAGCTCTACACAAATCAAGAGCGTGTCCGTGAAGGATTTGAACGAGATGCCGATTTCCGGATACCTGAAATTGTCAGTTCTGGAAACGGGGGAAACGGTCATCGACAGTATTGAGGATGCCGTAACCGGAGAAGGTCTGGAAAAAGATATCTCGGATTTCTGTGTCTGTACCGAGGGTGAGAATGGGGAATCCGCCAACTACTACCAGATTGGCTTTAATGGTGGCCCGGTATCGAATGTCATGGACAGCACCACGGCTGCTGCAGACGGCATGACTATCGGGAACGCCTTTGAGAATGGGCTTTTCTATTCGACGATGAAGCCTTCCGCTCTGAAGGATTTCCCTGTTGACGGCACGCCCGAGGAGAAGTTCAACGCCCTCTATGCGGTGTTCGGCACCCCGAATGGCCTTTATTGGAAGAACAGCCCGACCGGCACGCAGTATACTTCCTTTGATGAGTTCCGTGACGCGGAGTACAATAAGGAGACCGGGGCCAAGTCCTTCTACCTCGTCTGGAACTACGAGGACTGCACTGTTGTGGCATCCTGCAGCGACCAGTTTGACAGTGCCGATGTGAAGGGCACGGCTATCATCGATATCTATGAGTTTCCGGTATTGCAGGGCACCGAGTACATCAATGAAGCCAGCACAGATACTTTCTGGGGATATCTTGGTTACGGTGATGCGCCTGTCCGTCTGACGGGTCTGTATGCGACTATGCCCGGCGCACCTGCTGAGGACGCTGCCGCTGTTCCGGAATCTGATACAGCAACCGAGTCCGGTGCTGCATCTAATGCTGAAAACGCTGCGGATTCTGATTCTGCTGCGAGCGAGAGCACCGATTCTTCGTCTGAGGCTGTAGATTCTTCTGACACCGTCCAATAATTTTCTCAGATTTCACCTTTAAGCCCTTGCGCGAATGTGCGAACCGCATACAATGAAAAATGTACGATGGATACCAACCGAAAGGTAATTCACACATTCACAGTTCTGAACCGTTAAGGCAGACTTTCCAGTCACATGGAGAGCCTGCCTTTTTTTGTTTTGAAATTTGATTGCAGGAGCCTTTCGGGGTATGCATCGTAAATTTATTTTTTAAGGAGTTTGTTCAAAATGGACGATAACGCTTACCTCGACACTATCAAAGACATTAACTGGGATACCTTCTACCAACAGAAGATGGCTCTTGAAAGCCTTACCGATTACCTACACCGCAACAAGGAACAGGAAAACGGTATGTTTGGCAGAGCCGCTGCCTGGATGGAGGGTATCCTGACCATGATGGACGGGTTCACGGATGCTGCTGCAGACGAGAACGCGTTCAGTTATCCCGCCCGTGACGAAAATGACCGGCACCTAGATTCCCGATTCAACGATGTTCTTGACCAGTACCCGCAAGCTTCGGCTTGAGATTTCTGATTAAGGAGGAATTTACAAATGCGAATTCGGGAAGGGTGTATTTTAACCGCCACCAATAGCAGCGACGAAAGAGTCAAGTCTCTTATCGGCTGCAAGGGTGCCTTGCATGTCGTAAACGGCGAGCCTCTTCGGTTTGTCGTGGGGACAAATGAGAACGCTCGCTCTTTTACGACTGCCACGACAAAGCGCCTCGGCGTAATTGGCGTGAATATTTTCGTTTCAACCGTTACCGGGACCGAATACACATTCGAGTTCCGTTGATTTCACCAAATACGGCTGCTGTTCAAGAAGAGCAGCAGCCGCGTTTTTTGTTAAAGGAGTTGATTTATTTGAATATCATTACTCGTGCTTCCGTAAAGGAGCGCATCCACGTCGAACAAATCATTCGCAGCCAACCGCGTATGCACAACAGCGACCTTGTCGATATTGTGACCATCCCGGTTCGGAAATGTTTAGGACTTTCAATGGATGTCTACAAGCCAGTCGGAGAGTTCAAAGAACCACTACCCATCATCCTGGATGTTCACGGCGGGGGCCTGATTGCCGGCCGCAAAGAACAGAACCGCAATCTCGGTATCCAACTGGCAAGAAGAGGCTATATCGTTTTTATCCCCGATTACTGTCTGGTTCCAGAAACGGATATCTTCGGACAAATCTCGGATATTCTCGATGCGCTCGCAGTCATTGAAGCGAAAGCGGCAGAGTTCGGCGGAAATATCGAAAAACTCTTCGTTACCGCAGACAGTGCCGGTGCTTTCTTGGCCTCTATGGCCGTTGCTTCGTTACACCATCCTGCCGAGATGCAGCCGGTCATCCGCCGCCTTGAAAGGTATATCCCGCAAAAGGTTCAGGCTCTCCGCGTGACTGCCATGGGTTTTCAGAGTGGGATGTTCTACCTTTACAAAGGTCAGGTTGGATTGCTGGCGAACAACTACATGCAGAAGGGATGGCGTAAAGAGAAGTACGCTTCCTATATTCGTCCCGAATACTATTGCAAGCTGCTGCCACCGTGCTTTCTTTGTTCCGGAAAAGGAGATTTCCTGAAAGGACAGACAAAACATTATGTAAAGCTACTGAAAACCAACCACAAGTACCATCAATTCGTATTCTGCAATGTAAAAGAAGCCGACCACGCTTTTGCCGCACTTCATCCGGAAACGGCATGGGGGCAGATGGCAAACGATGAGATGCTGGCGTTCTTTTACCGCTGCGCACGATAAGCTAAGGAGAAATCATGGCACACCAAAAAATTATCGACTCTGTGAAGAAACAGGGTCAAGTAACCATCAAAGACCTCGATGAGTTCCTTCGCTTCGTTATCAACGAATACGATATGCGGACATTAAATAACAACTATATCAGCATTCTCATTCCCATGCAGCTCGATGTCAACAATGTGTTTGGACTCGATGTCTGCAAAAGAAGTGATGACGACTATGTAATTTTGTATTCATGCTGGTATCTGAACAAGGATGTTTTCGGCAGACAATTTGAAATGCGGCTGTACCACTACGACAACTCTAACGACGATGACGACCTCGGACTCGATATTGTTATGACACAGAGTCAGTACGATGCAGTCCTGCAGAGATTTGAGGAGCAGTACAAAAAGGCTTACGGAGTTGCCATTGAAAGGGGCTGGAAAGACTCTCTTTTTGACTGCGGCGAAAACGAGGAGGAAGAAATTTGAATATCAACCGTTACGCACTTTGCAAGGAGCGCTCATTACAGAAAATCATTAAGAATCAGCCGAAACCCAATACAACTGCAATCGGAGTTTGCAGCGAGACACAGGTTACGCATCACAACATCACGAAAAGAAATGATGAGTGCCTGCCCATCTCTGCGTTTGTTCCGAAACACAAGGAAGGGGATGACAAGAAATTCCCCGTTATCATCGACATCTACGGCGGCAATTTCGTTGCAGGACGCAGTGCTCTGAACACGAATTTTGGGGCATGGTGTGCGGAACAGGGATATCTGACCTTTATTCCGGAATACACCCCAGTTCCTGAAACGAACTTGTTCGGACAACTCGGCAACCTTTTGAAGGCGTTCGTTGTCATCCATCGCTGTGCAGAACGGTATGGCGCGGATATGTCCAGAATGTATCTGGTAGGTGACGATGCAGGTGCTGCACTGGCTTGCCTTGTATACGCTCTTCTCTGGAACCCTGTATCCATGCAGCATCTCGAAGATGAACTTCCGTTCGATGTACCGCAGGAAGCAAAACTTTCGTTCAAGGCTGTCTGCTTGCAGAATGGTATCTTCAACCTTTCCTGCAGAAAGATGAGCGCAATCGCGCCCTATCTCATTGAAAAGGATTGGAAGAAGACCAGCTACGCTGAGTGCCTGTCGCCTAAGACTTACGCCAAGATGCTGCCTCCGTGTTTTCTCGTCACGAGCATTACTGATGCTCATAAGCGTGACACGAATCAGTTGGCTTGGCAGTTGAAGTTGAAGGGTACGAGGTGTTCGGTACATTCCGCAAACAATCTCTTTGCGAAAGAAAGCTTTGCTGCACGGCATCCCGAAACTCGGTATTCGCAGGCAGCCAATTCGGCTATGCTTGCGTTTTTCGAAAACAAATAACGCAAAAAAAGGAGAATCACAATGGCTAATTATCACAAAAGGAACAGCATCCGTGCTGTCCAGTGGGACCCCGAAAACGCGCAGAGCTTCAAGGACATCAAGAAGCTGGTTGCCGAAAATCCCGGTCTTGGCTGGAAAGTGAGGGATAATATCATCCACAACTGCGTCACCATTTACAGCTATACCCATGACGTGATGCGTATCATGCCCTACGAATATCTGGTGGAGGGCAAAAAAAACAGTCTTTTCATCGTTCCAGCTGAATCTTTTGAACTCATGTACGAGCTGGACAATTACGCCAATTTCTGAAAGGAGCTATCGCAATGGCTGAATTTAAGAAAACGTGGCAAGAATTTTCCCTCATTCATGTGGGGGATGAATTGCCACAAATCTTAGGTTGCGCAAACGTGCGAACCGCGTAATATATAAAATATAAGGTGGTGACAAGCAATGGCTGTTGTAAAGCTGAATCGCGCAATAAAATATAGAGCGTATCCTACTGAGGGGCAGGCTGTATTGCTTGCCAAAACCTTCGGTTGTGTTCGCTTTGTGTGGAACCACATGCTCACTGACGCACAAACTTTTTTGGATGAAGCCGGTGTGTTTTTTATTCCAACGCCCGCTAAATACAAAAAAGAGTTTCCATTTCTCAAGGAAGTGGATAGTCTTGCACTTGCAAACACGCAGCTTGATTTGAAAGATGCAAACAAGCGGCATCTGGAGAGTCCAAAAACCGTTGGCGTCCCAAGGTTAAAAAGCAAACATAAAAGCGGCATGTCGTATACAACGAATAACCAGAAAGTGCAAAATAAAGATGGCAAAATCAAAAACACAGTTTATGTTGTCGGCAATCTTATTCATTTGCCAAAGGTTGGTGACATAAAAGTCAAAGTACATCGCCAACCGGGTGCTGGCTGGATACTGAAAGGTGCTACTGTCAGCTGTACTCGCAGCGGTAAATATTTTATTTCCCTGCTGTATGAATTTGAGAAAAATATCCAGCCTGTTGTTCCTACTAAAGAAACATCCTTGGGCTTGGATTACTCTTCCCACGACTTTTATGTTGACAGCAACGGCGAAGTTGCTAACTATCCGCGATTCTATCGTCAGAGTGAAGAGAAACTTGCAAAGGAGCAGCGTAAGCTGTCTCGTATGAAAGTAGGTTCTCACAACTATGACGAGCAACTACATAAAGTTCAGCTTCTGCATGAACATATAGCCAATCAGCGTAAGAACTTCTGCCATACGGCAAGTGCTGCGATAGCCAAGCAGTATGACGCCGTGTTCGTGGAAGATATCAACCTGCGCGGTTTGGCGAGTTCTATGAAGCTTGGCAAATCCACAAACGATAACGGTTTCGGTATGTTCCGCACGATGCTTGAGTATAAGCTTACATCGCAAGGAAAGACCTTTGCCAAAATCGATAAGTGGTATCCGTCCAGTAAAACCTGCAGTGTTTGCGGTTTTATAAAAGATGACCTCACGCTGGCAGACAGAAACTGGACATGTAGCGGTTGCGGTACAACGCATAACCGTGACCATAACGCTGCCATAAACATAAGAAACGTTGGACTGTTGGGACTGTATCCCGCATAATCCAATTTTTCTCCCCCGGCTATACCGCCATGCAACGGCGGTGAACGCCCGCTGTACTCGGTCGCACGGACGGTAACCGTGCCTAACAATCCGTCGAGTGGGAAAAGATTGGAGTCCTGCGGGACTACAAGCCCCCTCCTTCAGGTGGGGGTAGTTGACGAAACCTTACGACAAAGCTTACGGATTCTGGCATGTCACCACGGAAGGTGACTGCGAGGGCCGCTCCATCACCGACCTTGGTGTCTTTGAGGGAAATATTGATACCATCGCGTTGGCGCTCGCCGACAGGTGCTACTATTACACCCTCTATTTCACTGCCGTAGACCCTACCGCCTATGATAAGACCCCGAAAAAGGATGAAATCAACATTTCCATTTACGGCGCATCCGGCATGTATGACATGACAAAGGAAGAGCGTTTGGACGCGATGCGAAATATGCTGAAAGACCGCCCCGTCTTTGTGCGGGATGGCGACCACGCCGATACCTTCATCATCAGCACCAAGCAGGAATCGCGCGAAAAGCGCAGGCAGAAGGTTCTCGATAAACTGACTGCCGAAGAACGCGAGCTTCTCGGCGTTTGACGCTTATTTTGCAGAGAAAACCGCAGCAGTGGCACCGTATCGCGATAGACAAGGACGGCTCATTCTGGACGATATCCATGACTTGCCTCAGGTCGTTGAGAAGGTGTTTGCTGGGCATCCGGAATTCGCACATACTTTTTTCCACGATGACGATTAAGCATTTGCATCTTTGTGTAAGTCAAATACTCAATTGAAACAGGAGCGTACAAAATGACAAACGCAAAAGAAATGGCACAGAAAGGTTTTGATACAGGTTTCACCGATACTGAGGGTCACGAACTTCATGTGGGTGACTATGTCCGCATCTGCGGCCATATTGGAAAAATCGTTTTCTCCTGTGGCGCATTCGGCATCTTTATTGCAGATGAAGTTCCTTGGGATACCCTTGAGGAACTGGTGCGAAAAGACAGTGGAAATCGCCCTTCTTTTTTGTACAATGACAACTTCATCAGCTTTTGGGAGATTGTCTGGAACTTGAGTGAAGACACGGACGAGCCGTGCTTGCCCTATGTTGAGAGCATCACCGCGACCGGCGGCATTTTCACCGACGAGAACGGCAATAAGGATGTCTTCATGGGCTGCATCAACGGTTGCTCCGCCACATTGACTCAGTGCGAATACACCTGCGGACGCTACTACACCTGTGATACCGTAGCAGTGGCAAACGACCTCTTGCGCGACGACGAGAAGCGCAAAAAAGAAAACAACTGACGGTTGGGCGTGCTTTTCTACGACCACCAAAAAAGGAAAGTGAGACATTACAATGGCTAAAAAGCGTGCTATCAAAGGAATCACAAAAATCAACCAAAAGCAAGCAGCACTCGAAGGCTATTCCTACGAAAGGGCCTATCATACCGCCAAGCAGGCAGGGGAACCCTCCTACCGATTTTCTGTCGGCGATAAGGTACAGGTAGGTCATCTTCTGAACTGTGTTGTTGATGAGATTCTGGAAGGCGGGTACATGTACCTTATCCGCAGTGGTCCAAACAGCGATAACTATTCCTGCTGGGCATGGACGAACGTTCGCCCGCTGGATGATGACAAAGACACGCAATTTGCAAAGCGTGACTCTGCGCTGTCCCGTTTGCACTACTCGAACCGCAACATGTACTCCCTTCTCAATTATCACTACCTGTTCGGCGTTGACTTCAATCCCGATTATCAGCGTGGTTCTGTTTGGGATGAGGAGGACAGAGAGAAACTGCTGGACAGCATCTTCGCAGGACGCGAAATTGGTCGTTTCGTCTTCAAGCAGTTGCCCTTTATTCGCGCAAACGACGATGGCAACTACTACGAAATTGTTGATGGCAAGCAGCGTATGTTGACCCTGCTTGCTTTTTACGAGAACCGATTCCCGTACAAAGGCGTATTTTACAACGACCTTTCCGTTCTGGATAAAAACTGGTTCATGGATGCTTCCATTGGTGTTGCTGAACTTGACCAGAATTCGACCCGTGCGGAGGTTCTGGAGGTCTTCCTCGCTCTGAACGAAGGCGGTAAACCTGTCGCAAAGGAAGTCCTTGACCATGCACGCGAGCTTCTGAAAGGGGAGACGGGCAATGGCAAAATGTAACTGTTGTGGGCGCGAAATGCTGACGACCAACGGCTGCTTGTGTAAACGCGTGGTCGTCAAAGGCAAACGCAAGAAAACTTTTAACCGTATCAAAGTCGGTGCCCCCGGTGTCTGGTACGAAAAATTCGTTGGTACTCCGGAAGAGAAAGATATCCGCTGTGGTGATTGCGGGGCCAAAATTGGCTACTATCACCACTATGGCTGCGACATCGAGAAATGCCCCATTTGTGGAGGTCAGTTCTTGAGTTGTGACTGTCTGGAGAACTTCGATTCTGCTGTGCTGACCATCTAAAGAGAGGTAGTATAAACTATGTTGACTTTTACTGTTGAGGAACTGATTCGTTTTCTCTCAAACTGGACCATGACCTTTTTTGAGGGAGCAAAACGCAGCGGTGACATTGTGTTTTCCCGCTATTACTCGTTTTTCAAACATCCGGTTTTGGTTAGAGAACATCAAGTTGAATCGCTCTATGTTATGGTTCAGAACCGGGATTCGTCGGACAATAAGAAGCCATCCTTTTCACGATTCGCAAAATGGGAATTTGGCGGCTTCATTGTGGATAGCAAAACTATTTACATGGCCTCCAAACCCGTAAAAGCGTTGCTTCAAAGCAGCGATTTCATCGACGATATGGATGTCTTCGAGAAACTGGACAGTATCCGTATTCCGCTGTTCCGAAAGAACATTCCGGCAGACCCCGCAATGTTTCAGGATAAGGATACAGTGGATAAAGCAGTCCGCAATGCTTGCTCCGCCTTTCTTTTTGGAACTCGATGCAATGAGTTCTCCAACCTGATTCGAACTATGTATCCTCTGAACGATGACGATGTGATTCACTATTTGTCATCTCCATCGGATTGGGCTGAAGAGACAAGTTCTGTCATTACGGCAAGCAACGGAACGGCATCCAGAATTTATTACATGGCCCGGCTGATTGCCATTGATAGGATGTCGGAACTATTCCTTACGTTTTATGAGCACGACAGTGCCGACCCTAAGGACATCACCAATGTGTGCAAAAGCATGATGGATGCTGTCGAACCTTATAAAGTCGTCACTCTCGTCATGGACTATATTGACGACAAGAAAATGGGTGAGCATCTCGAAGTGGATTGTCCCAGCCACCTTATTCGCGATGCGGATGTACTGCGCAGGAAAGGAATCTCCGTGACTCGTATCAGCGCCTTCGCAAAGCCGGAAGACACTCAGCGATTTGTTTGCAAGCATCCCAACCTCATCAAACAGGTTGAAAAGGGAACCAATATGTTCGATGTCTTCGTTTTTCCAATCGATTGTATCACGCGTATCCGGGCTGGAGAGAAGGTTCTGTGGACCAACCCGACCACGTAATGCCAGAGGCATCTAATATGTGCTGACAATCTGAAAAGAGGTATAAAGAATGCTTAAACAATCCATCGGTATGACCGAGAACAACGCAAAGCAGATTGCCGAGATGTATCTTTCCCGCTACAATCCCACCTATTGGGATGGCAGCGGCAAAGTTCCTTCCGAAGTAATCTTTGAAATTTGCCGGGTTGCGGTAGATAGTATGTACAATGGCTGCACGCTCGAGATTCAACTTTGCAAAATCGATGCTTGTCCTTGCTACGCCGCCTCCATCCATTTGTTTGAGGGCGGTTTCTGGACGGGTCATGGTATCGGCTGTTTCGACAAAACGGTCCTGTGCTATGACATCGGTTCCGTACACTCTCTGGCAAGCGCAATCATGCGTATCTGCGCCACCTATGAGAATCTCACCAATTTTCGTAAGGTTTTTGTTGAGCGCCTTGTTATCAGCAAAGAGCGCATGAACGAAATCAAGCAGTACACCGACGAAGGCAAAAAGCAGGACGAGATTGAGTTCGAGTCCGTTACCTTTGCCGATGGTATGTGCATGGATGTGCGCTGCGTCCCGCGCAAGGATGGTCCTTCGTGGTGCGAGGCTGCTATTTATTACGCGGACGAAGATGTTGTCACATCCGAGCCGTACAATTCGTTCTACAATCACTGGGTCTGCCAGACGGCAAACGCCACCTACCATCTGTACATGGGTATCGCCGACAAATAATTCTTGACCCGCTGTGCGAACCGCATAAAATGGTAATTGTACGATAGATATCATCTACTGAGGCACATTTTCGTGTTCGTACAATTCACAATTCTGCATCACTGAGGCGGACTTTCCACATCGGGAGGTCCGCTCTTTTTTTGTTAAGAATGCAGTCAAAATTATCAAAAACCAGCTTACGCTGGAGAAGGAGGGCTAAGCCTTATGTTTTTAGACACAATTTATAAAGAAGATTTCCACAATTTTCTCAAAAACCCCACTGATTTCATACTTTCCGGAGTCGTTATGAACGAGAATGAAAAAGGATATTATTATCGTTTCATTCGCGTCCCGATGGCCAATGGCGAGCATAGTGTCGAGGCATTATTTGGGCAAATGTGCAGTAACTATCCCACCAGCATGAGCAAAGACCATTTTCTTGAACAACATAACCTTGAGTTTATGGCTTATGTTGTGGACCACGAAAAGACCTATGCTGAAAGCTATGAGTTCCTGCGACTGTTTGATGTCACCTCTGCTTACACCGGTCCCCATTCTGCAATGGTTGAGATGACGAAAACACTGTGGGATTATCTGGAGCAGAAAACAATTCTCGACCCTGACTATCTGAACACGCCCGAATTGCAGAACAAGGCTTATGAAAACGCTGTCAAACAGTATGTCCTGCAAAAGAAAGACACCACATTTGAAGAGAGCCTTCGTAAATTCTTTGAGCACATTGATGACACCGCAACTATCGAGTTCTTCGCGAATCCTACCGGATGGGCGGAAAGGGTAGTGAATGTCCTTGATAAGAATCTCACTTCTCACGATGGCACACCTTTCAGCAAAAGCATCGGGAAAAAATTCGTTGCTGTCCAACGTCTCACCCAATTAAAAATGCTGGAGTTCCAGTCTAAGCCGCATTGTTGGGAGAGTGAATGCCGTAGTTTGTTTGTTGCAACTGCAAAAGCGAAAAACATTCGGCTCGTTTTTGAAGCCAATGGAAAAGAAATGCAGGTGCAATATCCCGTTTCCAACCTGATTACTTTTGAAATGATTAAGAAAAAGGTCATTTCTACATGGGCTATTGCACCGCGCAAGCTCAGCAATGAGGTGAAAGAATTTCTTGCAGAGAACTGCGCTGACTACAGTAAATACTGGTCTGATATTCCCATGAAGGCTGTCTCTCGCATTGAAAGTGGGCGCAAAGTTCTTTGGAAGAACCCTATTTTTGAGGAAACCAAAAAATAATTCCAAAATGGCCTTGCATTCGTATGTGGATGGGGTATAATGGTATACATCCCGATAGATACCATCTACCACAAACCGTTTCTCAACCTGCTTAACTTCAAGCAGACACGCCTTTTGACGTGTCTGCTTTTTGTTTTGCAGACAAGCAAAGGAGGTCCAACATGGACATCATCAACTTGACCCCGCATAGCGTAACCGTGGCCGGCATCACCATCGAGCCTTCCGGCATAGTCGCTCGCGTTTCCGCAGCGACTGCCGATGCTGGCTCGGTGGACTTCAACGGGACCACTATCCCGCTGACGACCACCGTTTACGGCGAGGTGCAGAACCTTCCCGACCAGCGCGATGACACGCTGCTCATCGTGAGCAGCCTCGTCGCCGCACGGTGCAAGGACCGTACCGACATCTTCATCCCCAATGAGCCTATCCGCGACGCGGAAGGGCGCATCGTGGGGTGCAAGAGCCTCGGTCGCGTCTAACCGCACCACCCCATAGGCAGCACTTGCCTCCTGAACGATACAGGTACAAAAAGGTGTTCCGAGATTGCTTGGGTTAACGGCAACGTAGAGCGTGACTGAATATTCACCATCGGGTCACACCAGCTCTATCAAAACGATGGATTGCAATATGAGGCTATATCTCAAAAGTCAGGACAGTCGGCAATGGGACATCCTGCACCAGAATTTTCTGGCTGTAGAAAGAAGCTGTACTTATACAGTGAGCACTCATTGCGCCAGTACGAGGGCACCAACAGGGAATACATAACCTAGGTGATATACCGAGCTCGTATAACGCCATATCGGTGATTCTTGTCTGAGAATCGGCGTTGGACTTCACTCCCGGTGCAGAGGAGTAGTCAATCAGGGGCATCCTGAAGCGACGGGTAGCAGGTTTTTGACATCCTCCACGAGGATGGCTTGCTATCAGAATGAATTGTGCTGACACACGATTCGTTCCATTTGAGCCTTGCAGAAATGCGGGGCTCTTTTTTGTTGTCAATTCGTACGAAATGAGTATATTTGGAAATGTAGAAGCCAAGCACCGAAAGGAGAATCCATATGTGTTGTCTGAAAATTGATACTGAAACGCTGCTGGCGAACTGTCTAAACACTTGCAAGACTTATTCGTTTTCACTGGATGATTTGCAGCAAATTGTAAGACTGATGGCAAACGCCACAGACAGGTATATCTTCAGCGACACCGGCGATGATACGCTACATGAGATTGTAACGAAATTTCCGGACATGTTCGTTTACGCTGATGAAGACAGGATTGCTCTGCGCAGCGAGTGGCAGCACGATGACAAGAAGCTGCCGATGGCGTATTTCGACTTTGGATACTCCGCCGCTGACATCAAGCAATTGTGCGCCGCAGCGAAAAAACACTGCACCACGAAAAATGAACAGTTGCCAAGTTGTGCGAACCGGGTAGAATAGTTATTGTACGATAGATACCATTCTACTAAGGCGCTATCTGTGCTCATACAATTCATATTTTCGCTTTAAGGGCGGACTTCCTTCTCGGAAGCCCGCCTTTTTTGCGTCAGAAAAGGAGTTTCGTATGTTTATTGTTGCAAAATCTTTCACCAACAAAAGAGGGGAGATGTTTCTCAAAATCTTTCCGAACCAGTACCCGTCCATCGAAACGGCTCATGCCGCTATGCAGACGGACTATCAGGAAGAACTCAAAAAGCGCCATCTCGACCGAAGTGACGAGGAGACCGCTTCCAGCTCGTATTATATCGACACCACTGAGGCAGCTATATATGAGTGTCAGGATTATGCACCGAATTGGCTGACTGTCTCGGTTTTGTACGCCATCAACGAGGTCGTATAATGCCACGCATTATCAGACACGCCACAATAAAATAGCAAAAAGGAGACCACAAAATGTTTATCGTGATTAAGAGCGAACACTATGATTGCACGAACCTCATCTGCAAGAAGGACACGCTGGAAGAGGCGGTCGCCGCAGTAAAAGACAGCATGGCACAGCGCATCAACAAGAACTATCATGCAGGTCTTACCGGAACTGATATCACGCACGAAAACGAAGACCACTACGGTTTTTCTTTCACCTTCGATGAGAACCGCCACGCTGAAAGTGGCGAACCCAGAGCGTATAGCACATATGACTACTGGAATGGGGATGACCAAGAGAGTGTCGAGTGGGTCGTTTACGAAGTCACAACCGACAAGCCCTTCTTTCTTCTTTCTTACGAGGAGTACGAGAGCATCAAGCTCACGGGCTTCTACGACACCTTCGACGAGGCATTCGGGAAAATGAAAGAGTTGATTGCGGAAAGCGTCAACGATGTCTTTGACGAAGATGCCACGGCTGATGACGTTGAGGACATGGAAGACTACAATGTCTTCGTACACTCTAACAAGGACAGTCAAGACAACGGTGCGCCGCTCGCCTTCGCAACCTTCTGCGACGATTATCCTAACCGCGAGTGGACTGTTCTCCATATCTAAAATATAGCTCTTCGCCGCTCATTCTTGGATGGGCGGCACTTTCTGCTTGTCAGGCTGTGCGAATGGCATAGAATAGTAACTGTACGATAGATAACATTCCACTTAGCAGCATTTGCTACCGTACAATTCACAATTCTGCTTTAAGGCGGACTTCCCGATTTTTGGGAGGTCCGCCTTTTTGCATTTATCAGAAAGGAAGATTCCAAATGACCGTTTACGATTACCGAGAAATCACCCTCAAAGACGACCTGTGCCTCGAAATAAACCGTGACACGGACATCGAAAACCCACGCGAAAATGACTGCAATGCAGCCACTTTTTACTGTCTCAAAAGTCCTCGCCGCAAGATAGGCGATATCATCGACAGCGCCTACTACCTGAACGAAACAAAGCGGACGCTTGCGAAAACAGGCGAGTATGCCATTCTGCCCATTTATATCTATGAGCATAGTGGCATTGCACTCTGCACGGTTCCGTTCTCTGACATTTGGGATTCTGCCTGCATCGGCTTTGCGGCCGCTAACATCAACGACTTCATGAAGCAGAGAATTTCCGATACTCCTGTATCCCGCTGTGAAGCCATGCACCGCGCCGAGGACTGCATCCGTAACGAACTCGAAGCATACAGTGACTATCTGGCAGGAAATTGCTGGCAATACTGCATCACGGACGAAAACGGCAATGTCGTTGATTCCTGCAGTGGCTTTATCGGCGACGACCTTGAAAAAAACGGTATACTGAACTACATCTGCGACTACATCGAAAAATAACAAGGAGAATGAATTATGGACATCACGTTAAAAGGCAATAATGGCGAAAAGGTTGTCATTCCCATCGAAGAACTGATTCAGAAATACTGGTCTGACGAAAACAGCAAACCCAACCGCATCGAAATGTCTGCCAAGGTTAAGGATGAGACCATCCTTGCCGCCATGACGATTTGCGATGAGAAGGAGGAGAACTACCTGAGTGTTGACCTTGAGAGTCGAAATGAAAAATTTGACACCGAAGCGCTCTGGTGTTCTCTTGAAGCTCCAAATACGCTGAATCCGTTCGTGACCGGATACTTGTATTCCGGCAACAACGAAACGGAAAGCGATGATTGGCTGCTTCGCATTGTGGACGGCTATCGGGCAGCTGATGACGATTCTCCGCGAATCGTTTTCGCGAACAAAAGAACCGTCAGCGTTCAGGATTTCTGTGAAGAGTCCGAGGGTGAAAACAAGTATAAGCTGTTTGCCGCCACTGAGAAACAGTTTGACCAACCGTTCAGCTACGCCGATTTCGGAACGCGTTTGGAGGAAGCCACGCACGGCTATGTAAAGTATGACAAATCCATAATTGTCTCAAAGGACGAAACTACTGTAAATCGCATTGCGGATATGTTGGATTCAATGGGTTTCGATGCCGTTACCGGATATTTCAACCCTGAGTACCGGATATTTCGACCCTGAGGAAGACAAACGCAACGGTGAGGTAGATTCTCTGACGGGATACTACTACGTCGATATCTAAAAACAACCAATTATAACAAGGAGTACATTAACATGGAACTGAAACTTTCTTCTAATTTCAGCGGAAAACCCGTATCTGTCGTCGTCCCTATCGAGAAAGTTATCGAGGTGTTCTGGCCGAAAGACGAGAAACCGCCTATTTCTCTTACCGTATCAACAGTTCTTGGCGCAGACAGTGCCAATGCGGAATTTTCTCTTGGTGAAGAAACCAAAGAGTCCTATCCCGGCATTTGGCTTACGACCGATAATGTTAAAAGCCATCGCCACTGTTCTTGGTTCCGCCTCTAGCTGCCGAACGATACCAACGACATCGTAATGGGTCATCTTTACGCCGGTGATGATGATATGGAGACTGACCAGCCTCTTGCCATCATTGCTGACGGTATTCGTGCTGACGGGGATGAATCAAAACGCATCCTTTGGGTCGATGAAGATGTAACGTGCGTTAAATCCATGAATGACGATTATCTGAATCGTCAGAAAGCCATCACCGAAAAACAACTCAGTGACCTTTCTTCCGGAATTTTTCTTCAAAATTTCGATTATATCGTTTACGGCAAGCGCCTTGCATCCAAATCTGAAAACACTGTGGAGTTCGTGGAAAACACTATCGTTTCCCACAACAAACAGGAGCTCGATGTGGTTGCAAGCGGTATGGAAGCTATGGGGCTTTCAGTCGAGACGGGTTATTACGACCCGGACGACGAGTCCTCCGTTGATGTGCCAAAGCAGCTTATCGGTTTCCATTACGTTGTTCTGAAGAAAAATGCCTAAACCATAGGAGGTTTATATGTACTGCAAAACTATCACAAAGGAAATCTTCGATTCCTATATCGCAAATGACTCGGATTCCGTTCTGGAAGGTGTTGTTACCAATACTTTCGAAGGCACCGCTTTCCGCCGCTTTGTGCGCGTTCCTTTGGCTAAGGGAGAACATTATGTCGAAGCGCTGTACGAGCAGGATTTCGGCTCTTTCCCTCTGGCTATGGGTGCGAACCATTTCAGCATTAAGAACGGTCTCGAGTTCATGGCGTTCATCGTTGACCGCAAAGAAACCTACTGCAAGTCTGCTGCATTCGCACTGCTCTTTGACGATTACCGGCAGGCGGATTCCAACTGGGTCACGGCTGAAATGAGAGAAAAGTTTCTCGCATACATCGAGAAGACCTACACCCCATCTGCTGAGGTGATGAAGAACAAGAAGTTTCAGTCCCTGACATACGACAGCGCCGTGAAGCAGTATGTGTATGACCGGAGCAACGACACCACTTCGCTCGACGTGATGTTGAAACTTCTGGAGAAATTCGACGATTCTGTTATCATTGATTACCTTGCAAACCCCACCGGATGGGAAGAGCGGTTTGCCAAGGTTCTGGAACAGTCTGGAATCTGGGATTCGTTCGCCAAGGAGTTTGCTGAACCTTTTGTGGCATATCTGGTTCAGACCAGGCAATATCTGGATGCGTTCAGCGCTGACCCTTCTTGCTGGGAAAGTATCTGCAAGAATCTGATGGCTGCTGTCAAAGACCGCAAAACTGTTCGCCTGAACATTGAAGCTGGTGGCAAGTCTATGCAAGTCGTGTATCCTGCTGTCGGTATTGAGTCCTACGATACGATTCGGACTAAAAGTCTTGACACCTTCGTGATTTCCCCGGTTCGTCATCAGGAAGAAGTGGAACATTTTCTGGAAGAAAATTGCCAATGGTACGGTCGTGGACACCAGCACAGTATTCCCTTCAAGGTTATCGTTTCCGTATCGAGCGGGCGCAAGGTTCTTTGGGAAAACCCGCTGTTCGGGAAATAATCGAAATGCCGTTGCGAACTTGTGCGAACGGCATAGAATAGTATTCGTACGATAGATACTATCCACAGGGACGCTATTTGCGTTCGTACAATTCATAATTTCGCTTTAAGGCGGACTTCCCGATTTTGGGAGGCCCGCCTTTTTGCGTTCACAAAGCCCGCGCCAAGAAGCCCACTGCGTGAGCGGTGGGAGTACGTCACAATCTAAAACGGAGGAAAACCAAATGAAAGTAAAAGGAATAATTGAGTCTGACATTGATACTTTTAAGGTCGGAGACGTCATCGAGGTCAAACTTGCAGATGGTGTAAAGGTACAGGCTATGGCAGTGCAGCAAGAAGAGGACGGCATGATTTTCTGTCTGGTTGATTGCCTGCCTGGTGAGTACCCGATGAACAGCACCCGTACCAATGAAGGAGGTTACGAAGAGAGTGACCTGCGTAAGAAGCTGAATGGTGAGATTCTGAATCTCTTCCCGGCAGAACTCAAGGCTATGATGGCTCCGTTTGACAACGGTGACCTGCTCCGTCTGCCGACAGAGAAAGAGATTTTCGGAGAGAACTACTACGGTGAGTACGAAAGCCCGTATGTGAAGCAGTGGAAGCCCATGAAGAAGCGCAGAAACCGTATGGCGTTTGATGGCACTAAGGATGAGAACTTACAGTGGTACTGGCTGATGAACAAGGTCAGAAAATCCGCTACTTCCTTCTCCAATGTCAGCGGCAGCGGTCGTGCGTACAGCTGCTACGCTTCTGACTCTTTTGGCGTTCGCCCCGCTTTCAAACTCAAGAACCATTAACGCTTTTTGCACAAACTTTTCTTGACCTTTTGTGCGAACGGCATAGAATAGTATTCGTACGATAGATACTATCCACAGGGACGCTATTTGCGTTCGTACAATTTACAATTCTGCTTTAAGGCGGGCTTCCTGATTCTGGGAGGTCCGCCTTTTTGCGTTCAAAAAAAGGAGTGTATTTGAAAATGGCGAACAAAGCAACCAGTACCACTTGTACTTGTCATTCATGCGACAATCCGTACTTTGTACGGGCACAAATCATCGCAAAAAGTGCCGGTAGTCCTGCGTATCGGTTCGGCATCGGTCAATAACCCACGACTGAAGTCGTGGGCTTGTGGAAACACGAGTCTGTGATTTCAGCTGTGCCCGAAAGGGTGTGTTGACTACCCTATGCGCATTAAGTTGCGCCCCGTTATAAGCGAATAGATAGTTACCGTG